GCACTTGAACAAATTAAAAAAATAATTGATGCTATAGGACAAAATTCTATTGTTATTGGAGTAACTGCAACTCCTTATAATCCAAAAATGGTAGAAATATTTGATAATATAATATATGAAATGACTTTATTAAAAGCTATCAAAAGTGGTTACTTAGTTGAACCAAAAGCAAAGAAAGTATATAGTAATACTGATATATCAAATGTTAAAACTATTGGAGGAGAATTCATTCAAAAACATTTAGAAGAAGCTATTAATAATGATGATAGAAATAATATAATAGTAAAATCTTATTTAGATTATGCACAAGATAGAAAGCACACGATAATATTTGCAAGTGGAATAAATCATGCTAATGCAATAACGCAATGTTTTCAAGATAACGGAATAGATGCAAGATCAATTGATAGTACAATAGATTCAACAGAACGCAAAAACACTTTAGAAGATTTTAAAAAAGGAAAATTCAAAATATTAGTAAATGTTAGTATATTAACAACGGGTTTTGACTTTCCTGCTTTAGATTGCGTTATAATGGCACGTAGCACTAAGTCTAGAATTTTATATATGCAATGTTTAGGAAGAGTTTTAAGGTTATCAGAAGGGAAAGAAAATGCACTTATAATTGATATAGGTGATATAACAAAAAAGTTTTCATTGGTTAATATAGATAGTATTTTTAATATAACTTTTAAAGATGATGAAACTTTATCAGAAGCTGAGGAAAGAATAAGAAAAGCAGACGAAGACGAAAAGGAATTATTAAGATTAGAACAAGAAGAGAGAGAAAAACAAAAGATTGAACAATTAAGACTTGAAGCTGAAGAAATAGATTTGTTTAACTCCAATATTAGTAATATATATGAATATTCCAGCCTTGATTGGTTTGAATGGTATTATAATAAAAACATATATTATATATTGAGTTTAAATGATAAATTAGATATAGTATTAACTAAAGTTGATGATGAATTTATTACATATAAATATGAAGATAAGCAATTAATAGAGCATGAAAGAAATGAAAATCTAAAAGAAATAGTAGATAACATTGATAATATGGCTTATACATATGGAAGTAGTTTTATAGATAAGAATGCTAAATGGAAGAAAGACAAGCCAACAGAGAAGCAAATAGCATGTATTAAAGGGAACTGGAAAGTATATACTAAATTTGATTGTCACAAATATTTTAAGAGTAAATCACTATATTTTGCATTTAAAAATCTAGCTAATTAAAAGGAATTGAGGATATAGAAATATATCCTTTTCTTTATAATTGGAACTAATGTACCTATATTTAAATGTAAAAAATAACCATATAAAAACCACCTTTTAACAGAATATTATTATATTAATTTATTTAAAAGTTCTTGACTTAGGATAGAATAAGAGTATAATAATAAGTATAGAAGGTAGTTAATACATAACGAAACAAATTAATATATAAAGGTGGTTGTTAATATGAAAATAACATGTATGGAATTGGTAAAAGACTACATAATACAAGAAACTGAAAAAGCTTATGGATTAGATAATGGATATAATAGTAAAATAACAGTATATGGATCAATGCAAGACAATATTAAATGGATTCCAAAATCATTAGTTCAAAATATAGATAATAAATTATATGTTTCATATATCACTATTCAAAATAATGGATTATGGGATTGGGTAAATAAGAATAGTAAAATAACATTAGATAACGGCAAGAAAAGAGCTTCAGGAAACGAATTAGTATTAAAGAGGTTAAATGCAGAATTAAAAGATAACAATAACTTAACTTTAATAGTTTGGGATAACAAACAATTCAACAGCTATAGTATAGATAGATTTGAAAGCTATAAACAAGAAGGAAGTAAATTTAATAAAGAATTTAACAACTTTGAAGATAACGGAATGGTAGCAGTATTAAAAATTGAAAATAATCAAATAGTTGAAAGTTTAATACAAAATCAAAATATATTAAATGCAAAACAAATTGAATTATTAAACTTAGTAATTGAAACATTAGCATAATTACAAGGTGGATTATTCCACCTTATTATAATATAATCAAGAAATGAGGTGGTTAATATTAATATTAATGATTTAGAGTTATTCAAGATATATTTAAAGATAGACATACAAAGATTATATACAGATAGTGTTACAAATAAAGATCATGAATTGATTGATAACTATATTGATACTTTATCTAAAGAAGAATCAGAAATATTCAGACAATTATATCATGATTGCAAATATAATCGTAAAAAGTGCAATATAACTCATAATTCAATAAAACTAACGTTAAAATTATATAATGATACTGGCGAAAAGACTTTTCCTTTTATAAATAAAATAGCTTGTAAAGGATGGAGTATAGGAGAAGGGACATTTTCATTCTCATTATATTTACTTAATAATGAATTTAGTAAAGAAATTTTTAGTTGGCATAGAGTTAGTGATTGTTTATTAAAAAGATATAAGATTAATACACAACCTGTATATGGATCAATAGGGCATATAGAAATAATTTTAACAGATGACAAGGAGGTGACAGAGGATGTGTAAAGCAGATGCAGACAATTGTATATTAGCATTAAGAAACTGTATAGAAGAGTATGAGAGATTAGAACAAACAAGTAAAGAACAATATCAAAAGAATGAATTTAAAACTATGAGAAAATCAATGGAACAAACTCTTAAGAATTTAGAAAATGAATTTGGAGAATAATATAATTGTAGAACTCTATAAATTAGAGTTCTTTTTTATAATCTAAATATAATTGACAATAACAATCAATACCACTTAAAACAACTCTTTTAAGGTGAAAATTAATTAATATTTCTATTAATTTATTAACTTTTTCTTGAAATAGTACAAGCTATGTGATAATATAAGGTTGTGAAACAAATTAATAGAAGAAAGAAGGATTTAAAATGAAAAATGAAAAAATATCACAAATAGGGTTTTCAGATGAATTTACATACTGTAATATACCTATTAAATATGAGGTCACAGAAGATAAGAAACTGCAATTATATGTTGAAGATTGTGCAAAGTCTTTAGGAATTACACAAACTAAAAATACACAAAATGGTGATTCTATAACAATAAGATGGGAAAGAGTTTATAGTGATTTAGTAGGTATAGACAGAATCCCCAATAGTGGGGATTTTAAAAAACTTGATAATGACACCAAAAAAGAGATAAGAAATAAATTAAAACAAATGACTATTTCTGAATCTGAATTGTACTTGTGGAGTTTTAGAGTTGATGGAGAACAAGGAAAGAAATTCAGAGAATGGTTGGCTACAGTTGTATTACCTTGTTTAAGAGAATATGGTATATACATAACTAACATGGAGAATATGTCAGCATCAGAAATTGAAATTGCAGTAAAGGAAAGAACCGAGGCGTATATATTAAGAAAGCATGGTATAAACATTAGAAAGTCATTAACAGATACTATTAAGAAGTATATTAATCCAGCACCATATGAAAGCGATAGATACTATGGAGGGTTTACGAATATAGTCTATAATGTATTGTTTGGATTGGATTGTAAACCATATAAAATTTTAATTGGAGCAGAAGAAAAGGACAACCTTAGAGATTATTTAAAAGATAAAGATATGTCAACAGAACTTAACCATATATCCAAAGCAGAAGATTTTATGTGTAATTTAATTATGTCAGGTGTGAAGGATGAAAAGCAACTAAAAACATTTTTAACTAATTGGTATAGCAATGTAATATAATAAATTAAGGACTCTAGAAATAGGGTTCTTTTTATGATTTAAAATATATTTACTATTTCTTTTAATTTATTTAGAAAAACGCTTGACTAAATCTAAGTCATGACTTATACTAAATATAACAAGTAAAACAAATTAATAATAAATAAAAGGGCGGTTGATTTAAATGGCAGTAGTGGTATACACGGACAGAACAGTTAAGGAAGTTAAGTCTGAGGAATTACAAAAGATGTTAAAAGACCAAGTTGCTAAAGCTAAAATATTCTCATGGTTATATGTTAAATAAACTTTAGTAACTTACATACATAATAGATTAATAAAATTAAAGGAGTCGATTAAAATGAAAAATGTAAAAGAATTAAATTTAATAATAGGTGAAAAATATACAGTATTAAAAACAGATGAATTAGTTCCACTTAGAATATGTGGCATCTTAAAAGGATATCATTTTGATAAATGGGCACAATATGAAAACTGTTTATATATCTACATACAAAGACCAAGAGTAAAAAGAGTTGACGAAATAATAATATCAATAGAAAAGTGTTTTATATTTAAAGGTGATTTTAAAGAAATACACAGGAAAGAAGTTATAAAAGATACTAAAACAATTACTCATTCATTACTTCATAGATGGACATATAATGATTTAAAGGATGATAAAACATTAGTATATTATCATGATTTTAAAGAAGAATTTAATGTTAATGATAATTTTGATTGTTTCATTGATGTTACAGCCGATTATTTAATCAATAACAATATCAAAGGTTATGAAGCTGGAATCAATGAAAACTATATAAGCTATATTAAATCATTGCTAGTAAAATACAATGTAAATACATTAAAAGAGTATGTAAAAAATGAGGGTTATGTATCATTGATAAATAACATTAATAAAGCGGTTGAATATAAATTGTATTAATAAATAATAATAGGGGCTGAAAAGCTCTTTTTATTTACAATAATACTCAATACCATTATAATTATATTCAGCATATAGAAGCTATATAAGAACGTTTAAGGAGGGTTAAACAATGGAAGGTATAAAAACATCTAAGGCACAATTACAAGCTGTTAAGACATGGGAAGACAAGAACAAAGATAAAGTTACTTATACTAAAAGTAAATCATCATGTAAAAGTTTTATTAAGAATAAAGCAACGTTTGAAGATATAGAAGATATCGAGAAATTAATAAAAGAAGTCAAAGCAAGTAAATATAATAATCTTTAAGTAATAAAAAATATATTAAATAATCCTATTAATTTATTAAAAAGTTATTGACAGATATATAAGTCATGACTTATAATAGATACATAGAGAACAAGTAAACAAATTAAATAAATGAAGCGAGGTAATGTAAAATGTGTAAAGTAGTATTAAATAGTGAATTAAACGGTGTAGAAATGTATTTTGAAGGAAAGCCAGTACAAACAGTTATAGATAGTTTAAAAGATTTAAAATTCAGATGGAATAAAATTAAGAAATGTTGGTATGCTAAACAATCAATAGAAACAATTGCAGAAGCTCAAAAATATTCAGATAGTGAAATACATACAGAAGAAGTTAAAACAGTTAAACAAAATAAAACAAATAAAATTGATTTATGGAGCTTAACAACTTATACAGAAGTTAAAAGAGAAAAGAGTTATAATGTAAAAGAAATAACTAAATCAATAAGAGCAGAATTAAAAGCTAGATTTTCATTTGTTAAATTTTCTATAACAAATCCTTATAGTGATAGAATAAGTATTGATATAAAATCAGCACCATTTGAAAAAGAAAGTATTTATATAAAAGCTATTCAAGAGTATTGTAAAAAAGTTGTTGAAAGTCATAATTTTTGCACTTCTGATGATCCTTATGGTGATTACGGTTCAAGTTATAATTTATATTTCTTTGGTGCTGATTTATTGGACTATACACAAACAGAAGCAAATGAAACAATTATTGAAGCTATGAAAGATTTTGACGTGAAAAAAGTTGAACAATTTGAAATTGACAAAGCTAAAGAAAAAGCAGATTTTGAAGTTTCCCAAGCACAAAGAGATGAAGAACACAAACAATATTTAATCAGACAAGAAGAAGAAAAGAAAGAAATTAAAAATGTTAATAATAATATTGAAGTTGTAGAAATTGAAGAAGAAAAACAATATTTCGTTATTAACTCAAAATTTGCAAATTTAAATAAAAATTGTACACTATCACAATATGAAGAAGAAGTTTTAAAAGGGGCTTGTTATAACCAAACTGTTAAAATAACAAGAGAAGTACATTTTAACAATGCTGAATCATTAGAAAACTTTAATAACTTATTATTAGTTGACTTTGAATTTATTACTGGAACAAGTGGAAGTTATACAGACGATAACAGAATCAATTCTATGACTGACTATGATAATATGACAGAGTTAGAAAGAAAAACAGTAAAATTTAATTCACAAGGAATAGCAGTATATTTAAATGATAAAATACAATTTGTAATTGATGCTCAAGGCTATTCATATGCTAGATATGTTGGATTAATAGACGAGAATACAACTATTACAAAGAAAGTTGAGTATAAGCAACTATTAACACCTGAAGAAGTTCAAGAGCGTACAGAAGTAGCTGAGAAGGTTATTGAATTAAATAATGTAGTAATAGAAAATAATAATATTGAAAAAGAAAAAATTTATTTAACTGATAACTGGAATGTATTCAGAAAAGAAATTTCTCAATCAATAAGAGATAATAAAATAAAACTTAATAAAGATATTATTCAACAAATTAAGGATAATGAATATATTAAAACTTCAATGTATAGATTAATAAGAGAGTGCGAACCAACTCAAGAACAATTTATAAATGTAGATATACAAGAAGGCGAAAAGCTAACAATAATTAGACCATCAATGATAGGAGGAGCTTCAGCAACTCATATAACATTTAAGGAATGGAAACAGGAAGAATATGCACAATATACTGATAATATAAAAGTTATATATGAAAGTAAAAATAAACTATATGGAACTAATTTAGAAAATACCAAACTATTAATATATAAAGGTTGGTTTGAGTTACCACAAGCTGTATTATTTGAAGCTACAGACGGTGGAAGTATAACAAAGTTTGGAAGCTATGACGAAAAAGCATTAGAAGATATATTGACATACTTTGAAAAAAATAATATTCTACCAGTAATAAATACTTATAGACCAATATTCTAAATTAAATAACGGTTGTTAGTATTTAACTATTATTTACATACTAACAACCTAAAAAATAAATGGTAAAATTGATATTTCTTTATATTAATTTGTTGACATACCATAAAAATCTATGTTATAATAAATTATACCAGTTAAGAGTTACAACTTAACAAAGTCTTTTGAATCTAACTGCTAGAATACATGGTAGGATAGTAAGAGTATAAAATTTAAATAGTTTAAAGTTGTAACTTACATAAAACAAATTAATAGTAAATAGAAAGTCTTTAAGACTTAAAAGGAGTTGTATCTTATGTTTAAATCAATATTCAGCAAAAAGAAAAAAGCAAGTGAAGTAAGTTTTGAGGATATAACAAATAGATTACTAGATAAAAATAGCAAATTAGCGGAGCAACTTAAAAAGAAATAGTGCTAAATAATAATAAAATAATATAGAATGAAGGAGTTTGATTAATTATGGAAAATATAAATACAAATATAGATTATTCAACATTAACTAATGATGAATAATCTATACAATATCAAGAAGCTAGAAACAATTTTTTCAGAGCTGAATTAGGAACTGATGAAGAGACAGAAGCAGAAAATACATTTAGAAAAATATCAAGAGAAGTTTCAGAACGTAAAAATTTTGACTTAGCAATGTATAAAATGCAATCACAATTACAAATAGAATCTTTGACCGTAATACAAGAACAACAAAACCAAAATAAAACAAATTTGAAAGGAAGTAATAATATGAGAACAATAAGAGGATTAATTAAAAGTGCAGTAATAACAGGAGTAATCACAATAATGACAGTTATACCAACTATGGCAGATACAAACGATTCAAGTATATTAAATCATTATACTAACTCTAAAGGCGATGTAGTAACAGTATATAAAGATAAGACAACGTATATTAATAGTGATGTAAATATTCAATCCTTAGATTATTTAGATAATTCTGTTACAATTGAAAAAGATAGCCATTTATATAAGTTTTATGTAGACGAGCCAAGAGAATATTACTTGAATGAAGCTATTAACATTACTTTTAACAATAATAATAATAAAATAGTAGATTGTGTAGTTGATAATCAACCGACTATATATAATACCACTATAGACTCAATACAGGGCAATATAGCGACTTTAGATGTGAATGGTAATAAATACACGTTTGAAAATGAAGAAGGTTCTGACGGCTGGAATGTAGGTGAAAAATGCAAGGTTATTATTCAAGATGGTAAACTATTAGAAGTTAGACCGATTCCACTTGCTGAGAGATAAATATATTTTATTATTATATTAATTTATTTAAAATATATATTGCAATATCATAAATTACTTGGTATACTATATATAAGAAGTAAAACAAATTAAAAAGAATAAAGGAGATTGATTTATATGAAAAGAGAATTTGATGGAAAAGTAAAATTAACTGGTGTAGGTTATGCAGATGGAATAAAAGCAGAAAAGTTAATTGTTGGTGATATATTAGCTTGTTCTTTTGGATATTCAGAAAAGATAGTTAAAATTGAAGATATAAGTAAATCATATATATTAGTTACTCTTGAATATGAATCAATTTGTACACATAAAACAGAAGTTGCTGAGAAGAAAATTAAAAAAGATAGAATAGTTCCAGTATCTAAATTAGTTGAAGAAGTTAAAAAAGAAACTATAGAATCAATAGAAATTACTGAAACTTTTGAAAGTGTCGAAGCTGAAATAGAAATAATTGAAAAAGAATTATTAAAAGAAGTCAGATTAAATAAATTAATTGAAGGAACTGGATTCAATACAATTATATTAGAATGTATTACACCTTTTGATTGTGGACGATACAAAGTTAAACAAGGACATATAAAACGTATTGATTCTAAGAAATGGGAAGAATATAAAGACGATGATTGTTTTGAAAGTTGTGGAGCGGTTCATCCAAAATTATTTTATAAAGTTGTTCAAAATGGTATTATTAAAACTCAATATGGAGATGAGTTATATAATAAACTAATGGATTTGTATAAAAAATCTAATATGTTACTAGGAATTTAGAATAATATAAAAAGAAGGTGAAAAATGATTACTCATAATTGCAATAATTTAAGATGTGGAGGTAATTTTAGTGGACAATGCAGACAAGTATATTTTACTTGTAGTTTACATATGATGATTGGAACAGATCAACAAAGAGCCTTAGAAGATATATTAAAAGAAAAAGGTAAAGACTTTTATAAAGAGTATAGAAAATATATCAAATAATGAATTGTTAAAATTAGTATTTTTATTTTGAAATTTAATAAATTAATCAAAGGAAAGTATGGATAAAAATTATAAATAAATATTAAATATATAGAGAAATATTCAATAATGATATATAATATTATAATTAAGGAGTGATTTTCAATTGAAGAAATTGCCAAAGAATACAAATAATATTATTAAAAATAAGGTGGTAAAAATGGACATTTTGGGTGGAGAAGCGGATGGTAAGAAACTAATTTTATATTCAGACCATTATAAAGCAGAATCTATATTTAAAGATAATGAATTAGAAATAAAAGTTACTTCTAATAAAATGACTGAAAATAATAAATATACACAAATACCATTTATAAGAGGAATTTATATTTTCTTTATGCAAAAGGTAAGTAAAGGTGATAAGAAAAAGAGAAAAATAACAATAAATATATTTGATATTATGGCTTTGTTTTTATATCTTTTAGATAATATTATTTTTAGAATATCTCTAATGGATTATGTATATATTTTATTTATGTTAATTCACGGGTTTTCAGTATTGTTTGATAAAAATATTGCAGAACTTCATGGAGCAGAACATATGATAAGTAATTATTATAATAAGTTTCATAAAATTAGTATAAATGATATAAATAAAATTAAAAAATCTAGTGTAGTGCATAGTAGATGTGGCAGTAATTTTTATGGAATGCAAATAATTATATTATTACTGTTAAAATTTCTTATTGATGATTATATGATTAGATATTTTATAATGACTTCATTAGTTTATGAAATTAGTTCAAGTGATAGTAAGATTTTGTATTGTATAACATATCCATTATATGTAATAGGAATGTTAATGCAAAGATTATTCTTTGTAAAACAACCAAAAGATATAGATATAAAACAGGCAATTAAAACAGTACAAGAATTGGAAGAATATGATAATGAAAGAATATAATTTGAATTGTAAAATATTAGGGACTTACTTACAAAAACAAAAGTTACAATAAAATTACATATTAGATTGTGAAAGAAACACAAAAAGAGTGCTTAATGATTTAGACATAACAAACACTCTTTTAAGAAACAAATCATCCAATAGCTATGATAGTATTCAAGTACCAATGAATAAAACTTAGTGTTCGTAGCACTAAGCATCTTAATTATATATAGATATTAAATTAAAGTCAAATAAATTTTTATATAAAACTTAAAATAAAACATAAGTTTTATCAAAATTTGTCGAATGGTTTCTATTGATATTTCTATTAATTTATTATATACTTAATACATAGATAAGGAACAAACAATTCAAGCAATCAAGTTAAGACATAAAAATAAATCTAGTGCAACGCTAGACGAACTATAGTAGATAGTAAATACATAATAAACAAATTAACAGAATAGAGGAAGCGTGATAATATGGCTACAGATAAAAATAAACAAAATATAAGATTTGCGAAAACAAGTGCATCTCAAAATAAAAAAGTAAGATATGACGGATTATTAAAAGATGAGGTAACATACATAAAGACAGTTAAGAAACAAGAGCAATCAAGTAAAGACTTAGATAATTTTTATAAAACTGTTAAAAGAAATGAAGTTGGAGCTATTGATTGGGACGGTATGGATGAAACTCAATTAGATTACTTTGATTATATTTATAAAAGTAATGAAAAACTATTAAAGAAAATTAATAAACTAGAAGATACTAAAATAAAAGATACTGACAAAGTATTAAATATATTCTTACAATTAAATACCAACAGTCAATCGTTTTAAAGTATGTAGATTCAAGGGAATTAAAATAAGTTCCTTTGTATAAGCATATTAAATGCTAATAAATTAATACATAAAGGGAGAGATTAAAATGTTAAAAGAAAAATTAATTAAGTTTTATGATGATGAACTATTAGGAGTAAAGGATGAAAATGAAATTGTTTGGATGTCTGCAAATAAAACTATGCAAGACATAGGACTTTCAGAAGATCAATGTAAGAAGCAAGCTAGAAATATTAAGAATGATATTGTATTATCACAAGGTTATAAAATGATGAGTGCCAAATATGGCACTATGCAAGCAACTAAAGAAATGTATTTTATTAGAGAAGATTTTGTTACACTTTGGCTTGCTAAGATTTCATTGACTCCAACTATGCAAAAAGAGAACCCAAAAACAGTTGAAAAATTAGTTAAGTATCAATTTCAATGCAAAGATGTATTGCATGAAGCCTTCTTTGGAACTGAGGAAAAAAGACAACAAACTTATAATGACTTAGGTTTAGAAGGTGAAATAAAAGATTTAAAAGTAAAAATAGAAGATATGGACAAAACTATGGGGACATTAATAAATTCAGCTACAATCAATTCATATCAAGCAAAACAAATAAATAAACACGCAAGAGAAAGAGTTAGTACGATGTTAGGTGGAGCACATTCTAAAAAGTATAAAGACAATTCAAGAACGTATTTTAAAAATTTGTGGTTAGGGTTATGTGATACATTTAATGTTTCTGAATATCGTGATTTGAATCCATTGAATTATAGCAATGCTGTCACTTATGTTAGTAACTGGTCATTTAGCTAATTAAAAAAATATTTAAGGAACTATAAGAAAAAATTTTATAGTTCCTTTTGTTATATTTTCATAAGAAAAAATAATTTTACCACAATATTATAGCGTCAGAATGGATTCCAAGGCTATATTGAATCATAAGGAATACAATTGCACCTATAGAAATAAAATTCAGTTATGAGCCTATAAAGAGAATTTTTTCTTGTATTAAAAACAGGTGAACCGTAAACACTTGTTTTAATAACCAATTAAAAAACTTATTTTAATAAAAAATTCTATTAATTTATTTTAAAATTTATATACAACAATAAATTAAAAGAGTATAATTATATTTATCAGATGGGAATAAGTTGCAAAATAATTAAATTGTAATTGCTATAGAATCTGATATAATTATTATAAGAGAGGTGCTTTAAAGTATGGATAATGAAACATTAAAAGCAATAAGGACAATGTTAAAAGAAGAACTAGAACCAATAAAGGCTGACATCAAAGAATTAAAAGCAGATGTAAAAATAATTAAAGAAGACGTTAAAAGCTTAAAAGATAGCATGTCAGACATTCCGACAGATACAAAAGACATTGTTAAGGAAGTATCAGCACTGAGAAAAGATATGAGCAAAGTAGAACTTATAACGGCAAGTAACTGGGAAGAAGTCACAAAACTAAAATTAATCAAATAAAAAAACTATTATTGCTACTGTAGAAGGTAGCTTTCTTTTTTATCCATATTTAATTGAAAACAATAATCAATATTAACTTAAAACTATAATTTTATCTACTGAGGTTTTAGAACCCATAAACAATAAAACTTACTCACCACAATGCACCAGAATCAATTTTAAGACACATAGACATATACTAAGACCTATGAAATTTAAAACGCTTATATAGTCGATATGAGTTGTATTTGTATTAGATTCTATATAGTGTTGATAAATCCAGTATTTTCAGCAATAATAAAATAATTTTAAATATTTAAACAAATTAACAGAAATAGTATTGTATTATTTTAGATGATATGTTATACTTATATCAGAAGTTAAGTAACAGATAAAAATAAATTTAAGGGGTTGGAAGTTATGAAGAGAATAGTTACTAGAGATAAATGTGCAAAGTACATAGCAAAAAATAGTTTTTGTACCTTTGAGAGAGCAAAAGATTATATAGATAATGGTGTTGAAAATTTACCAAATAATAATATTAAATATTTAGGATATGGAAAGTTTGAAATAGAATATAAATAAAAATTAAAGCCACCTACCAGTTGGAGGTTAAGGCATAAAAGGAGATTGGGGATTATGTTAAATGAAAAATTATTAAAAGCAGTTGCAAAGTTAAATAGTGAATATGTAAACATAGAATTAGGAAATACAAGGTTTATAGATGTTATGGAGATTGAAGGTATCGGAAAATTTTTTGGAATTGGTTTAAAAGATATAGATGAAAAATTTTAAGCATTAAAAGATACTAAATATGAATATGAAAAATTTTGTGATTTATGTGATGATGGAAAAGAAGATGATTCAAAATTATTATCTGAGGTATTCGATTATTTAGAAATACAAAAATTTGCTCAATCCATTGTTAATAAAATTGCTACAAGAATGCAAGAAAGAATTAATGAAGTATTATAAGTAAGTTTGATAAGGAACGTGAGAGTCGCCGAAACTAGCTGACAGGCTAGTCGCTTACAAAAACATTTCAAGACAATTAAGTAAGACAGAATTTAAAACACTAGTGCAATGCTAGTTACATAAATAGAGTATAAATAAGCAACATAAAAGGAGGATAGTTACATTATGACAAATTTTAATAAAAATAATATTAATAAAAACACTAGAGGATTAGTAGTAGGAGGAATCAGTATAATTATTGCAGTATTGTATCATCAAAAAACAACAGATAATTTACAAAGTAAATTGGAGTATTGTAAAAGTAAGTTATCTGAAAGTGAAAGATATAAAAACAAATACTATGACGCTATTCAAAACTATGATTATGACTAAATTGGAGATGATGAGATGATTAAATTTAAAGATGTAAAGATAACTAAAGTAAAAATAGGTGGTACGATAAGTGCAAGTGACAGTGATTATGGAGCATATTGCAATTATTATAAAGTGAAATTAAAACATAAACCAACCGGAATAAAAATAGAGTATAAAACTGACTCAGACGATGAAGAAGAATATATAGAATCAATTAAAGCATTTGAAAAATTAAATAATTTAGTTGAAAATTTACTAAAAAATAAAGGGTAGATAAAATATCTATTTTATGGTAAAGTTGGTTTTGAAAAACAGAGTATAAACGAGTATTTAAGAGTATATGGAAGGTTAAAAATCCATTAAAACAAATTAAGATAAATATGAAAAGAATTATTGACATGATTTAGGTGATATGATAATATAAGGTTAAGAAATAAATTAATAATAATTACATAGAAGGAGTTGTATTAAAATGATAAATGTAGGAAAACAGAATCAAGAAATAATTGAAAAATTTTATGAGGACAATAAGGATTCAGTTATTGAATTATCACCAAAAGAAATTGGTTTAAGAGATGATATACATATTAAAGGAGCAAGAACTACAAGATTTAACAAAGACCTTGGATATGCTTTAAGAGCATTTAGAGAAAAACAATTAGAACTTAATAAAACTATTATTGTTAGAAAACTTAGCAACAAAGGTTATGTGTTAGTTTCAGGTTTAAAATGGTATAGGCTAGCACAATTATTAAATGTAAATATTAAATGTATTGTTGTAGATAGTAAATTATCTCATTGTAATTTTGAAAAGAATATTGGAATAATTCAAAAGCATACAAAACAACCAAAAGATACTGAATATTTTTTGAATTATAAAGATTTAGTGATATTAGACATAATGAAAATAAGACAACCTAAACGTGAAAAGAAATTAGCTAAGTTTGATATATTTGGGAATAACAAAGGTGTAGAAAGTGCTATAACTGTAAGACAAAGACCTGATGGGAAATATGCTCTAGTGGATGGATATATCAGTTATTTATGGCTTAAAGAACAAAAAGAGAAATGGATTCCAGTTAAAGTTGTTTAATAAATTAAAGGAGTTTACGATATTATGGAAAAATATTATGATAATGAAGAATTTTTATTAAAAAGAAAAAGAGAATTACTACAGGAGTTAGATAAAATAAATAATCAATTAAAATTTACAAAAGATGATAAATTAAAAGAAAATAAAAAAATAATTAAAACTATTCCAATTACGGAAGAAGAATTTTCAAGTAAAATAGAAAGATTGAAAAATAAAGATACAATAACAGTTGTAGCTACTGGTAATCTTGAATATCAAGGAAGTATTGGAGATAAAATTCTATACACTACTTGCAAATCTATAGAACAGGTAGCATGGTGTTTATACGGTTTTATAGTAAATGATGCTTATGAATCAGTATTAGATGTATATTAATGTAGTATGTGAATTTAAGGATATCTAATTAAGGTATCCTTATGTGGGCATATTAAAAAATAATATGTGAATAAATCAAAATAAAAGGAGAGAAGAGAATGGAGAAAGAAAAAATTAAAAAACTGTTTGAAAAATCTATAGGAGAGAATCACTTTAAAGAAATGATTATAACACAATTGTATTCTTGGGAATTGGTTTTAGAAAGGAAGAAATTAGCTGAAAAGACTATTGAAAGAAAAATTAAAAATATTTTAGACTTCTATGTATATCTTGATAGATCAAGATTAGGAGATAAAAAGAAAAGAATCAGAGCCATAGACATAAATAAACTTTGTTTTGAGTTTGTATGCGATGGAATGTACAATAATGATAATATAGAAAATGAGGGAACTAAAAGTTATCGTGAAAATATTTATTTTAATGTCATGGGTGGTATGAACTACATATTTGAGAATTACTTTGATAATATTCCAGAAATAATTAAACCATTAACAGATGAACAAAAAGAAGTTTTACAGGAAGTATCTAAAAATAAATTTTATAAGTGTACAAGTTTTAAAGATGAAGATAAAGAAAGTTTTTATGATAGTTTACAAGTTAAAATAATTGAAGAACTAGGTATAAAAGTGTATTTTGATGAAGGCAATTTACCATATGTTTTGAGTCATGAATTAGGACAACTTATAAACGTAGAACCCAAACATATTAGAGAAAAAATAAAGAAATTGAATGAGTTTTTGGAGTGTCGAAGTCTCGACCGTCCTTTAAAACATAGTAATTTCAACACTTTAGAAGATACATATATAAATTCTCAAAATAAAAAACAAGTTACAAGTAGAATATATAAAGATATGTTATTTTTCTATTTAATGGATTTATCAGCACAAGGAAATAAGAAAAATGATTTGTTAGAATTTAAACTTAAATACATAGATGCTTTTAACTATATAGAAAAAGAATACAATAGATTACTAATAGAAAATGCACAACTAAAAGAATCATTCTACAATATGTATAATGAAGTTAGAAAAAGAAATAGAGATTTATTAGTAGCAGATAATAATAAAAGAGCCAAGAAGAAAGCTTGTTAATACATAATAAATTAATATAATAAAAGAAAGGAACGAATAAAATGAAATATAACTTTAAATTAAAAAGCTTAAAATATTGCAATGTAGAAAACACAATATCTAAAGATAGTGTTCTTGTATTTAAGGACATAGATGAAGTTGTGAATTATGTAAAAAATAGAAATTTATATTTTTCCGAGGATAGATTATATTATGGTGACTATTTTTTAGACATAGATTTTACAACAGATGAAAAAGACCTTATAAAATATATTAAATATTATATTGAAGATATTGAAAAATTTGAAGAATCAAAGGAGATTGATGTAAAAATGAAAAAAGAATTTAGATTATTTGAATGGCAAGCAGACATTGTGAGAGATGACTCAAAAATAATAATGGCTAATATAAGTCGACAAGGTAGCAAAACTTTCCTATTAGCTAATAAAGTAATGTATGAGAAACCAAAGACAGTCTTATACATAAATAGTAATATGGGGCAATTAAGAATCTTAAAAGACCATTTTGAAGAAATATTTGCTTTGGATGATACTATAAGAGAATCAATTAGGTATTATAATTTCTCTAGAAAGAAATTGTTTATTGAATTTGATACAGGGGAAACGATAACTATATGTGATAAAGATGAAAGATTTGATGAAGATGAAATAATTGACATGGTTTTGTTTGACGATGGATTACCTCAATTAGATATTAAGGCTAAAAAGTATGTATCAGTATTTACCATTAAACATCCTATAATGAATTTGTTCAATTGCAGAAAAGATATTAGTTATCATGTAATAGGAATTAAGAAGCTTATAGAATCTGGTTATTTAACTAGAGAACAAATAGTAGATACTAAGAAACACATTGGAGATTTAATGTTTGACAAGGAATTCGACCTTTGTAATGAATATAAGGAGATGTTTGATGAAAAACCAATTAGAGGTCAAAGGAGAAATGCTAATTTATATGAAGAAAGTGCTGGTGATATAAATTTCACTAATACTATTGATTTTAAAGGTGCAATAATGCAAGAACAAAAAGTAAAAAATAAAAGGGTAAAAGAATATAATGATATAATAAAAGAAAATTTACAAAATATTAAAGACTTATTTATATCTGAAGAGTTTAAAGTAACTACTCAAAGAAAAACCAATAGAAGTTTTAGCCTAATAGTAATTAAAGAAACTGAGACAATGAAGATAGAACGAAAATTTAATTGTTTCAATGAATTAGAAAAAATAATGACAATCAATAAAGGAGAAGTAGATTTAAAATCATTTGTAGAAAACAAATTAAAGGATTTTATAGTAAGAAAAGCGTTAGAATACGATTTAAAATTAAAGTATAACAATGTTATATTAATAGTAACTAAAAATGATAATATAAAAGAAATATTTGAGGATATTTCATGTAGATGTCAATTTGATAAATCAACAATAGATGCTAGTAATTATAGTTATGCAACTGCTACATTAACTTATAGTGGAGCTAAGATAAAAATAAGGAAATTTGATGATAAATTTACAAGACGTAATTTAGGTTGTACAGGTAGAGTTGTTTTGTGTTATGGTGATTTTACAGAAGATGAAATCAATACTATCTTAACACCTATGAGTATAGAGACTGGGAAAGTACAAAGATTTATCATAGGAATGGATATGTTTGAATTATAAAATAAATTAATATAACAAATATAAAGGAGATTAAAAGTATGTTAGATAAAAAATTAAGAGAAAAATTATGGGTTTTAATTGAAGAATCAAAGAAGAATGCTAACTTTAAATCAGCTAAACAATGTGAAAACTTATGTAAATTACTAAATGAAAATTGTAAAATAAGAGATACTATGGATTGGCTTATGATGGAATTTTCTGAAATAATGAATGAGTTTATAAGTGATAAAGAATTTAAATTATTATATAAAGAAAATATGGGATTTGTAAACAAAGATAAGGATTTAGATTTTATTTCATGGGTAGTTTTACAAGGAAAAGAATTATATGATGATTACTTTACAAGAGGATTCATTGCTATACATTTATACATAAGTGATAATAAAATAGATGTGTCAGATTATGAATATGAATCTATGATGGATGCTTTTCATTGGATTGAGAAATAAATTAAATAATAAAAATTAAAAACGGGGGAACATTAGATTTCCCTGTTTTAATAAGAAAGAAGGATTAATATGGAAGATAAACAATTATATTATATAAAAAGAATAAATGACTATATAAAAGAAAATAAAATTAATAAAACACAATTTGCTAAATTAATAAATAAAAACCCTTCACAATTAAGTAATTTTTTAAATAATGATTATAGGTGTATGGAAAATTATAGAATATACCAAGATATTATGAGATTTGTTAGGGACTATGACTATAAAACTAATAGAAAAAATAATTTAGAAAAATACGGATTAGAGATATCTAATGGTACAATATATGATATAAAAATGCTATGCGAGAATATCAATAAAAGTTTATCTGAGAATAGTAATAAAGTTCATATATTTATAGAAGATGAAAACTGGAGTGAAAATGATGACGCACTAAAATATATTGAGAAATATGATATCAATTTTAAAGTTAGTAATCGAAATAAAATGGGTATATGTACGGATTCCGATAGGAACGTAACCATTGATTTAGATTGGATTGATAATGATAAGGTTAAGCAATTATTAGAGGATGTAAAAATATTTGATTAAAACTGAAAGGATATTATGAAGAATGAATATAAAAGAATTATATGAAAGAGATAAAGAATATTTTAATAAATTGGTTAAGTCATATTTAAACGAAGGATTAAGCTATAAAGATGCCTATGAAAGTGCTTGTTATAGTTGTGAAGGAGAATCCTATGATATAATTAAAGATAAAAACGCCAGTGTGGATTATTTGATTACTACAATAAAAGAAGAGTACAAAGATATTCAACGAGAAAAAGGATTATATGAAGAAGTTTATCCTTTTGTAAATATGAGTGTTTATAATAATAAAAATAAATTGATTAAGAAATATAAACATACTTATGAAGGATACATGAATTTTTTAATAGGTTTAAAATTACAAAAAATTAAACAAGTAAAATGCTTATATATAATGTATAAAACAGAATATTCTGGTTGCACTACTGAAAGATGGTATGAGATTTATTTATAAAAATAAATTAATATAAAATACTTTTAATAATAGGTATATTCTTTCAAATTAATGGTATAATAGTAATATAATATTTTGAAAGGTGTGTTGAGAATGTTAAAAATATTAAATGGTTATAGTTGGTTGGAAGAAGAAATAGGTGAAGAAACATTAGAAATAAAGAAATGCTTAGAAAAAGGTTTGTTAAAGTATACAGATGATAAAGATAGACCTCAATTTATAGCATTAGAAAGTAACATTGATGCAGTCAAAGAGATTTTAGGTGAGGACTATAATAAACTAAAAGAAAAAGACTTTATAGAGTGGTTAAATTATGATTTTGGGGATGTTTATGAAAATCTAAAAATTGAAAATAATTGGAGAGATGAAATACTCATACCTATGAATAGAATTTTAACAATGATTGAAGACGAAGAATCAGAATGGTTTTCTGATGATATAAAATTAGAGATATATAATTCAGAACAACCTAATAACAAAGTGTTTGAATATTTAAATGATTTTGGTAGAGAACAGGCAAGAATGCAAATACAAGATTTGTTAGATAATATTGATGAACAAGAATTTAAATAAGCAATGAGGTATTAATATGAGTTGGGTTAAAGCTTTAAATGAAACTGATAAACAATTTTGTGATGAATGTGCTAATATAACAATAACTTCAACATATCTAATGGAAGAAACAATAAAGGAAAATATAGGTATTTTCCAAGCATTATTAATAAGGTTTTCTAAGGATAGGAATATGACAGTAGACGATATAACTAAAGATTTTGATAAATGTTTTGATATTATGAAATATTTATATATAACAAGTTCAAAAAGATTTCATTTGCTATATGACTGTTATATGGAGGAACTTAGAAGAATATTAAAAAGTAGTAATATACAAAATTTTAATATAGCTGATAAAAGAATTAAGGTATCACAAATAAAAGCTACTAATATCTTTAAACAATCTATGTCAGAATTAAAAACATTAGGAGATAATCTTATAAAAGATTGCATAGATTTTCAAAATGGATTTTTCAATGTTGATGAATTGGAAGAAAACAATGAGAATATGTCTAATGATATTATTGAAAATGTAAATAAAGATTTTGAGAAAGCTAAAAATAAGTATAATAAAATATTTAAGCAAAGAGATTTAATTAAATATTTAGAAGATAATGGTTATGAATATAAAAATACTGGAAGACATGCTAATTATACAGATGGAGTAAATACGATTCCTGTGCCAATACATGGCTCTAAGGATCTAGGATATGGATTGCAAAGAAAAATTCAAAAAGAAGTTGTAGCCCATAAAAATATGTTATAATATTTAATATTAATTTGAAAGGTGTGTTATTTTATGACTATAGAAGATATTTTATTCCGTATAGACAAATCAATAGAAGAACACGAAAGAGATATAGAAAAGAAGAAAAATGAATCTGGAGACAATTATGGAATGTCTATATTTATTAGAACATTGTCAATTGAACAATATAAAGGCATGATTTATGCGTATGAAAATTTAAAAAATGCAATATTAAAAGATAAGGATTAATAGAAGAAGGTTAATTAACCTTCTTCTATTATAATGACAAATTAATTCAATTAAAACTTATATTTTAAAAGGTCTTAAATCTATATATTGTGGTTTGCCTTATACTGGACATACTATATATAGTGGTTTTACAAATCATAATAAATTAATAAAAGCAAGGAGAGATAAAATGAATATAAATGTAGTAAGTTTATTTGATGGACATAGTACGGGAAGATTAGTACTAAAAAGAGCAGGAATTGAGGTATATAAGTATTTCGCAAGTGAAATTGATGAGAATGCAATGAAAATTAGTAAAAAGAATTTTGATGATATTATTAGATTAGGTAATGTTACTTTATTAGACGAAACTGAATTAAAAAAATTACCTAGAATTGATTTATTGATTGGAGGTAGTCCTTGTCAAAATAATTCAAGAGCAGGAGATAATAAAGGATTAGAAGGTACTGAAAGTAAATTATTCTTTGAATATTTAAGAGTATTAAACTGGATAAGAGATAATAATAATCCTAATGTACAATTTTTACTAGAAAATGTTGAAATGAAAAAAGCGACAAGAGATACTATCAGTAATTATATGAATTGTGAACCTATTGCGATTAATAGCAAACTCCTTTCAGCACAAAATAGACCTCGATTATATTGGACAAGTACATACATAGAACCACCAGAAGATAAACAAATTAAATTATTAGACATATTAGAAAATGTTGATACAAGCAATTACATAGATTATAAAGGACTCAAAATAGATCCTAGTATAAGTGAAAAAGCATATAACCTAATTGACGTTGTAGATGGCGAGGTAAGAATAAGTCAAGCTACAAAACAAGGATACATAGTTGCTAATAATGGAGATGGAGTCAATCTTCAGTTTCCAACAAGTAAAACAAGACGAGGAAGAGTTATAAAAGAAAAATCTAATACTTTAGATTGTAGTTGTGACATATGTGTTTACTATGATGGTATAATTAGAAAATTTACCATAGTAGAATTAGAAAGGCTACAAACATTGCCAGACGGTTATACTAAAGCTGATGGTTTAAGTGATAAAGCAAGAATTAAAGCTATTGGTAATGGTTGGACAGGTGATATTATTGTAGATATATTGAAACAATATAAATTTGATTGATATATAATAAATTAAAATAAAATATTTTTAAAAAGCACTTGTAATTCTCTGTCAATTTGATATAATAAGAACATAGAAATACATAAACAAATTAAAACAAAGAGAGGTTGATTGGTATGAAAAACATGATGGTAATGGATATGAGTGAAGAAATAAAAGGCGAAACAATAAAAACTGTAGATTTTGGAGAAATAGAAATTGTAAAATCAGTAACAAAATTTGATACATTAATAGATAGTATAGAAGATAGCGAAGAAGATATATTTTACTCAATATATCAAGTAGCAGAAGGTTATATAGTAGCTGTTCAAGATAAATAAATATAAAATGGTCGTATATTTAATATATTTTGAAGTTATTTATATTATGTAGATAACTTCAAAATTGTATATAAAAATATATTATTAAGAAATACATAGAAAAATAGTCAAAAATTATTTATAATTAGATAGAAATAAATACAACTTTTATATTATTATAAAGTAACAATTTAGGATGGTGATAAAAAATGTTAAAGTTTTATGAAAATAATATAGAATTTCTCAATGAAGAGTTTATTGAAAGTCTACAAGGTAATGGTTATTTTGTTTATTATACTCAAAATAGTCTATATGATGACGATGTTATGCTTACTTTAGATTCTCATATATTTGAATCATATGATACAATTATAATTTGTAATGAAAATTTAAAAATATATAGTAGACGTAATATACTTGCATCTATAAGAAGTAAAGGTAAAAGAAAGCCAGAAATATTATTCTCGTATAATGATTTAGTAGAAAATGGTCAAAGAGTAGAGTCGTGGGATATAGTATAATTACCATAAAATCTAAATTTTACTTGGTAATAAATGTAAAATAGTTAATGGAATTGTAGTAAAATGCAGTTCTTTTTCTTATATATAAAATTAAAAAATAATTAGGTTTAATTCTATTAATTTGTTGCAATAGTAAAAATACTATGCTATACTTAGTACATAGATAAGAGATAGGCATAGTTTAAATAAATTAATAGATATAAGGAGTTGATTTAAATGAAAAATTTTGAAAATTACTATGGTATTTTAACAGATGCTCAACCAGAAACATTTACAAAAGTATTCATAGAAAAACAAAATCATGAAGGTATTAAAGAGTTAGGTTATACATATAAAATAGTTGCTGATAAATTAAAAATAAAAGAAATCATAAAACAATTAGAAACTAGATATAAATATTATTATGATATTCAAGAAGATAAGTTTTATGATATTGAAGACTTAAAAGAATTATTAGAAAAATAAAAACAAATTAATGGAAAGAGGAGGTTTTAATTATGAATGAAATTGTTAAGTTAAACAATAAAAACTGTAATAAATGTCCTTTTAAACAATTAGAAATTATCAGTATTAATCCAGTTATAAAATCTTGCAAAAATTGCAATAATAATGAATAGAGATAAAAATATTTAAAAAAGGAAGTATTAATAAGAATGATAAATGATTATGTAAGAATGGTTCATTCAGCTATGCAAAATAGAGAAGAAGATATAATTATGGTTCATAAAAACAGATTGTCAGATGAAGATATTAGTTTAATAGAAGAGTTGACAGAGATATATGATAAAACAGTTGTATTTGGTTCATTACAGGAGATTTTAAACAATAAGGATAAGAATGTATATGTAGTAGAATAAATTTATATAAGGAGTGAGAGGTTATGTTTATGAATTATCCATTATCTAATTGGATTGGATTATTAGAATATTGTGGAATAGTTTTAGTATTATCTATATTTATAGGTGCAGTAAGTTGTATATTAGTTAATAAAATATTACATAAGAAAAGAAAAAACAATTATAAAGCGAAAAAAACAGAGAAGAAAAGCTATTTCATAGATGTGGCTTAAATAGAAAGGATTGATTTTAATGTATCAGATAGGCGAGATAATAGTAATTATAGGTAATAATATAGAATTAACAGTTGAGATAATTAAAATCAATTTAGATGGCACATATAGTGTTTTAAAAGATGATGGAACTATGATAAGAATATATAGGGAAGATATTAAAGGATGAGTTACTTTAAAACAGGAACTTTAACAGAATATAAATAAATTAAAACATGAAAGTAAAGGTGTATTAAAATGAAATATATAATAATTATGGAGAGATTTAAACCAGAATATAAAATATGTAAATATGATCCTAAAGAAGACGGAATTGAAGCAATTGAAAATTTAAAATATTTAACCAAGACTTTTGAAAAGGAAATTAAAGAAGAAATATTAAAAGTTTATTTAATAGTGGAATAAATACAAAAAAGTGTTACAATCAAACATAGAAGTATAGGAAGAAAAATGGAGTGAATAGAATGATTAAAATATGTATGATTTGTAGTAAGGAATTTGATGCTAAAGGAAATATAAAAACATGTAGTGAAGATTGCAGAAATATAGCCAAAAAAGTAAAAGATAATCAAAGGGCTAAAAAATATATGTTAAAATATAAAAAAATTACACTTCAAGAAAAATATTGTATTATATGTGGCGAAGAATTTGAAACATATAGAACTAGACAAATTCTATGTGGAAAAGAATCATGCGAAAAAATACACATGAAAAATCTATCAGACACCTACAGAAAAGAAAATAAGAAAAAGATTAGTAATAGACGTAAAATTTACTATGAAAAGAATAAAGAAGCTGAAAAGGCTCAAAATAAGATTAGATATTATCAAAAGAGAGGAAAGTCTAAAAAAATACAACGTAATGTTATGTCTGAAAAGAAAGAAAAATATAAAGAAGCTAACAGGGTATTGCTTATTCAAGCTTGTGCAGTGTGTAGAAGGCTATTTATCAAGAAAGGAGCGGAGCAAAAAACATGCGGAGAGACGGAGTGTAAAAAGACATATAGAAAAATATATCAAAGAAAATATAAGGCATATAAAAGAAAATTAATAAAGGAAACCTATTAAAGGTATTAATTTACTTGGTAATAAATAGTAATATTTAAATAAAGAAAGTGGGTGTTAAAGATGTTTTATTTTCCTACTATATCAAGTCATTTTAAAAGAAATGAATATAGGACAAAAGTTATTAACCGATTAGAACAAATAAAAGATGATGTTGATAGTTTAGTAAGATGGGATAAAGATTTTACTGATGAATGTAATAGAAGTGTAATTTATGACAAAGATGAATATAATAAAGATTATTTAGAATTACAAAGAATAATAAATAAAATAATAGGAGTGAAATAAAATGAATTTATCAGAAGCATGTCAATCAGCAAGAGAAGGAAGCTTTGTATCTCATCAATCATTTGGTCGAGGAGAAAGTATGCATGAGTATAATTTTAATCTATATTATGAAGATGGAGCAAATCTAACTCATACTAATTTTATAGAAGAATTAGGAACATATGAATGGGCTAAACAAGGATGGTATATTAAATATCCTAAAGAAAAAGTAGATGTAGAAAAGCTTAAAAAGATGCATGAAATTAATAAAGGAAGAATGGTTAGCGGATTAGAAACTTATGAAGATTGCATTAAGAAATAAATTAATATTCTTATAAAAATCAAATTTTAATAGATGTGGAGGAATGGAAATGTTAAGGCTAAAATTAGAAGGTAAACAAACGGACATTATAAGAGAATTTAAATTAGTTGATAATCCAAATAATTGGATATTAGATAATGCACAATACTATGAAGAAAATAAAATCATATTAGATAAGCAGGGTAATGTAACTAAAGAAAAAATTATAGGGCAAATGTCTAATTATAGATATGATAAATACAAATATAAATTAGAGAAACAAGGATATCAAGAGATTTAAGGAGGAGTAACAATGAAAGGATATAAATTAAAAATAGGTGAAGTACAATATGAACAAATATCAGAAATATTTTCAATAAATGAACAAATCATACTCGATAAAAGAAATGAGATAGAACAAAAATATATAAGTGAAATTATAGAGAGTGATGATTATAAATTATTATCAAATAAACAATTTCAAAAAGAAGTATTAAAAGATTTTGAATGGAATCATTTTGGACAGAAATATATTTATATTAATAATCCAGTTGTTAGATATAAAAATTCTAATGGTGAGGAAATAACACAATTATATTGTAACTATATTGATGAAGATGATATAACTTTAGATGTGTATAAACATTTAACACTTAAAGAGATTGACATATTAGAATAGGGGGATGTAGGTAATGGAAATAGTAGAAGAATCTATCAATAAACAAATTATAGAAAAGTATAAAGATGAATTATTCCTGTTTGGAGAAACCGAGAAAGATTTAAAGAATAAGCATATAATAAAGGTTCTTAATGAATCTAATGAAGTAGTTTCCATAGCAATGTACAGTAAGTTAGATGATGAGGAATTAGAGTTATACATAGATGTACATAAACAAAATAATGTCAAAGATACAATATGTAATGGAATCTATTTAGATGCTATTACAAGCTTAAAGCGTGGTTACAATGTGTGTAAAGATATTATTAATTATCTAATGAATAAAAGCCAAATCATATGGTGTTATAGTCATTGTGATGCTGTAGGCTTCTGGGAAAATAAAATGAATTGGTTTGATTTAGGTGAGAATATTTTTGTTAATCAATTAAGTTAGGAGGATTTGAAAATGAAATATAATTTCTTTGAACAGATAATGAAAGTTTGTGATAATTATAATATAAATGCAACTTTAAAGTTTGTAGGTGATGTTAATACAAAGATTAATGAACTCATAGAGCGTGGAACTAGTGAAAGCTGGATTAAAGAGAATATGGAAGTGCTAGTCTTAGAATAAGATAAATAAATTAATAGAAGAAAGCTTAAAATTATAACTGGAATATGATATATTATTAATAAGGAAATACATATCAAGTTAAGGAAATTAATGTTAAAATAATATTTATGAGGATGGTGTTAATAGATATGAATATATCACATAAAATTAGAAAAGTAATAAATGAAAATCCAAATTTACCAATAAAAATTATGCCAACTATGGATGATGACGATATAGAACATTATGAGCCTAGTGATGTAATGATTAAAGATATTGCTTATTATGATGATAAATATTATGATAAAGGACAAGTTGAATATGATGTTTTTTATAGTAAAAAAGGTAGTGGACTAAAAGATATTGAAATAGATAAACAAGTAGAGGATATTATAAATTCATTAAAATGGGAAAAGACAATAGTTATTATGTTTTAGGTAAATTAGTTCTTTTACTTGGTTATAATATGTAAATGAAAGTATAATATAGTTAATATTAAGGAGTGATAAAAATGATAAAGTGTGAAAAAGATTTTATAAAAATATTAGTAGCTGAAGGTGAATGGATTAAAGATAGTAAGTCATGTAAATTTAGAAAAGCGAAAATATTAGAAAAAGATTCGATTATAAATAGTCAATATAAAGAGCTAATAGGAAAAACGTTTAATATTAAATATAGAAGTAACTATAAAAATTATGAGGATATTATTTGTATTGAATGTAATGGCAAAGAAATTTGGTTAGAAGATGATGAGTATAAATTTTTAGATGAGTTACCTGAATATATAAAAGATAAAAACGAGATATTAAAACTAAATAGAACAAAAGAATTTTACGGTGGATTGTGGTTAGATTATGAGTATGAAGATGGATATAAAATAAAGAATAATTGCAGTTTAAAAGTTGAATATATATTAGACGATGGAAAAGAATATGAGATTGCAACCAAAGAAGAATATGAGACTGAATTGATTGAAGCAATTAATAGCAGAAAAGATTATATAGAATCTAAGATATCAGCATGTCAAAAAGAATTAAAAGTTTTAGAAAATTTGAAAACACAAAAGTAAGTAAATCAAGAGTTTTATTAATAGTGATTGTCAATTATAAAAATACGTTATTTGAGAAAGTTGGTATAATATGAATGGAGAAAATTTTGTTAAAGCTGTTCAATATTTAGAAGCTGGTTATATTATTCAAAGTTCTTTGTCTGATATAAAGATAAAGAAAATACAAAATAATTATTACTATTCTTTTGAGGAACGCACAGAATGGAAACTTTGTGAGGACAATTATCACTTATTTAGGACTGGAGAAATTAAAAATACTTGGTATATATTTGCGAATGATAACGAAAAACAATAATAATGTAAAAAGTGCGAAGAAAGGAAGTTGATAATATGAATAATTTAGATGTATCGGGGTTATTAATGACTTATTCAATGAAATGTAAAGATGCTAGAGATAGTGAACATCTTAAGGAATTAGTAAGAGATTTAAAGAAAGAATTAAATTCAGAAGAAATTAAAAAGTTAAGAGTTGATTAATTCGCAATTCTAAGTTGTGGTGAATTATTTAAAAGAGTTATTTCATTAAGAGTAAGGAGGTGTTAAGATGAATTATATGAGAGCAGATAGACTTATACAATTAATTAAAGAAAATTATAAAGACATGAATGAAGAAGATTATCAAGAAATCAAAAATACAATTGAAAATATAGCTAAAAAGAAAATTGATGATGTTTTTGGTAGAGTATTAGGAGAAAATTAAGAGTGTAGAATAATCTATGCTCTTTTTCATATTACAATCAAATCGGTATTTTAAGTGATAAAAATAAATGGAATAATTTGAGAATTATATAGTATAATATTAATGTAAGATATTTCTTCTCAAAATTCTTACGTTCTATTATATTTTAAAAGTTAAGAAAATGGGAAAGGAAAGATAATTGATAATGTGTATCTTTCCTTTTTCATTTGTTTTTATATTAAAGATAATATATAATTTCAAGTATAAAGTAATGACAGGAGAATTATTTATGGATAATAAAGTGGATTTAGAATTAATAAAAGCTGAATATAAAAATATGAGTAATTTAGTAATTCTAAAAGGTAGTTGGACAGATGAAGAGAACACTTATAATAATAAAATTGAATTACAAATAATAGATAAAGTTGTTGGTATTATAGTAGAAAATACGATATCTTATATAGAATCTTTAGAAAAATCAATTTATGATTCAAGTGAATATTTTGAAACCTATATAGGTTATTTGAAAATAGATGATAAAATATTTAAATTAGAAAAAATATATGGTCAGGGTTGTTTGTGTGGAATTAAATATGAAAAAGAAGGAAGTATCAAAGACGGATTTACTTTAGCGAATATTGAAGATGTTATTGCATGGATGGAGATATAAAAATGGGATTTAAAGAGAATATTAAAAATAGAAGATTAAAATTAAACATGACATTAGATGAAGTATCCAACAAGCTAGGAGTAAGCAAACCAACACTACAGAGATATGAAAGTGGTGTAATTTCTAATGTACCATTTGACAAGATAGAAAGATTAGCAGATATATTAAAAACTACTCCTAGTTACTTAATGGGTTGGAGTAATGATTGTTTAACTAGAGATGAAATAGAGTTGTTAAATAAATACAATAGTCTTGATGATATGGGCAAACATACAATTAGTATTGTTTTAGAAATGGAATTAAATAGAATAAACAGGTAAAAATAATTCTATTAATTTATTTAAAAAGTATTGATTTGTTGGTAAAGTATGCTATAATTATATTATCAGATAAGTTCTAAGCCATTCGGCAGTAACTAAAGAAGCTATTCACATTTATAGCTGAATTGATACATAAAGTTAGAAATAAATTAATATAGAAAGAGAGTTGAAAGTTATGGAAGATGAAACTAAAAAATGCTCAATATGTGGTAAGCTACATAATAAAGAAGATATAGATTCATTTAGAATTAATCAATGGGATGGATTTTGTCATAGCAGTGAAGGAATTTATATATGCAAAGATTGTTTTGAAGAAACTATAAAAATGACAGAAAAGGGTATGTTTTTAACTTATAATGGTTATCTATATCATTATAGACCTGATTGTTTTGTTAGAATTAATAGTAAACATGACATAGATAGAATATTTAATAAAGACTATTATGATATTTTAAATACATTTGAAGAACAGAATGAAAACAGAGAAAGAAAACATAATTGGTAATTTAAGTTAAAATATTGAATTTAAAAGGAGTGAAATATAAATATGAAATATGAAATATTTAAAGAAATTTCAGAATTGATAAAAATAGAACAAACTATTGAATATAATATAATGGATTGGATGAATTATTATAACCATGATATAATGGAGGCAATTTATATTAAAGGTTTTAATAATGGAGGATTTTTAATATTGGATATTTTATTTTTAGATAAGAATTTAGAAGAACAAAAGCATACATTAACAGTTGGTGTACATAAAGATAAATTAACAATATATGAAAATTATAATGAGTTATTAAATTGTTTATTTAGTAAGTTTAGAGCATATCCGTATAAATATTTTGAAAGATATGGATTGAACGATGTAGAATTAATTAAAAAGAATATGATATAATTAAATTCTAGAATAATGAAGTAGGTGATATAATGAAAGTAATAAAGGTCAAAAGTGGGAATAGTTTTTATGCAGTAGGTGTAACTTTAATAGATAAAAGCGATGGATTTTCTTACGGAATTGTAAATGATAAGCATGAAAATGGCACAGAAATATTTAAAGGAACAAAAAAGAAATGTATTGAATACTTGGAGAAATTAAATTAATTTATTTAAAATCATAATTTTAAAAGGAGTGAAATAAATGAAAATTAAAGAAAAGATAGATGATTCACTAAAAAGAGTTGAAATATTTATATGTGATAATGAAGAATTTATTGAATTTAAATATCAATATGGAATATGGTATAAAATAATAGATAATAAGGAAGCAATTAAAGCTGAAGGATGGACTTATGAAGATTTTATTAATCAAGTCCTAAATCAATATCCATTAGACTCTGTAAAAAGTTTTAAGTTAAATAATATAAGTAAATAGAGGAGCATAATAATGAGCGAAACAATTAAATGTAAAAATTGCAATAAAGATAGTAATTATATAGATAGTGAATGTTTGAGAATTAGTGATGTTTATGATAAAACTGATTTTAAATTTATTATGACTGTTGACGGAGGTTCATTATTTCTATGTGATGAATGTTATATTAAAGTAAAAGCACTTGCAGAACAAATATATAGTATTGTTAAAGATGAAGATATAATGCTATTTAATTTACTATACGCTGATAAATAAGGAGTGAAATATATGGGATTATTCAGATGGTTTGTTAAGTTGGGAGAATATGGAGAATTTGTGGCAGATGGATATGCTTATGCTGAAAACAACAATAAGTTGTTAGAAGAATTAAAATGGAAATACAATAATGAATATCACAATGTTACAATAGAAGATGATTGGGAATTTGATAATGACGATATAGAAAGTCTTAAAATGTTAGAGTTTGTTCAATATGTTGAGACGAAAATTGCAGTAAGATGGGAAGATTAGGATAAATTAATAATTTCATTAGAAGTGGAGGTAGTAAAATGAATGTAGGGGATATAGTAGTGTATAGTAACAATTTAAGATTAAGAAAATGTGAAGATGGTAGAAAATATGCAATTTCATTTGATATATATAGAATTGAATCTTTAGAAGAAGATTTTGGTGGCTACATAGATGTAATAGATATTAATACTAGCAGACCATTAAGAGCAAGAAAAGATTGTTTAATTAGAGTTTATGGAGGTTGAATAATATGAACATTAAACATATATATAAAAGTTTTAAAAAAGTATTAATATTTTTATTTTGTATATTATCATTCTCTTGGGGCATGACATTACTAAAATTTACAGATATAATTGATTTTAAATGGTATTTGATATCTGCAATAATTTTATTTCCAATATGGGGTTATTTAATTATTAAAAAATAAGTCGTTAAATACATTGTTTTAGTTGGATATAATAAAATAAATATATAAAAAGGAGCTAATAAAAATGAAGGATATAGTAGTATTTAAAAAGACAGAAGAATTACATAGGTATGATTTATGGATTACTTTTGATAAACAGGAAGAATTAGATTTATGGCTAGAAACAACACTTGAAAATAAAGACAACTTAATGGTTATGCAAACATTCAAAAGAAGAAACATAAAGTATTATAAATGTGAAGAATGTGAACAGATTAGTTCTGCTGATGATATAAATAATGCGACTATTAAGTATTTTGGAGAAGGTATAGAACCAATTACAGGAGTAAAATATGATGGAGATTATATGTGTCCTAAGTGTAATACATTAATATGTGGTGAATGTTTTGAGGAGATTGATTAAAACTATCATTTCATTATAAATTAAAGGAGTGATTGTATGAAAAAAAGAACGGTTCCTTTTGGTTGAAATAAATATTGAAGAATTACCTAAAGACATTCAAGAAGGTTTAAAGTCTTTATACTCAAATAGATTAGAAAATGCAAAAACTATTGTGTTTTGTGCAGATATCCAAGAATATAATAAAGAGAAATAAATTAATGTATATTTTTAGAAAAATCAGTAATAAAACTATTGATTTTTCCATAAAATAGATATATAATAGAATTACAAGATAAAACAAATTAATAGAACAAAGAAAGGATTGATTGATATGAAAGCTAGAGAAGATAAGTTGATAGAAAATGCTGAAAACTTTTTAAACTATTGTAGAACAATGAAAGGATTAACTACAGATACTTTAAAATCTTATAGAAGTGATTTACATTTACTATTTGATTTTTTAAAAATACATAAGAATAAGAAAGATATAACTAACATGGTTATTAAAAAGGTTGAACTAAAAGATTTAAATGCTTTTATGATGTATTTAGAAAACAAAGAAAAAAGTTGTGGAGCATCTGCAAGAACAAGAAAAACTTACACTTTGAAATCTTATTTTGAATATCTACAAAACATAGAAAAACTTATCACAGTAAATCCAGCTTATGGTCTAATAGTCCCTAAAAAGCAAAAGAGAAATCCAATCTATCTATCTTTAAATGAAAGCAAACAATTATTAACTTCAATGAATAAGAATAATGAAAATTATACTAGAGATTATTGTATTGTGACATTATTCCTACAAACAGGCATGAGACTTTCTGAACTAGAGGGTATCAAGGTTGATAATATTAAAGGTGATGTATTAACTGTTATTGGTAAGGGGAACAAGGAGAGGACTATATACATGAATGAAACTTGTTTAAAAGTATTAAATGATTATTTAAATATAAGAGATGATTACAATATTTTAGATGGAAGATTGTTTAATATTAAAAAAGGAAGAATAGAAGTATTAGTAAAAGAATATATACAAAATTCTGGAATAAATGACTCTAGTAAGTATACTGTGCATAAATTAAGGCATACAAGTGCTACACTTATGTATAAATACGGAAAAGTAGATATAAGACAACTTCAGAGTATTCTTGGTCATTCATCAGTATCTAATACCCAAATTTATACTCATGTAGATGATGAACAAAGTCGTGAAGCTGTAAAGAGTAATCCATTGAACAATTTATAAGAAAGGAGAATCATATGAAATTCTTAAAAGAATTAATCAAACAATTATATGTTTCTATTACAACAATGTTTACAGTTGCATTCTTCTTAGAAATTAATAATATACAAAATTATTATTCTACAATGGATATATTAATCATTGCTTTAATAATAACTTATATTGGAGGATATGCATTATTGCAAGTATATGACATAACTAAAGAAAGCTTAAAATAAATCTTTTATCAAAAGTGACTAAGATTTAGTAAAATGGTATAATATTATAATAATTAAGGAGTGATTTTAATGAGTAAATCAGAAAATTTTATGGAAAGAATATTAAAAGATTTAAATATACCACATTGTGATCCTAAAAGTATGAAAATTGAAAAAGTTAGAATATTAGATTGTATATCTGTTAAAGATGATGGATTTGATGATTTAATTGGAAAAAGTTTTATAGTTGCATATAAATGTGAAAATCAAGTAGGTATAGAATATAATAAAAATATAGTATGGTTTAAAATTGGTGAATATGAATATGTGGAGGTATGAATAAAATGGAGAAAGCTAAATATATAGCAAAGAAAGAAGAAACTTTGTATAAAGATTTAGATAATGCAAGTAAAAAGTTAAAAGAAATTACAAATTGGTATACATTAAGCAATTATGAACTTAATTTTTCAGATGAAAAGAATCAAAAGTTATATATTCAAAAAGTTAATAATATTTATATTGAATTAAGAAAATTATTGATGGAAACTAAAAAGTTTAAATTAGCAACAAATTTAAAAGAATTAATCATCAATGATGAATATACAAAGTTAGAGTATCTAGAAGATTTAGAAAAATTAATTGAAGATATAGAGAAAGTAAAATAGGAAGCTAACTTAGACTTAATTTAAATAGGAGGTGATTAGAATATAAGTCTAAGTATTAATTATAAAAATAAATTATAAATAAATTTAAAAAAGAAAGAAGGTTTTTAGTATAGAAAATAAAATTGGTTTAATTTATGAAAAATCTCATAAATTAATAGAAGGAGAACTATATAAACTATGTAACAAGCATAAAATATTACGTCCAAATGAAGAACAATGGTTTCCATGCAATGGGGAATATTTTTATAAACATAAAACATCTTCAGATGGGTTATTTCCGTATTGTAAAGAATGTAATAAATTAATGTCAAGAGCATGGAGAAATGATAACCTAGAAAAGGTTAAAATTGCTCAATATAAATATGATCATTCTGAAATAAAAAGCAAGGCATTACGAGAAAATTCAAAAAGACAAAGAGAAACTGGATATCAAAAACAATGGCAACATAATAATAAAGATAAATTAAAAGAATATAATAATACATATTCCAATAAAGCACATAAGATAAATAATAAAGAATGGGTTGATTGTAAAGAGTATTTTGATAATAGTTGTGCTTATTGTGGAATGAGTGAGATTGAACATAAAGAAATATATAATCAACAATTACATAAGGAGCATGTAGATTGTAATGGTTCAGATGATTTAGGAAATTGTGTACCATCCTGTAAAAGATGCAATACTTCTAAACATCAATTTGATATAGAGGAGTGGTATAAGAAACAAGAATTCTTTAGTGAAGAAAAATTGGACAAGATATATAAATGGTTAAACGAAGAATATAAACTACATATACAAGAACATAAACCTAAACAAAAATATACTAGAAAAAATTCAATACATATAGAAAACACATCTCAAATAGATGTATAATATATTTACTATAAAAATCTGATTTTATGTTGATGGAGGTGTATAAAAATGGATTGGTTTTGGATAAAAAAGAGAAGAAAAGAAAAACAAGAAAATGAAGTTTTAGAAAAATCAATAAAAAATCAAACAACCAAATATTTACTAGATAGATATCTTTATATAGAAAGAATGCTTTGTTATAGTATTGATTATGAATCAAGAGAAAATTTTGAAAGAGAATCACAATACCTTTTAAAAGAACTAGACGAAAGAAAACATATATATTTAAATAGTTGTGGATGTGTTATGTTTAAAAATGTTGAAAACTTGATAAATTCTTAGATTTAAAAGGACTGGAGTAGGTGAATAAATGAATGATATTATAGATAGATGTATTGAAAAATTATATTTTTGTTCTAAATGGATTCCAAACAATAATTTTGTTGGCAGAACTTTTGATTATGTAAATAAAGATGAAAGAGTAATTGAATGTATAAAAAACTGCAATACAGAAATATTAGAAAAACTATTAGAAGACGACCAAGTATTTTATAGCACTGGTTATTCATATAGATGTGACACTGTTTTAGTATATATTTCTTTAAATAAACAATTAATAAAGAATATTATGAAAATTGATGATTATAGCTTATCAATATATAAATATGATATAGAAACTAAATATAATTTAGTTTAAAATGTTACTTTTATTTGAACCTTGGAGGTGAATAAATTGAAAAAATTAGAATTAACAAATGATGAAATAATAGTCATGGATATATTTTTAAATTCTAATCCTTGTATTAGCGGATGCTCATTACCTGAAATGCAAGATTATAAAAAAGATTGTAATGAATGTAGGCTTATCAAAATGCGTGATAATATTTTAAATAAATTAGGATTAATTTAAAATTATCAATGCTTCTTTCATACTTTTAATAATACATAATAAATTAAAACAAATTAACATTATGTGAAAGAGGAAATAAAAATGATAAATAATAATATAGTAAGTTTAACAATGGATAATGGAATTAATGTAAAGGTAGATAAAGGGAATATAAAAGGTGTGAATAAGTATGAGTTGGAAGACCATATTTCAGAATTATTTAAATTTAAAAAGAAATATAAATCAAAAGAATTAATAGAACTTTCTAGTGTCTGTGATTGTATGTGGAACTTAATGTTTTGTAGTATTAATAAAGAAAGTAGAGAAATGTCATTTAAATTATGTTAAAATATAGAAAAACAGTTAAGGTGGTTATGGGATGATTGAAGTTGGAGATAAAGTGAATGGTACAGATATGAATGGGAAAGAATTTCACAATGCTAAAGTAGTAAGCGTATTGAAAGCTTTCCAAGTGGCAATAATTAAAACTGGGATTGATAGATTGAATACTACAGAAGCGTATACAAGTAAGTTAGAAAGGATTGAAGAGTGATGAAAGATTTTTATGCGGAAAGAATTAAAGAAGAAAATGAGGATTTAAAAACATTAGGAGATAAAGGCGTTAATGTTAAAATGACTGACAAACAATATTCAATGCTGACATTACATGCCTTAAAGGTAGGTTTTAACAATGCTTCTGAATTATTAGGTAGTTTTACCGCTGATTTAACAGACCATCATTCTAATGGTTCTGATGAAAGAATGTATGCAGAACAATGGTTTGATAGAGCTTTTGGAATATGGGAAGAAACAAGATATTTCTTTAGATATTACTTATATGATAATGAAATAGAAGCTGAAGATTTTGACTTAGAGAACGATATTGATTATTTTGAAGAAGTTTATAGTGAATACTTAGAAGAAGCTGATAATAAAGATCATGAAAGTAAAGAGGAATGTCTTACTATTATAAAAGAAATGATAAAGGAGCTATAGGACATTTTAAATTGAATATTTTATATTAAGTTGGTATATGATTTATTAATTATTATATACTAACTTAATTATATAGATAATAAATTAAAATAATAAAGGAGATATTAAATGGGAAAAATTAAAACGACTGAACAATTTAAGGAAGAGATGAAAGTTAAAAATCCTAATATTGAAGTATTAGGAGAATATATAAATGATACAACAAAAATATTAGTTAAGGATAAAATATGTGGACATGAATGGAATACTTCCAATCCAAATAGATTATTAAAAGGACAAATATGTCCAAAATGTAGAATAGCTAGAAAAAATAAAAATCAAATTAAAGATAAAGTAGGAGAAATAAATTATAATAAATACGGAAGTAAAATGACTATTGTTGGGTATAGAAATTGTAAGGATATAGATGTTAAATTTGATAATGGTTCTTTTTTTAAAAACAAATTATACACAGAATTTAAAAAAGGAAATCTAATATCACCTTACGATAGACTCATTTGTGGTGTTGGATATTTAGGTGAGGGTGAACATGTCCCAACAATTAATAATAAAAATATACCACAATATTATACGTGGCTTGCTATGATAAAGAGATGTTATGATGAAAAACAACAAATAAAACAACCTACATATTTTGGTTGTAGTGTAGATAAAGAGTGGCATAATTTCCAAGTATTTGCTAAGTGGTGGGATGAAAATTATTATAAAATAGAAGGACAAAGAATGGAAGTGGATAAAGATATACTACATAAAGGGAATAAAGTTTACAGTCCTGAAAATTGTATTATTGTGCCTAATAATATAAATGCTTTAATTATAAGTTGTAAAAAAGTACGAGGAGAATATCCAATAGGTGTTGGAATTACAGAAAGTGGGAAATTTAGAGCAAGGTATAGTGACGCAATATTAGAAACTAGATTTCATTTAGGATGTTTTGATACTCCAGAGGAAGCTTTTTGTATTTATAAAAAGAATAAAGAAAAACATATAAAAGATGTCGCAGATTATTATAAAAACAAAATACCACAAAAACTATACGATGCTTTATATAAATATGAAGTTGAAATTACTGACTAACGTACAAAAAAATAAGCTAGGATTAATAATTACTTATCCTAGCTTATAAAATTAAATATAATATTCTAGATTGTCTTCAAAAAAATTTTTATTATCATTTTTGACATCTTTTCTTTTTCTACAATTATCTCTTAGCTCACATTGGTTGCATGGAAAGATTACAATGCTATTAGGACAGACTTTTAAAGCATAAGCGATATCTCTAATCAAATTTAATTTAGGAGAGCGAGTTCTAGTAATATTATCTTGTTCAAAAAAAGACAGGTAAGAAGGGGTGAGCCCTATTCTAAAAGATAATTCTTCTTGTGTCATGTGGCGAAAATTCCTATATTTTTTGAACAATAAAATATATTGACCTCTTTGTGGTTCTTTTAATTTTCTTTTTTTTATTTTCACTCTCTCCTTTCGACAATATAATACATACATAAACATTATACCAATTATATGAATGTCGAATCAATGCATAAAATATGGTAAAACTAAAAAAATACAAGAAAAACTTTACCTATGGTGTTGGAGGATTTTATACTAATTAATATATAATAGACATATGTAATTGATAAAAATTTAACAGTAAAATATTATTAAAGTCCAACAAACCATCTTGACCAAACATACGTTTGGTAGTAAAATAATATATAGAACATACATTCGTATTAAATTATGGAAATAAAAATAAACAATGTATTGCTATTTATGTTAATTTGTTATAAAATGAAATTGTAAGAACGTTATACACATTAATTTGTTTATATAAATATTAAAAATAAAAGGGAGAGATTCGTTTATGGAAATGAGAGTAAAAAATAATTATGAAGAAGTGGGACAAGTAGAAATTAGCTTTTCAAATTTTGAGGTACAAATGCTTATGTTAAAATCTGAGGGGGAAGGTATAGTATTAACTGATGAACAAGAAAAAGAAAAATATTTTAAAGAAGAAAATTTAGATAAGTTGTTTGAAATAATTAATAATAAGACAGTAAAGAAAATAAGCTACATAGATAATGATTATAATAAAATAAAAATAAATCAATTTTATTTTACATTACTAAATAATGAAAAATATACAGTGGAACTGCTATAATTTATGGTTAAATATGGACAACTAAATATTTTTATGGTAATATTAAACTATAAATTAAAAAATAGTCTTAAATAAAGGCTATTTTTTATTGCTTTTAATTTATTATAGTGATATAATTTAAATATAATAAATAGATTAATTATATTTGAGGAGTGAAAATAAATGAGTGATAAGATTAATATAAACATTTTAAAGGACAATTTAACATTGGTTATTCAAAATGAAATAGCGAATATGAGATTACAACAAGATATCAATAAAGAATTTAGTGCTAAAGGATTAAATTTAGATATTCCAGCATTACTATTCAATAAAGGGCTAACAGTACATGAAATAAAAAATGAAAATGTATTAATAGCTTTATCAAAATCAATTTTTAATTTTGCAAAAGCTAATGAAAAGAATTTAGGAGTTAATATAAATCCAACAGATTATTTTACAGGTACAGTATTAACGAATTATGAGGTATATCAAGAAGCTGAAAAGCAAGAAGAATTAAAAACAATTGTATTTGAAGATTGTCAAAAGGTTGGAAATAATGCTTATTGGTTTTTCATCAAAGCTAAACAACTTGCGCAAATAAAAGAAAATAATAAGTTGGGAAATTTTGAAGGGATTCAAAGAGCTAGAAAAATTGTAAAACTTCCAAATGGTGAAGAGATTGAAAAAATCAATGTAAATAAAGATGGAATTAATTCTTTAATTCAAAGATTTAAAAAACACAATATAAAACCAACAGCTATAACTTTTACTGTTTTAGATATGCCTAATAAAGAACCACAAGTTAAATTTATTCCTGAGTATAAGAAGAAGTTTGGAAGACTAGAAGTTACTCCAAATTTTGATAGTAATTCAATTAATTATACTCCAATGATAATAAATGATGGAAATCATAGATCTACTGCTTTAGCGGACGCTTATTTTGAAGACACAGAAGTTGAAGATGAAGGATTAGGTGTATTTTTCTTTTTAATGAGTCCAAGTGAAGCAAAACAATATACTTCCGATACTTTTGAACAAAATTCAACAGATAAAACCTATGCAAAAACTTTAAAAGATACACCAGAAAATAGATTTATACAATATGTAACTACTAATTCAAAAACATTAAAAAATAAGGTTGCAAATATTATTAGCGAATGTAAAGTAAAAAAATCATTAACTTATCTAAGTGTTCTTAATGATAGTGTAGAGTTTATGGATATTGAAAAAATAGATAATGACGTAACATCTGAAAGAGAAGCAAGAAAAATATCTAATATTATAGATATGTTAATTGAATATTTATCGTCTCAATACTTTGGTGACGATATAGAAGTAATGAAAGAACATAACTTTTTATTAAAACCTAATATGTTTGTTGGTTATCTTGCAATAGCGAACGTATTAAAAAACAATGAAAATTCAAGATTATTAGCTGGAGATGTGGCTGATAAGCTAATAAAAATTAATGAAGATTTAAATAAAAAATTTAAATTAGATATAAAAGATTGTAATGTAAAACACATATATGAATATTTTGAAAAGATAGCTAAGGAGGTAATGTAGAATGTATGAATTCTTAGATGAAGATGTAAAATATGATGGTTTAAATGAATATCTAAAAAGAAAAGCTGATTGGTTAGAAGAAGTCGAAGATAGATATTCAGATACTACAAAAAGAACTTACTGGATTTTGTTAAATACTAGAGTCAATTTCTTAGAATTAAACAAAGAGAAAGAATTGTATAATTGGACTAAACAAGAGATAATTCAAGCAATAAAAACTACTGCAACAACTTCAATGACAACAAAAAGTATGTTATTTACTACAATATCAAATTATATAGGTTGGGCATATAAAAAAGGTTATAACTATGTAGGGAATCCATGTGATTCAATTGATACAACTGGTTTATTTGATGTTAGTGATGAAGCTAAGAAACAACAGTACAAGACACTTCAAGAATTTAATGAATTTATATATGGATTAGATTGTACAGATGTAGACAGGGCAATGTTGACATTGTTAAGATATGGAGTTCCTATAGATAATGTGGGAACTATAAAATGGGAAGATGTAGATAGAGAAAAGAAAATTTTAAATGTTTATTCAGAAGAAAAAGGTTTGTTGGAATTGCCGATTGATAATTCATTTATAAGATTTATAGATTCAGCTAAAAATTGTTTTACTAAACCAAGAAAACAATCAAAAGCAAGTTTGAAAAGAGTTAATAAAAAAGAAACAGAAATGGAAGACATTAATTATTTAGATATAGGATTTATTATTAAAACAACTGAAAGAGTTGATTGGCAACATATGAGTGCCGAAGATGTATATAATAAACTAGGAAATCTTTCAAAAAGTAATGGAATTAATAGAATAAGTGTACCTAATTTAAATATGAATAGAAGATTTGATTTATTATTTGAAAAATATAAACAAAATGATATGGTTACAAATATTGATATAGATGATGTAAATGAAATATATGACAATACGTTTACAGTAAATAAAAACTCAAGAGTCCGAAGAGATTTTCAATTAATATCAGGATTAGATATAAAAACAAAAAAGAGAACTAATAAAAATATTTCTAAAGTTGAAAATAAAGAGATAGAAATTGAATTATCATCTGAATTAGAAGTAAGTATTGATTCAGAAAAGATAGAGAGCTAGGTTGGAGCAAGCATCCAACCTTTTCTTTTTGTTTATTTATTTGGCTTATTTGCTATGTTTAAGGAGTGTTTAAAATAAATTAACAGAACTACAAATTATTTTGATAAAAGTGTTGACATTATATTCCGTAGGGTATATTATTAGGTCATAGAAGAGATACAAACAAATTAATAAAAGAACAAAAATAAATTTAAAAAAGTATTGACAGAGTTACCACATGGTGGTAGGATAATATTCATAAGGAACAAGTCAATAAATTAAAAGAAATAAATAAATATTTTAAAAAAAGTATTGACAAGTTTGGAAATAAGATGTAACATAAGAGTATAGAAACAGGAACAAATTAATATAATAAAAAAGTAATTTTAAAGGGATTTAATAATTAGAGGAAGGTGGTTGTAATGTTAGAGTTAAGAGAACAACTAATGATGATTAAGTTGGAAATGGATAAAGAGGAATTAAAGAATGATAATAAGTTAATTGAAGCAAAGATAGAAGTTAAAGACCTAGATATTAATAAACAAATTAAACAAGTAAAAATAGAAGTTAACAATGTACATAGCAATAGAAATATTGCTGATAATAAAATAAATAATAATATAGATTTAAAGGATATTGAATGGGGTGAGGTATTATATGTCAATTTAGATGGGGGGCGATGGAGCGAACAAAATAATGACAGATTCGCTATTTGTATACAGAACGAAATTGGAAATAAGTATTCTCCTACTGTTATAGTAGCATTTGTTACAAGCCAACAAACTAAAAGTAAACTTCCAACGCATGTCGAGATTTCAGCAGGTCAATTTGGATTACCTAAAGATTCAATAGTTATGCTAGAGCAAGTAAGAACTTTAGATAAAAGAAGAATTAAAAGCAGAGTTGGAGTACTTGATGATATAACAAAAAAGAAAATTAAAATAGCAAAAGATATTTCAATGAATGAATTACAAGAAAAGACTCCACTTGAAAAACTGCCTAGATATATGCAAAATAAAATAAACAAACGATTAAATGCTATTAAGAATTGTGAAGAATTAATTATAGAAACCAAAACAGAAAGTTTAATCGACCTTCTGCGAAAAGAAAGAAGTGATTTATTATATGAATTACAAATATATTGTGAAGATAATAATCTAAATTACAGGGAATTTTATATGCAATGTGAGAAAGAAAAAGAAGTGATAGCAATATAACTTATGGTGGAATGGGGATGAGAAAATGATAAATAAGAGAAGAAGCGTAACAGATAGGATAGAAAGTGATGTATATCATAAATGGGATAATGAGATAAATGGAGTGGAAAAAGCTAGGAATATGCTAAAAAAAATGAGGTTTCAAGAAATAGATTCATTAAAAGATATAGATGAAATAAGATTATTATTAAGTGATTTAACAAATGCTGAAATAAAATGTATTGAACAAAATTTAAATGGTAGTATAACCTCGGCTAGATTATATTCAAAAGAACTTAAAGAAAAATTAGAGAACTATCCTAATTATTTAACCACACAAAGACATAAACAAGACTATGCAAAAGCTTTAAATAATTATGTTCATTGCTATAAAAAAGAATTATCAAATGAAGAATTAATAAAAATTTATAAATTTTGTTATGAAACTTATAAAAGATGTGATCCATATAATGTTGAAGGTTATTTAGAAAAGCTTATTGCTAAACTAAATTTAAGTTTATTAGAAAAAAATTTTAGTAATGTCCTTGTGGTTGCAGAGGACATGCTAATACATAACAATTCATCACAATATGATGAGGCTTTTCAAGAATTAATAAAGGAGGTAAACAATATAAATATTATATTGTGTGAGAAAATATTGTTATTGCAACAACAAATAAAAGTAAAATATGGTACATGCTAATAAATAACTAAATGTTATCCTTCTATTCATATGCATACTTCAGCATAAATATATTTTGTGTTGAAAAGATGCATATGAAGGAGGTGAAGTACAAATGAATAAATCAAAAGTAAAAGTATTTGTTTTAATGGCAGTAATAGCAATCGCTACAATGGCTAGTCAAATAAGTTGTTACGCAATTAGCTCTGGTAGAGGCTAGGAATTGTAACTAAAACAAATACATAACAACAAGACACAAACTAGGAGTAATCTTGGTTTGTGTTCTTTGTAATATTAAAAATAAATTAATAGAGGAGAATAGTTAATGAAAGAAAATAAAATTAGAAAAGTATTTTTAGAAAATTTACCTAGAAAAAAGAATAACAATAGTTTAATAAATTGGTTTGAATGTAAAAGTCATAAAGTTAAATTTATTTATTATGATAAAGAAGGTTGGGTTGAAATTGTAGAAGTAAAAAGAGAAAATAGTCTAACTATATTAGGTTTAAAATATTTAAATAAAGATATATTTTACATATGGACAGGTAATTTTCAGAATTGCCAATTAGGTGAATTATTAGGAATAAATACACGTAAACATTATTACAATGTAGGAGATATTATCGAAGTATCTACTGGAAAAATAAAGATTAAAGAACAATCAAGAAATAAAAATGATAATACAAAAGAATATATATTTGAATGCTTAGAATGTGGTTGGGAAAATGGAAGAATAAATGAGGGAAATTTGAAAAAGAAACAAGGTTGTGGATGTTGCTCTAATAAAGTACCAGTTTTAGGAATTAATACAATCGCTGATACAGACCCGTGGATGGTTAAGTTTTTTAAAAATACTAAAGATGCAGAATCAAGAACATTTGGAAGCCAAGACAAAGGATTATTACATTGTCCGATTTGTAAAGTTCCAAGAGATAATATGGCAATATCTACATTATATCGAGAAAAAGATATTTGTTGTCAAGTTTGTTCTGACGGATTTAGTTATGGTGAAAAATTTACATATAATCTACTTAAACAATTAAATTTACAAATAAAAAGACATAAACATTTTGATTGGTCTAAAAATGTATTATCAGAAATAGAGTCTTTATGTGGTAACAAAGAATATGATTTTTATATAGAACATAATAACATTGTGATAGAAACAAATGGACTTCAGCATTATGAAGAATGTAGTTTTTCTAGAAGAAGTTATTACGAAGAGTCTGAAAATGATAAATTAAAAGAAAAACTAGCTTTAAGTAATAATATAAAAGAAGAAAATTACATAGTAATTGACTGTAGGTATAGTAAATTTGAATACATAAAAAATAATATATTAAACAATGAAAAAATTAATAAACTATTTGATATATCTAAAATTAATTGGAATTTATGTGAACAAGAATCTTTAAGTTCGTATTTAGTTAAAGCTTGTGAATATTATAATCAAGGAGTAGGACATATGGAGATTGCTAAAATAATGGATATAGATTTTAAAACTGTTAAGAGGTACTTAAAAAGGGCAAGAGAATATAATCTATGCAATTATATATCAGCAGTAGAAATTCATGATAAAAATGTAATTAATGCAATTGAATTATGGAATAATGGAATACATAATGCTTCTGAAATAGGTAGACTACTTAATTTAGATAATACAGTAATAGGAGATTATTTAAAACAAGCGGAAGATGAGGGATTAATAGAATATAAGAAATTTATAAGAGATTCTAGTAAAAAATCAATTATAAATATAGAGTATAATAAAGAATTTACATCAATAAATGAATGTTATACAAATAGTGAAAAAGAATTTGGAATAAAACTTTATAGAAAAGGAATAACTCATGCTTGCAATACAGGACAGGAATACAAGGGATTGCATTTTCAATATGATAATAGATCAATACATATTTAATAAATTAATATAAAATAACATGAAATCTATTGACATTTAGATGTGGCAAGACTATACTGTTAATATAAACAAATTAATAGAATGATAGTGAAAGGAAAGATGAAAATGTGTATTGCAGTAGATTATGCCAATGAAATTAATAAACAAATTACAGAAGCTAAAGAATATTATAATAAACTTAGGATAAAAGATAAAGTATTTAATGATGTTCAACAGGATTTATTACATAAGATTGAAGGGTTAGAAAAGTTTAGTTTGTATACTGGATGGAAGTTTTGCAAAGCATTAAACAAATTAAGAAAAGCAAGGAGAACAACAAAGAATGAGTTAAAAACTATGGAATTATTAATTAAACAATTAGGAGGATTTTCTATAAAAGAATCAAACATTAATGGACAAGCAAATAGTTTGGAAAAATTGAATTTTGAAAACGGATATCATAAAAGGCAATTAGAAATGACTGGGGATATTTTAGAAGAAGTAGAAAATATAGTTAACAATATTGTTTATAGTAAAAAAGCAAGTGATGATTTGAATGAATTTAATTCAGATGAAAGTAAAATATATGAAGCATCTGAAAGAGTCCCTAAATTTAAAGGTAGTAATATTAAATTAAGATATACTTCAGAAAAGAATAAAAATAATGTAATTGAGAATAGGAAGTCAGCTTATAAAAGATATATAATCAATGAAAAAGAACAGTATATAGAATTCATTGATAGAAAAAAGAGTGTAACTAATCATTAAGAGGAGGATAAAAGTATGTTAAAATTAATAATGTTTACATTTGGATTGATTGTGTTAAGTGGCTTATTTAAAGTATATATTACTATAAATAACATTGACCAAGAAATCCAAGAAGAATTAAAAATAGTATGGTAGTCAATAAATTAATAGAAATATAACTAAATAAATTGAGATTTTAAGAAGAGTGAGGAGGAATATAAAATGAATAAAAGTAAAATAAGATTTGGATTAACTATAGGCAGTTGGATTGAATATAAAGACAAATATTATTATGGAGAACAAATAACAGAAGAATTGTGTGATTTACTAAATACAAAATATGAACAAAATGAATTAAAATTAGAAACAATTAATTACTTTAAAGATAAAAGAAAATTTATATCTAAAGTAATAGAAAAAAGAATAAAACCATTTTTAAATAAGAATCAAGCTGATGAATTGGCTAAAGAAAGATTATTAAAATCATGTCCAAAGGCTACAGATGAAATAATAGGGCAATTTCAATTAGATACTTTTGCTGGATGTTATGTCAAGGATAAAGTTATGGAAGATTTAATAGGATTATATACACAAATAAAAGATTATAATAATTTTGTATGTAATAAGTTCTTAGAGGAGGAATAAATATATGATTAAAGAATTAATATTAGAAGCTGATAGAATTATTGACAAAGAATGTAAATTTAATAGCTGTTATAAATGTGCATATAATGAAATGATTAATGAAAAAACAATATGCAATAGGGTTTATGATTTGAAAGCTAAATATTCAAAGGAAACAAATTAAGATAATAATAAATGAAAGAAGGATGATTAAAATGACAAATGAATTACAAAGAATAGCAAATGTACTAGGAATCAATATGCACTCAGAAAACTTATGTTTACTGATTCAAGATAAGATTAAGGAGAAAGATAAGAGTATAAAGAAACTGACTTTTACTAATGTAATGTTAAAGAATCAAGCAAACAAACAGGAAATAAACCCTATAGTTAAGTCAATTAAGATTAATGACTTAGAATACATAGATGAGATCAAAAATGGATTTGATAAGGCTTATAAGGGGTTAAGAAAAGAATATGATAGTATTCTTAAAGCGAATTACAATTTACGATTAGAGGTTGAAATATATAAGCAGGAATCATTAATGAATAAAATCAAGAAGATTGAAGGAGTGAGATAGATATGAATGAAGAAAGGCTTGAATTATGGAATTTCTCTAAAGAGTTAGATAACATTATTTCAAGTACATATTACTATTCTAAAGAAAAATATAGAAGTATTTGTGAAGAAATTACAGATAAAATATGGAAAGAAGAATTTATAAAGTTTAAGAATAAATACAAGAGTCAAGTAGATTTTGCCGAAGATTATTTAGGTATTAAATTAAAATGGTATCAAAAAATATTATTAGAAACGATATATAAGAAAAATAATTTACTATGGAATGTAGGAAGGAGATAATTATGAGTTTAACAAAGAAAAGTATTGAAAATAAATATAATTGTATACTTGATAAAGCATTTGGATTTGATAGTGGTAGTTCATTTTGGACATGCTTTGATAAGGATATGGAGTACATATGTGATGGATATACTTTGAAAGAAATAGAAGATAAATTAAAGTCTAAATAACATTCCAATAAATGGTGAATTTTAAAAGGAAATAAACTAATAGAAAGTATGAGGTACAAAGATGGAAACAGTAAACTTATCAGAAATTAAAAATTTTCAAAATTATATTCATAGTTCTAAAGATACTGCTGTTGTAGAAAGAATATTGTTTGAAATGGTAACTAAATTAAAGGGTAGAAAGCCAACTTGGTATTATAAAGGCAAGAAAATAATCATAGATATTACTAAAGAAAATATAGAAGAAATAGCTTATTGTGATAGTTGTGGCTATCAAGAGTCATCTAGTATAGACAATGAAGATGATGAGTATTGCCCTAAATGTGGAGGATATGGATATTTTGTAGGTCATAGAGTTAAAGGAAGACAACATGAAATATATTCAGATGAACAATGGAGTAAGCTACCTAATGACTTTAAAAAGAAATATATATATTTAAAAAGGTTTGATTATTTGAGAGAAGGCGAATAATATGAAAAGAGGATTAAGATCTAAATGTAATTTTTATGAAGATTATTCAGGATATAGTGAAAAGGAGTTGGATGAAAAGTTAGTAGCTTTAGGGATAGATATAAATAGTTTTTCTAACTATAATGATGACATGCCTATATATGAATTTAAATCATTAATTATACAAAATGAGTTATTTAAATTAAGAACTAAATAAATTAATAGAAGTAAGCGGTGATTGAATGATATTAAATCCAATAAGATTTTATAAAAAGGTTAAGAAGTACATTAAATGTCAAAAGAAAATTAAAAGGTTAAAAGAATATGGAGTGAATATATCGGTTAAATTTAAAGATATTCGTAATTATTAAAGGAGGAACTGATGAAATTAACAAAGAAAACTAAAAATATAATACTAAGAACAGAACCTAATTTTAAACAATATATAGCCTGTTTTGATACAGATTATTATTTAAAAAATAAAGAATATGTGAAAGTAATATTAAAACCAACTATATAAGATATTAAAAATCCATTCTTATTTATTACCAATAAAGGATTATATGATAGTAAATTTATTGGATTTGATGATATTAATGAATTTATGAAATATTGTAATGTGTACAATATTAAAGCTCAAGATATTGGTTATGTAACATTTAATATAAATACAACATCTATAAAATGTTATTGTCCTAGTTGTAAGAAAGAATTTTATGAAGATTTTGATTTAAGATACAAAGATGAGTTACCAACTAAAACTGAGAATGGTTATATGTTATATTGTACCGAATGTTATATATAAGTAAGTAAAATGTTAAGTGAATATAAAAATAAATTATAATTTAATCTAAAATTGTGATATTAATAAGGAGATGCGTAAAAATGGACTACATATTAATACAAGATTATGAAATATTATCTAATGATTATTATTGCATAATTGATAATAATAATAACCTTTTAGGTTACATAGATGAATTTATATCGGTCAAAGTAGGAGGAACAAGAGTTTCTATCAATAATGAAAAAGTAATGTTAAAAAAAGCTAAGGCTAGAAAAACTGATGATAAAGGAAGAAGTTATAGACCTATAATAACAATTTATTTGGAAAAGCAGATTGAAGACAGTGAAACTAAAAAAGTTTATAAGAATAATGAAGGTAATTACTATTATTCTTTCAATAAAGAAGATGATGAATATATTTGTTTATTTGATGAATTGCAATTCAAGTATGTGGAAATTCAAAAGAGAGAATGTGAAAAATCTGATAATCAAGTTTTAGTTAGTAGACTTCAAGTTTGGATATATTCTGAACGTTGGAATGATATTTTTTTAAATACAATTGATAGAATTGAGTGTAAACAAATCTATACAAGAGAATATAAAAAAGCTATTCCAGTAAAATATGTATTCTTGACTTTGATACAGGCAGAAGAATTTAAAAAGAATTATAAAAAGGATACTTATAATTCTTTACTGGAGAATAATGAATGGTTATGGAAAGTTAAAGGATTCTTACAAGGATATACAAAGTTAAATAGATGTGAAAAAAGAACAATTATAGATATTATAGAGGACATAGATTTATTTAAACCAATAGACTTTAAAAAGAAAGAATATATTAAAATAAATTAATTAAAAATAAGAAAAATTGGAAATATGTATATTCTTTCAAATATGCGGATATAATAACATTGATTAATTTGAAAGGATGTGCTTAATTATGAGCGAATATTGGATAAATAGTCCTATGATAAGTGATAATTTTAAAATGTCTAAGGATTTTATACAAGAAGCTTTATTATCTGAATTCAATATTAATATGTTGAATGAAAAAAGAAAATCTCAAGATTTATGTAAAAGGTATAATATTCAAAATATGAAAAAAGGAATGGTTGAATATGTAAGATTTCATACAAAATATTCTCAGTGGTTAATTAAGGAATGTATCAACAATGAATTTAATGTGATAAAAATGTTAAAAACCATTGTAAATATGGTTAATAAAGCAAATACATTTGATAAGAATAGAGGTATAGATTTTATAATTATAAATAATGAAATGTTATATGTTATTCCTTTATCATTTTTAGAATGGAAAATTGAATTAAATTCTAATTCAGAAATATCTAAGTATTTATTAAGTTTACTTAAACAGACTGACGGAGGATCAGTAGAAAGAGGATTTTCCATAGAAGAAGATAAGTATCCTAATGGTATAAATACCCCAAATGATTTTGTCAAGGCGTATATTGAACAATGGGATAGGTTAATTACTGGAAAAATAAAAATTTCAGATATTAAATTTACAGAACAAGTTGGATAATGATATAATGAGGCTATAGCTAGTCTGTAGCTCTCAAATATTTACATAAAATGGCTATTTTATCAAGTGATAATAAATTAAAATAAATATAAAAGGAGCGAATAATATAAATGAAATATATGGGTAGCAAAGCGAGATTGTCAAAAGATATATCTCCAATAATAAATAAATTAATAAAAGAGAATAATGTTGATGCGTACATAGAACCTTTTGTTGGTGGTGCTAATATGATGGAACATATTCAATGCAAAAATAAAATAGGTTATGATAATAATAAATATCTAATGGCTTTATGGAATGATTTAATAGATGGTTGGAATCCACCTTCAGAAATGAGTAGAGAAATGTATAATAACATTAAAAATAATAAAGATGAATATGGACAATCATTAGTTGCTATAGCTGGATTCTGTGCTACATATAATTCTAAATGGTTTGGAGGATATGCAGGAAAAGTAAATACTAAAATAGGAACTATTAGAGATTATTATGATGAAGCTATAAGAAATATATTAAAACAAAGAGATAGATTATTAGATACTAAATTTATACATTCAGATTATACAGAATTAAATCCAACAAGCAATCTAATATATTGTGATCCTCCATATCAAGGAACAACAAAATATGGTTCTAGCAAAGATTTTGATTATGAATTATTTTGGGACAAGGTTAGAGAATGGAGTGAAACTAATATAGTATTGGTCAGTGAATATAATGCCCCAGACGATTTTAAATGCATCTATGAAAAGACTTTAACTACTACATTAGATAAGAATAGCAGAAAACAAGATACAGAAAAATTATTTATACATAATAGCTATAGAAATAAATTAATAGAAATAATAAAGAAAGAAGGAATATAATAAATGAGATATGTAGGAAGTAAAAATAAATTAAGCAAAGAATTAGCACCAATTATACAATCATACATAACCCAAAATACTAAGGGATATTTAGAACCATTCGTAGGTGGGGCAAATATGATTGATAAAATACAATGTAAGAAACGTATAGGTTGTGATATACATGAGGAATTAATTGAACTATTAAAATATGCACAAGAATTTAGTGGTTTATTGCCCGAAAGAATATTAGAAGATAAGTACATAGAAGTCAAAAATAATAAGGATAAATATGAAAAATGGTTTGTGGGTTTAGTTGGATTCTGTGCTAGTTTTAGTGCTAAGTATTTTGGTGGATACGCTAGAGATAGTAAAGATGATAATAGTGGTAAATGGTCAGCAGGTGCAATTAAAAATCTAAAAAAACAAGCTCCTAACTTAGAAGGTATTGATTTCAAATGTACAAGCTTTTTAGATTTACCATTGGATAAAATTAATAACTACATCATCTATTGTGACATACCATATAGAGACACTACAAAATATAAAACAGAAAAGTTTCCATATGAAGAATTTTATAAATGGGTAAAAGATATGAGCGTACATAATACAGTTTTAATAAGTGAATATAATATGCCTGAAGAATTTGAATGTATATGGCAGAAAGAAATTATAGTAAACATTGATAGTAATAAAGTAGCTGGTGATGGTAAGAATATCAGAACTGAAAAGCTATTTACATATAAAAAATAAATTAAAATACATAAATAAACATATCAAATATAATTTATATTTATTTTATAGGTAAAATCTGATAGTATTAATACATAAATAAGGAAAAGAGTGATTATTATGGTAAGTGCTAGAGTTTTAAATTGTTCTAAAATGATAGATAATTATTATTTATGTATTAATGAAAAAGTAGCAGGTTTTGCACAAAGAATAGCAGAAAAAGGAGATATTATATATATTGTAGTTAAAGTGGATAAAGTTACAGTTTGTGGTGCTAGAGGAATTCTTGACGCACCTACCGATTACAAACCTTGGGAAGATGCAGATAAATATGTTCAATGCTTTAATATTATTAATTTGGAATATTGTCAACCTTTTGCCATAAATATAGTCAAACAATACGAAGGGAAATACTGGGGAGCAAAAATATTACAAATGTCTAAAACTATTAAAAACGAAACTACTGTAGATTTATTAAACAATACATTCAATGAAAACAAAATTAATAATGTTTTCATATTTGATGAATATAAAAAAGAAATTCAACAAAAGGAGGAAGATTCTAATAATAGTATTGATACTGAAGAAATTTGTGAAGAAAACAATGAAAAACTAGATATAATGGGAACTTTTCAAACTATTAAATTCAAAAATGAAACTGATAAAGTTATGGGATTAGAAGGGTTAGTTAGTGATAATTTTTACAATTTATTTACCCATTTCCAAGAGGAAGATAGTATTTTGATTTCAGATAATAGAAAGTTTAAAACTACATCAATTAAAAATTCAAACAAAGATAGAGTTATTGGAATCGAAACTATACCAGATGCAATAATGATAATCTATAATAAAAACAACAATTCTCCTTTTAAAGTAAATTTAATAGAGTATGAATGCTATGGAGAAGGGAAATTAAAAAGTAAAGAAAAATTTGAATATTTTAATGGTCATATAATCCCTCAATTAATGAGGTTTGCATCTAATTTTAGTATTGTTACTGATAATAACATAAGGAGAGATACTATTAATAATTGGACAGATAAGATAATTGAGTATGTAAATGAAAATGAAAACTTAAGAAGAAAAATAAAAGTATGGATGGAAAATATATATCCTAATATTAAAGAAAGAGAAGTTGACAGAAAATTTGAAAAAGAATTATGTAAATCATTTGAAATCAGTTTAAGAATAACTTTAATAATAGATGAACTAACACAAGAACAAAAAGACACCTTACAAAATGTAATCAAATCATTTAAATTAGATGACAATAAGGAAATAGACTTTAAATCATACATAGTAAGACTTGAACAAAAAATTGGGATAGTTGATAAAGAAGCTAGGTTTGCTTTATCTTTTCAAGAATAGTAAAAAAAACAAGAATAAGGCTATGACTAAGTTATAGCCTTTTAACTTTTGCTAAAAACCAAATAAAATTTGCATTTTAAATTGATTTTCAATTAATAAACATAAAATATTAAATATAAAACAGCCTGTAGGATAAAATATAATTGCTTAGAAAATAAATATCCAACAGGCTTAATTTTATGTATGAAATAGCAATAACAATAGCTATAAATATAACCATGTTTTTGTTATTTCATTACAATAGTATTATGTGTAATATAAAAATAAATATACATTAAGTTTAATAAATATTTGATACTTAAAAATTACTTTAATTTATTTTAATAAAGGATAAAAATTTTATCAAAAATGGTTATATTGTTAATGTTTTTTGGCAATAATATAACCATTGGAGGTGATTTAATTGGAATTTATGCCTATACCTAGTCAATTTCAAGTAAATAAATATTTATTTTTTAAAGGTTCTAATTACTCTAAATCTACTGAAATTACAAATTGGAACTTGTATATGAATTATATAGCTGACATTGAAAATGAATCTAATAAAGACTTATATGATTTTGGAGAAGATGAAATTAAAAAATGTAATGAAAAAGTCACAGACTTAAGTGACAGTATATTATATACATTTAATTCTTTTATTAAATTTTATTTAAAATGGTATTCTAAAAGTTATCATAAAGAACTCAAAGAATTTAAATTAAAACGAAAAAACAAAGTAGATAATTCTTGGTATATTTCTAAGTATAATTTTTTTAATTTGTGTAGAAAAATTTTTGAAGCAAATGGCATAGACAATGTTTTACCTTTAATATTAGCTAGATACGGTATTACTGGTCAGAAGATGATATATGCTAGGCAAATAAAGTGGAAAGATATAGATTTTAAAAATAAAGAAGTGATTATATTTAATGAAGAAGAAGAAATAATTCTGCATATTAGTGTGGATTCTGATTTCTTAAAATGGATGGATTTAGCAAAGGAAATCCATAAAAAGAAATATATTGATTTTAACAAAAACATTTTTCATATAATAAAAGGCAAAAACCATGAAATTGTTAATTATGATACACTTAATTCTAGAATTTACAAGGCGTGTAAGGTTATAAATATAAAGAGAATAGCACTATATGATTTAGAGAGTTCTGCAAGAATGGATTATTTATATGAATTATATAATGGGAAATATGATATAGATTTTGTAACCATAGAAGAAAAATTTAAAATATGGTATCCAAAAGAAATAATATGTAAAGCTAATATATATAAAATAATGCATATATTTTTTAATTGGTTAGGTGCAGTTGAGATTGAATACGACAGAAGGAAAAAGGTTAAAAAAGAACTAAATTTGCTTAATAATGAAGAAACAAAACATACAAAGGTTCATAAAAATTTAATTATTGAATGTGGTGATATTGCATATATATCCATTAAAAGAAATAATAGCGAAGTAAAAGTGATTATAGATAAAGAAGATATTTCAAAAGTGTCAAAATATCAATGGTTAATCAATATAAGTGGATTTATAATTACTAGAATTAACAAAGATGGAGTAACTAGAATATGGCATTTGTCTAATTTTGTATTGGATATAAATGATTATTATGATATAAAATATAGAAATGAAGATAAGTTAGATTGTAGAAAAGTTAATTTAATCATTGATGGAACAGAATTACGTAAGGAGGGTTAAATGCTTTCCTTATTTTTGTATGATATATTAGATTGAAAAATGGTATATAGTGAATATTAATACTATCTTAGTCTATAATATAGATTAAGGAGGTGTACATTAATGGGCTATGGAATAATAATAAAAAACTTTGGAAAACCACCAGATATAGTAGATAAAAATAAAAAACTCATGGAAGAAAAGAGAGAGTTATTAAAGAAACAATTTGAGGAAAAATCTAAGGAATTGACTAAAAATAATGAGATTATTGAAGTTGATAATAAGGAGGATAGCAACAATGACAAAATTCAGATTAATAAACATGCTGAACAACTAAAGATACTTAAAAATCAAATGAAAGTATTAAAAGTTGAAAAAACATTAGCTATTACAAAATCTAAAAAATTAGAAAAGAAAATTTTATCATATGCTAATACTAATAAGAAGTTAAATGATGATATAAATATAAACAAGACTAACCTTGTGAACTTAAAAGAAAAATATGATGATATTAAATTACAATATTATATATTACAAAAAGTTCATAAAGATTTATCAAAAGAATATTATAAATACAAGCGACAGATAGGGCAACAAAACATGCTTAGAAAACTTAGTGAAAAATTAGAATTATTATCAGTTTCAAACAGAGACTTAAGGACTCAATTAGGTGGTAAAACTGAAATTATTTCAACGTTAATTAAGGATGTAGACAGTTTAAGAATCAATAAACTTGATGGATATAGTAATTTGTATAAGCAACAAATAGAATCATTGGAAAATGATAAGTATAGCTTAAGTGTGGAAAATCAAAATTTAAGAAAAAAATTAGAAATATATGAACCTACTGAAAAAGTAAAAGAAATTGTAGTCGATACTACAAAAGAAAATAAACTAAGTATAAAATCAGATAATCCTAGACATGTTCTAGTTAAAATAAAAGAATCTATGGGTATGTTAAAGAATAACGATGATAAATACATTTATATAGACTATAATGGGAATACTTTTGATAATGTAAATGCTAGTAAGTATTATATAGAAGATTTAGAAGAAGTCTTTTGCGTAGCTGAATTTAATGATGAAAATAATGAATATGTAATTACAAATATATATCCTTATATTGAAAGTAAAGAAGAGTTGATTAGCCATCTTTATGAAATGAATTTAAGAAAAGATAATAAGCTTAAAGTGATTAGAACAGGGAATATAAAAAAAGAATACATCAATTATGAAAATTTTAATAATCAAAAAGTATTGATTATTAATTCATTTAATCAAAAATTATATATAAGTGAGTTAAAGAAATATAATTTAAAAGTTAGTGGATTTGATACCTATTCAGAAAGTCCACTAAAGATTATTTCAAAATTAGTGAGTTATGATGTAGTTATATGTTGTACTGGAACTTCAAGACATTATATAAATACTTTAATAGAGAATGCAAAAGACTACTACGTTAATAATGAGGTTAGGAATGAAAAGTATCAGTTTATGGAGCATGTTACCATAAGCAATTTGTTAAATAGAATTAATTATGCTATAGAAAATACTAAATAACAGAGTTGTGAGAACTATAATTGAATTTTTATAGTTCTCTTTTATTGCTTTTTAAAATATTTAAATAAATTAATAGAATTACTATTGCATTGATTGGTAGTTTATGATAATATTAGTTTAGACAAACAAATTAATAGAAATACATAAGGAAGTGATAATATGAAAAAGAGAGCAATGAAGAAATGGATTCCTAAAGATACTTGTTATTGTTATAACCCAAAAGCAAAATGTCCTTGGAGAAAATACATAACAACTATAAAAAGAAACAAAACAAATTGTGAACATGCCAATAATTGCAATGAAGAATGTTGGACAACTCCAAGAAATTCATGTCGTGATATAGTTTATACATGTGAATATTTAGGATATACCGATTATACGCAAGAAAGTCTTTTATGGGATGCTTGTAAAGAATGTAGAGTAAAAGATGATTATAATTATTTAAGAGATGCTAAGAAATATGGAAGAAGAAATAAAATTGAATAGAAGTGATATTTTATGGTAATATTTAGGAGGAATTAAAAATGAAAGTGATAGAATTAAAATATAACGGATCTGTAGAGAGAATATTTATTCCATTAAAAGAAGAACAATCTTCTATAGAAGGCTATCTTTTAACAGTTACGAGTTGTCGTATAAGAAGCAATGCATGGGTAAATCCAACAAAATATGAATATCTTACACCATGTAGTTTTAATGTAATAGCAAAAATAAAAATATTTAAAGGAGGAAAATCTACATGGAAATTTGAAAATGAATTTAATTTTGAAAATCCATTTATAGATAACGATAAAAATATGTTAAATATGTCGTTTATACATAAATTATCAGTAGATAAATTAGGATATGAAAAGTATCAAAATATGTTTTTAGATGAAGAAGATATAATATATAATAAAATTAAAAAATCAAAAGTATTAGATGATTATGAAATAGTAGAAACAGATTATAATTTAGACAAGAATAAAGAAATATATGTAAATATAAATAAATTAATGGAGGCATAGAAACTATGAAAGGTTTTAAATTTAAAAGAATAAAGAATAGGTTCAGATGGGAAAGCGATTTTATGATTTTAGAATTTTCAAATCCATCAATACAAGGGTTTGATGACTATATAAACTTAACAAGTGAAAAAGGAATTATGTATTATTACTATACAGTAAAAGTATTTAAGAAGATAGTAGTAGATTGGGATGATAACGACAATGAAATTATAAAATGGAAATTAGTAGGTAGTAGATGTACTCATGATTTTCCTATGATATTGGATTTAAAATGGATTCTTGATTATCAATTAAATGATGACACTAGAATAGATGGTCAAAAACATGAATATCAAAGTGGAGATATTAGATATTCAAAAGTACAAACAACTGAAGGATTCGCTTGTGATGATTTCTATGAGATAAACAAGAGTGTAGATTCAGAAGGAAAAGATGAAAGATATATAGTTTATTGTGGAACTACTTTTAATTGTCAAGGCGATCTAAATAGTGCTGGAATTAGAACTCCATATGTAGATAGAAAAGCTATTGAGGAACTATTTAAATGTGTATCTAGTTTTGTTCAATATTCATTAGATAAGCATAATGTAGAAAATGAAAACTGGAAGAATAGATTTGAAATAAAATATAATAAAATCTATGAATGTTATGCTGATAATAATACATTGGATAAGAATAGAGTAGAGTCCATTTATATTATAGGAGATATTTTAGATATAACAACATTAGTTAATAATAAGCAATATGAGTATTATAAGGCTAAAATATCAAAAATAAAAGATAATAATTTGATTTTAGAAAGTGGTGAAGTTGTTACTTTAGATTCTATAGTTTATATTATGGATGATATAATTGATGAAAAGTTAAAGTATAAAGAAAATGAAATAGCAGAAGACTTTTTAAGTATTCTATCAAAGGAGGAAAGAGAAGAGTTTAAAAACTGTAATATAGAACTATTATTGAATAAGTATAAAGAAGCTATAATTGATAGAACGTGGATGTGTAGAGATGAACATGAATTTGATATGGATTATAATACAGGAGATAGAGTAAATAAAGTAATTCCTATTGTTAAAGATGTAATAAATAAAATTAAGGTAAGTTTAGGCTAATGATTAAATGTAAAATTTTGTTAAAAGACGTGTTTTAATGGGAATTATTATCAATTAGAAAGGAGAAAAAATATGATACCAAAATATTATATTGTGGAAATAATTGAAGAAGTAGATTTATCATGGAATAGTAGGTGTTATGCAAAAGGCGTAAGAGTTATGGTTTGGGAAGATAAAAGTTTAGATTGTTATTGGACTGTGAATACTGTAGATAATTTTAAAACTCATTGTGCTAAAAAATTATATGAATTTGAAGGTAAAGAAATATAAGGAAGGTGATTAAAATAGCTAAAACAGAATTAACTGAGAAAATTGAACAAACCATATATAAAGAAACCTCTATTAGAGCAATCTTTGGTTGTTTTGAAGTGACTCTAGGATGGTATGGCAAAGGTAGAGTAGATTATATGACGATGGACACAAAAGATATTTTTAGATGCTACGAGATTAAGATAAGTAAGTCAGATTTTCATAGCGAACATGGTCATAATTTTGTAGGTCACTATAACTACTATGTTATGCCTAAAGAATTATATGAGCAAATTAAAGATGAAATCCCCAAAGAAATAGGTGTATATGGTAGTTATGAATGTAGAGATAATATATGTTTAACATTATTAAAGAAACCAAAGAAACGAGAACTAAAAGTAGAAATGGATATTCTAAAGAATTCTATGATAAGATCATTAAGTAGAGAAGTAACAAAGTTTTATAATACTTGTGATGAAAAATACATAAATAAATTAAAGAAAAGAATTGTTAAGCTAGAAAAATCTTATAAGGAAATGGAATCAAGAAGAATAGAAGCAAGTAATGAATTATTTTTTATAAAAGATAAAATTGAAAATCCTAGTGATTATTTGCCTAAGTCTAGAATAAATAGAATTAAATTAGTTTGTGAACGCAGGTTGAAGCAGAATGAAGACAATAAAGAACTAGAAGAAGTTATAAATGATTTAGAAATTTTGTTAAAGGAGAATGGAGAATTATGAGTTTAATAGATTTGCAATCTCAAGCAAAATCACAATTAATTACATATGATAATATCATAAAAAGCCTATCGCAAGAATTTAATATTAGTGAAATATATTTACAAAAATTATGCAAGGATATAAATACTAGAACCTCAAATTCTTATGCTATGGCTTTAAATATAATTCATACTGATTTGTCTAATGGACTAGATATTAATAAAATAATATTAAAGTATGGTTTAGATAAAGATTTAATATAAATAAATTAATATAAATATAGACAAGCAATAAGAAAAGTTGTAAGATATGATTAAGGAGGTAATATTTATGAAAAGATGTTTAAGTGAAATTCCAGAAGATAAAAGACAACCATACATAAGACAGGAAGCTATAAATAGAGTCTATAACAAATTAAACGAAAAGTTTAGAATAGTAAAGGAGTTAAAAAGAATATGAGTGATAATTTGTTCAAAGTTATGTGCGTAAACAACAATGGATGTTTTGAAAATTTAACAAAACAAAGTATGTATGAAGTTTTAGAAGAAGATGAAACAGAATATAACGTAAAAGATAATAAAGGTAACTGTTGGTATAACAAGGGTAGATTTGAAAGAATTAAGGAGGACAAGCAAGTGAAAGAGTATAAGTTACAAGAAGTAATTAATAATATTGAAGATGGAGAAGAATATAAGAGTGATAGTCCACTATGGGAAATTAAATCAATTAAAAAAGTGAATGGAAATATTAAATTTATCTTTAATGGTGCTAAAAATGATTCTGTAGGAGTAAATACAAATCAAAGATTTATTAAAGTAGGAACACCTGTAAACTTTATGAACATAATTAAGTCAGGAAAGTTGTGTAGAATTGATCATGAAATAGTAAATTGCTTATGTAAGGATGTCTTGCCATGTAGAGAAGAATGTATTAACAAGGATTATAAGTTGTTGTTAGAAGGAAAGTATTTACCATTAAGAAACATACTGGCAGTTTTACCTTGGAAATTAACAGAATCTGAATTTAGAACTGTTTTGGAAGAAGCAAAGTGGTACTTAGAAGAGAATTAACAATTGATAATCATTTTCATTTTTAAATACTGATTTTAATTAAAAGTTAGACTTGAAAACAAGAGTATGAGTGAGTATATGGAAGTATGAGAGAGTTTAAAATTGAACAAATTACAAAAATGATAGATTAATGAGAAAAGGAGAAATGAAAAATGGGAATGTATACACAAGTAAGAGGATGGTTAAATGTTGATAGTATAGGATGTGACAATTTAGGAGAAATACAAAGTAAATTAGAACAAGCAAAAGAATATTTTGAATCAGATGCAACTTTAAAAGATTCAGATAATGATACACTAGAAAGAAAATGGGTATGTCATGACACTATAGCTAATGGTGGAGGAAATGGTTCAGTATACATATTTTTTGGAACAGAATTAAAGAATTATGGAAATCCAGCTTATGAATGGATAAAGTTTTTACTTAAATATTTTCCAAATGCTGAAGGTCGAATTGATTTTCAATATGAGGAAGAAAATTATTGGGAAGATATTAATTATGAAGAAGAAAAAGAAACTGAGAGTAATCCTGGGTATTATCAAGAAGATAATAAAGGAAGTATGAGTAGATATTTGTTAATACGAGATGGAAAAATAATTAAAGATGATTATACAAGAACATGGTGTAAGGGTTATGGAAATATGTATGGAAAGTAATTCAAATAAATTAATAGAAGAAAGAGGTTAAAGAAATGTTTAAATTATTTAAAAAATCACAATTAAAAAGTAAATTAACTGAGAATGGTTTTCCTTGGCTGAAAGTTAAAAAAGATGTAATTAATAAGTACAGAGAGACTACTAATAAAAGTCATAACCTTACAGATTTTGAAATCCAGTACAAATTAAACAGAGGGTTTTATAGTTCAAGTACTGATAGTATTAATGAAGATAGAGATATTTGTTATTATGGCTACCTCAAAATAGTCAAAGATAATAGAACAAATACAATTACAGAAATACATAATAGTAAAAGCAACAGATGTGGCAGAATCCATTATAAAGAAAAAGACAAAATAAAAGGAATTTATATTTCAGTTTTTGGAGGTGAAATATAATGAGTAACATATTATATGTACCAGTAGGAAAGTCTGGAGCAGGTAAAGATTATATCACTGATAAAATATGCCAAGATTTCAATATGAAAAAAGTAATCAGCAGAACTACACGTAAACCAAGATTTAAAGGAGAAAATACACATTTATTTGTTTCTGAAGAACAAGCTAATGAGGAATGGGCTATAGCAATTGCAAGACAACCCGTTCCAAATAAAGATAAAATAGATAGGTATTATACTATAGAAGAAGATTTAAAAAATAAAGACTTTTATTTATTATTCCCTACAGGAGTAAAAAGTTTAAAAGAAAAAAATATAGATGTTCAAATTAAAACATTATATATAAAAACGCCTTGGTATATAAGAATATTTAGAATGATTAGACGAGGGGATAGTATATCTAATATTATTAAAAGGTTAACATATGAAATGAGTGAGTTTAAAGGGTTTAAAGGAGATTTGAATTTTAAAAATAATGATGAAATGTATATTTATTTTAGAGATAAAAATTTCTTGAATTACACATTATTAGATGGATTTATAAAGGAGGATTAAAATAAATGGAATGTACGATGTTTCAAGTAATAGCATTTTTAAATAAACTTTCAAATAAGGATAGAAAATTTAAAAGAGTTGGTGATGATAAATTCAAACTCTTCAAAGGCGTATATGGAGATTTGATGATAGAACTTAATGGAACTTATAGACCATGTCCAGTATTTTTGTATATGCAAGATAAATGGATTTTAGAAGAACAAGAATAATGCAAGCAATAATGTTTTCTGTAGGTGTGTCAATAGCTTTATTCTTAATAGTTCATTTTACAGAAAAGCATAAATAATAAATTAAGATAATAATATATAAGTATGAAGGAGAATGATTAAAATGTTAAAAGAAGTTATAAAAATGAATGTAGGTTCAGGTGTGGATTTAGAGTTTAGAAGTATAAAAGAAGTTTTAATATTTTGGTATGAAGATTTTAAGAATAAAATTTGGAACTGTGAAAATAAAGAGTTTACATATAGAGAGCTGAAGTTAAAAATTATTTATGATGTTGTATTGGATGAAAAAGGTAAAGTTATTGAAGAAACAGACTTTATAACAATTAGAAAAGATTTAGAAGAACAAATAAATCAAATCAATGAAATGTTAGAGGAGAGTAATAAATGATAGAAATATTAATATGGGGAAATCCAAAGAAAGAATTCAAAAGATTAAATATAAACCCTAAATTAACTTGGAAAGGGTATGATTGGAAAGAAACTGAAGAAATAAGAGTTTATTGTATAACTAGAGACGAATTTGATATATTATGTGATGATAAATATTCAGAAAATGATTGGCTTGATAGTTGTTGGAGATATGCTGAAGGCAGTAATATGGGAAGTCTAAATACTCAAAAGATAATTAATGGCAAAGCTTTAGAATGTTTTAGTTCATTAAGGCAACCATTATATGAAGATGATGAAGAGATTGATGATATGGAATATGACCACTTATTAGATTATTTATGTTATTGTTTAGGTGTTTCTACGGAAAGTAATATATGTGCAGTAGCAGTTGATTTAGCTAGATATAATCATATGTCTATGGTTGAATTATTTGAAAGATATCAAAGCAGATAAATAGTTAATTTTAACAAGTGTTAAATAAATTAATAGAAGAAAGGAAATGAGTAAATGAAAAGTAATATTTTTATACCAAAACAAATAAATGTAGGATTTCGAAATAGAGAAGATACATATACAAAGAAATTAGCTTATGTTATTTATTTTGACAATAAAGGAGTTTTAAGAAAAGAAACTTCATGGAATAGTTGGAGGGATGATGAAATAGACAACATAATATATGATAATGTTCCAACTGAAGGTTTTGTTTTAAACAAGAAAGTAGGGGATTACTCAAATGGTTGGGATCATAGACAAGCATATGTAAGAATCTATGATAGTCGTGATTTTGAATTTGAGATAACTATAGAAAACCTATTATATATATTAGAAAATACTAGTGCAATAAAAGGAAAAGGGCTTGAAGGGGAATTTGTATATGGATGGGACGGAAAAGATTTAATATTAATTCCTACATCATCTCCAGATTATCAAGAAATTCAAAAGTTTAATGATGTATTATTTGAGAATAAAAAATTTAAAGCAAAAGACTTAATAATAGGTGCTACATATAAAGATAAATCAATGAACGAATGGATTTACATGGGAAGATTTGATAAATGGTCAAGAGATTCAGAAAAAGTATATAGAAACAATAGCAGATATGGTTATGACTATGATTATATCTATAAAGATGTAAATAAAGGTAAACATCATTTCTTTGTGAAGGAGTCTTTGAATTACAGAGATGAGCCTTATTTAGAAACATTAATATTAAAATCATTAGGAGATAAATTTATAGATATAGTATCTTCAGAATGTGTTGAAAACTATGCTGATTTATTTGATAGACTAGAAAGAAAAACTGAATACTCCCCTTATGATGAAAGTAAAGATAAATTATTTAAATATACTTTTAAAGAATTTAAAGAAGATGCAGATAAAAGAAGGTGGTTTTATTTTTATAGTGGCGAAAACAATAGAATGGAATTAGATAAAAGAAGAGATGAACAAGGTGAATACGATACTGATGATTATAATATTTATAATAAATCAGATACTTATAAAAACGGATTTATAAAGAATACAACACTAAAAGAAATATATGACGAATTCCAACCAATGTATAAAAATAAATACTTACAAAATGGAAAGCTATATGAAAGGGAGAGATAAATAATGAGTAATATAAATGATAAAAAGATAATGGAGTTAAAGAAACAAATTGCAGAAAAGAAAAATAAATTAGAAGGTGTTAACAGATTTATACCTATAACAAATTGTTCTATAGAATTAGATGGTGTTAGACTCAATCTTAATACTTTGCAAAAAGAACAACTGATTCCACTTATGGTTAGATTAAACTGTTATATGTTATCAGCTAAAGATTTAGGCATGTTAGATGATTATAAAATAAGTGGATACAAGGTGGGCGAATGGATAGTAGATGTCAGAACCAAATTAGATATTCTTTCTAGAAAAGATGAAGAAATAAAACTTAAAGTTATGGAGTCTAAATTAGATAAGTTATTATCTGATGAAAAGAAAACTGAATTAGAACTAGATGAAATTGCAGAATTTTTAAAATAATAAAAACAGATAACTTCCTAGAATTAAAAATAAAAATCAGTTCTAGGAAATTACCGTAAATGGTTGATTTTAATAGAATAAATTAATAGAAAATATAAAGGAGAGATTAAGATGAAGAGAATGTTTTTAGATTTAGATGGAGAACAATTTTTTGATATAAGAGGTGAAAATTATGAGGTAATTAAGAGTTTCATAAATAGTAATTTTATTGGTCAAGGAAAACATTATGGTAGTTTGCCAGAAATTATAGATAATAAAAGCAAACCATTAATACTAATTAATTATACTGATGGCGATGATGACATTGAAGAAATAAATCATAATAGCATTGAAGAAACTATTAAAACATATGAGGAACAAGAAGATGTGGACAGTGTACAATATTTAGGATTTCCAACGGTTTTAAATGTTTAATTAAAAGATGGGAGGATATTAATATGTATAATGAATTAAAAAATAAAATTAAAGTATTAGAATTATCTGATTCAGAAATATTATGGTTAAGTGATATGATGTGTGGTGAATCTGATGGCTCAGAAGCTAGTAATTCTTTAGAAAAGAAAATAGATAAATTATATAAAGAGACTTTTAATAAATAAAAAGGCAATAAAATATGGATTTGAATGGAATATTAATAAATTATAAAAAGGAGATAGGAAAATGATTGATGAATTAATTAAAGAAATAGAAGAATTAAGAACAATAAAAACTAAATATGAATATTTACAAAAAGACAAAGAAACAATGTCAAAATTGTTATATAAATATATGATTAAAGAATATAACTCTAAATCCTATGACGAAAGAGCTGATGAATTTAGAGTTACTATATGTAAAGATTGCAAACTTAGGGGTTGTAATTATACAAAAGAGTTGCCTATTGATATATTAAAGCCAATAGAAAGCGATGTTTCTTTTATACCTAGTAAAATAAGTTGTAAAAAATTTAAATGGGATTAAAAACACGATAGATATGTTATTTTATGGTAAATATAAGGAGGAGAGTATATGGTAAAAATTTATAAAAATCCAAATGGAGACACAAGAACGGCTAAAAAAGATGTAAGTTTTGAGGAATTTCAACAAGCAAATGATATGCATAGGCGAGATGTTAAAAATGTCATGAAAGAGTTAGCTTATATGATAATGGATATAGGTTTCTCTCATGATATTACGAAGAAAACTGATGAAGAACTATTTTATAATAACCTTTTATCAACAATGAATGAAGGAACTGATTTTGTTAATAACGAATGGTATCAACTACATATAGCCAAAGAAAGACATCATCTATTATCTAATTGTCCTGAAGATGTAAATTTACTTGATGTATTAGAAATGATAACAGATTGTGTATGTGCTGGAATGTCTAGAAGTGGTGATGTAAGAGATGTTGAAATTAATGAGGAAATATTAAATAAAGCTTTGAAAAACACAGTAACAGTTATTAAAAATATGATAGAGTGTTCAAATTAAAAAGCAAATAAAATAAATGTTTCATTGGAAGTTGAAAGGAAGTGAGATTATGAATTGTCCAAAGTGTGGCAAAGAAATGAAACAGATTCATTGGGAAGGATTGTCTTTATTGAATCCTATGACTTGTGAAGAAGAACTAGAGTGTGAATGTGGAGTATATTATCAATTTTCATATGGTGCTGAAAGATGCTTAGATAAAGATGGCAATGAAATAGATTATTAAAGGAGGATAAATTGTAATGAGTAAAGATCTATGGGATTTAGCCAAAAGGGCTACTAAAATAGTAAAAGAACAAGTCAAACAAGATATAAATGAAGATGAAATGACAGGAATATTCTATCAAGAATTTTGTGAACCTACTTTAGCCGAAAAAGAATTATTAGGCGATTTATTAATTGGTGACAAAGCAATGGTCAAGATAGAAATAGAAGATTTAAAAAATATGAAAGGTAAAATAGGATATGTGTTAGGTGTAGATGTAAAATATCCTGAATATCCTATAAGTGTGAATTTAAAAGTAGGAGATGAATTTATTGAATGTAGATTTAAGAGAATTGAATTAGAAAAAGTATTCTGTTAAAATTCTAATTTGAAGGTAAATAAATTAACAGAAGAAAGGAGGTTGTATGATGTACATAGCTTTTGGAATTTATATGTTTATAGGTTTTTGGTTTATAAAACCTAAAGATATAAGAGATTTTCATTGGACATGGGTAGATTTTTCAGATGGATTCTTTCCATTGTGTATACCTATTTGGGTATGGCTAATAATGTGGTTACTTTGGTTACCAATAAAAATAATTCAATGGATATTAGGAGGATTTAATTAAATAACAACATAGAAGTTTCTAGCAGAGATTAAATTTGTTAGAAACTTTTTATATTATTTAAATAAATTAATAGAAAGACTATTGACTTATTAGGTTGGAAGATTTATACTAAAGATAAGCTAATAAGGAATGACAGATACATATAAATTGGATATAATATTAATAATGAAATGGAGTGGAATCAAATGAAAGATTTAAAATTGCCAATAATAAGTAAAGAAGAAAGAGAAGTAATATGGAACAATCTAAAAGAAGGTGATACTTTAGTTGAAATTGAATGGAACTCTTGGGGTGATAGTTATACTGTTAGGAATAGAAAGATCATAAAAAGAACCGCTAAAGGAAGTATTAGGTTAGATAACAATGAACTTCTAAAACATTTGGAATCTAAATATTATGTTGTAACTGACGAATTAAAAACTTGGTATAATATAATAGAAGTTGAAGAAAATTTATTTACCTTGTTTAATAAAGCATCAAGAGATAAAAAATATTTTAAGAATAATTTGACATATGAAGATATATTTAATTTAAAAGAAATATTGGAAAGAGCATTGCAAGGTAAAGAGTGTGAATAAGACCTTAAAAACTATATTTTAACAAAATTTAGGAGGAATTGAAATGCAAAAAGATTTAATAACAACTGAAATATTAGAAGAAATAAATTCAACATTAAAAGATAAAGGAACTTGTTTAAGAATAATCAGAGATGGTCAAGTTAATAATATTGTAAAAAGCTATAAACTTCAAATAGTAGATGAATTTATAGATTCACAATACATGTTACCTAATCCTAATAAAGAATGTGAAAAATTTATTAGAGATTTTTTTGAAAGTAAAGGTATAAAATTACCATACAGTAATCAAGTATTAAATATATGGGCATATGAGGAGGAAGTATAATGGATAGAAACATATTATTAACTTATATACATGTGAAAGGATATACTACTTATGAATGGTTTGAAGATATGGAAGAATGTAACGAATTTATAAAGGATTCTAAAGATAAAATTTATAAGATATTTGAATGTTGTCGAATTGGAATTGTTAAAGATATGGAAGAAGAATTAAATTATAAAATAGGGGAGGAATTATAAAATGGAAGAAAAAGAAATAGTTAAGAAAATAGAAGAATTTATCAATGAAACAAATAGAGAATTATTTGAACTTGATGAATATTTTAGTGTAAAAGGTAAAATTATAGAATGTGATAAAAAAGGTCAAACAATTAAGGTTCAAATATTAGATAAGAAGTATTCATTTTATTTTCAAGATAATGAAATACATGGAGTATTGACAGAACCATATGAAGTCAAAGAATATTTTAATTTTAAAAGTATTATATATTGGAAAGGGAAATTGTAAATGATAAAACATGAAGGGAAAAAATTGTTATTAACATAAATTCTATCTTTTATTAAAAATAAAAACATAAAAGGAGATACAATTATGGAAATAATAAAACGTTGTGGATGGATTCATTATGTTGATGAATTTTATAAGTTTGATTCTAATAAATCTGGAAAATGGATGTATTTCTTTAAAGATAAAGAATTTGTAGCTAAAATATGTGAGGATACCATAAAAAAGAATATTGTTGGTGAATCAAAACATACAGATGAAGAAATAGGAGTTACTTGTTTTTATCTTAATTGTGATGATATCAGAACACATAAAAAGATTCTATTGTACTTTATTGAAAATAATCTTATTTCTAAAACAAAAAGTGGAAGATTATATAATATACCCTTTAAATTAAATGCTCGGACTTCAGCAGGTGAATATGGTGATGAATTTCATTCAGATATAAAACTATCGAAATTCATTGATTTAAATACAGGAAAATGGTTGCTATAAAATAGATTTGAAAATAAAGTGTTAAAATATCTTTTAATTGAAGCGAGGTGAGTAAAATGGATTGTAAAAGATGTGGCAATGAGTTAAAGCAAATGGAAGATTTGGATTTCTTTGAATGTGAAGAATGTGAATTAATATATGATGAACAAGATAATGATATTACAGAAGATTATTTTGAGGGAATATATCAATAAATGAGAGAGGTGATTTTAAATTGTGTAAAACAAAAATACAGGAATATATAAAATTATTAGATGGTTATATTTGCAAAACAAATGAACATAATTTTAATATAAAGAATCAAAATATTATAATAGATAAAAATGTATTGTTATTAAATACTTTAGATGATATTCAATTAAAGAAGACATTAAATTTATTAGAAAGTATTTATGAATCTGAAATAAATATAAAAGAATTAATAAAAAATATAAGTCAATAAAGCAATAAGTTTATAATGAAAGGGAAAAGCTAATGATAAAAAATTTAAAATTAAATATAAATAAAACATATGAGTTGTATTTAGAATCCAAAGACTTAATTGAAAAAGGTCATTGTTATAATAATTGTATAAACATATTGGCAAATCTATTATTAGAAGATTACCATAAGGGAGAATATAAAATTGGTTATTGTTATACTGGAGGGCAAGACCACTATTTAGTTAGACATTGCGTTATTATTAATAAGAAGAATGAAGTAATTGATGTTACTGCGTTGTCAAAATACGAAGTTAAAGAACTTAGAAGATTATCAAAATTATATAATATACAATATTATATTTTTGCAGAATTAGATAGCCAACAATTATATTTTGCCCTAGAAAAAGCTAATTATGTTCCAGCATTAAAGAATATATTTAGTGAGAAAGAAAAAGAATTATATGAATATATAAGTAAATTAGGTTTAGAAATTAATAGTTGTGATTATAATATGTTTATTAAAGAGTTATTATAGGAGGATTTAAATATGAAAAAATTATATACTGAAGTGCAATATAGGGAATATGAAAAATTAATGGAGAAAATGGTTAATACTGATGATATATCAATTGGCTTTGAAATTCATGAAGAAATAAATATATGGTTAATTGATAATCATATAAGTCAGCAAGCAGAAGATCAAATGAACACAAGAATGGAAGAAGAAGATATAGATGAAATGAATGGAGTTAAAAAAGAAGGAAAATTAATAGAATTTCCAAAGAAAGAATAGATGTAAAGGCTTTAAAAGAGCCATTTTATGGTAATATTAGGTTTTAAGAACGGCTTAAATAGGGACTTTAGGAGGCATAAAAATTATGAAATTTACTAAAAAAGAAACAGATGATTTTATAGAACAATTAATATTCACTAATGAGTCAATGTGGACGGCATTATGTTCATGTGAAGAATTAACAAGAAAAGATATATTTAAAGAAATAGTCAATTCTGATAGTGAAGAAACTGAACAATTAAAGAAAATGATAGCTGAAAAATTCTATAAGAAAGCCAGTGAGAAAAGTGATGTAAAATTTGCTAAACCAGAAATGAGTGGAGATTTACAAGATTTTCAATTTCTTGGTGATGAATTAGAAAAATATTTAAAATAAGAGAGGTTATAATAATGAAATGTGAAGCTTGTAAATATGAATCATGGGATTTTGATAATAAGTTTGTAAAAATAAATCTAGTAGCTACAATTCAAAAGAAAAACAGAGATGATGATACATATGATGAAAAGGTTGAGATATTAGCGTGTCCAAAGTGTGGAACTTTAAAAATTAGCACAGATTGTTTACTATATTTAAATGAAGATGAGGAGGAATAATTATGAAAATAACAGCGACAAATTCAACAAGGTTTACAAAAATAGAAGAAATATTAGATAAATTAAAAGAAGATTTTACTAATAAATTTGAATCAGCAGAGTTTGTATTAGAAGGATGGGATGATATAAAATTAACATCATTAAATTGTTTTGATGAAGAAATTGTATTACCAAAGGGATTTATAATAGGACAGATACAATATCATATTTATCCAGAATACAAAAAAGATAAAGATGATATGATTACAGAAAAACAAAAATATAGAATTGAAATTGAAGGAACTTTAGAAGATCAGAAATATAAATTAATCTATAACAATTTATATACAATAGGTATAAAAATACGAGTTGAGTTATATTAAAATGAAGAATTTAGAGTAAGTGGAGGATTTCTTTATGACAATTAAAACAGTAATATATGATTATAAAATTGAAGCAGAAAGTTATATAAATAAACCAATTATTAAAGATAATATACCAATAGGAACAATTAGCAAGGCTACAAAGTTTGATTTAGGAATTGAAATAGAAGGACAGATATGGGATAAATATATATCTAGTTTTGTTGAATTTACTGACGATGAAGATAAAAGAGTTTGTAATAGTGTTAGCATAAGTCTATAAACAAATTAACAGAAATTAATTGACAATATAAAATAATAAGAGTAATATTATGGTTATAAATAAATTAATATAAGGAAGTGGATAATTATAAACAAATCAAAAATGTCAGAGCAATTTAAATTATTCCTACAATCACAAGAAATGGACATTAATATATATGAATACATAGGTAAAGATTGTTATGATTATAAAGTTAGAAATGTTCAAACTGGTGTGTAATAGGGTATATAAGATATTAAGGAGGTATGATTAATGGAAATAATTGAATTTAAATTAAATGATGAACTTCAACAACAAGCCATAGATTTTGGAGAATACATTGGAGATTATATTGTAGAAATCAACGAAGAAGAAAGTATTATAAAATATACATATGAAAACGAGGAATATGAAGTAGAATATGACACAAAAGAAGTTGAAAGGTATTTTAATGATGGGATATGGATAAGACTTTAAATTACTTCTTTTAAGGTGAAATAAATTAAACTGGAGGTTAGAAAATAGATATGGAAATATTAGATTATTACAACGAAATTAAAAGTTATAAAAATAATGAATTAAAAAAGGTATTAGGAACGTACGGTTTTAATTACAAAGATAAAAAAATAGATTTGGTAAAGAAATGTATGGAACGAAAATATAATGAATTTTTTAGAAATAGAATAAAACTAAACAGTAATGAGATATTAAATAAAGCAAAAGAATATAAAACATTTGAATCTTCAAGTGATGTTATAGGAACTTTGTGGATAGATGGTTGGATATTTTTAATTAATACTTCTATAGGTAAGTTTTGGTATTGCATAAGTAAAGACCGTGTTTATCCTACTGCAACTGGAACATCAAATCAAATAGATAGAGAAATTGATAGACTTGAAGAATATTTAAAAAATCATCAAGATTTTAAAACTGACTTAATTAATTATGGTGGATATATAAAGGAAAATTTTTTGTTTGATTGGAATGACTTTCAAAATTTAATACAGTAAAATATTACTTTTATTTGGAAAATTAAGGAGGGATAAAATTGAAAAATATATATTATGCAAAAGACATTATAAATGGTTTAGTTCAGGAAATATCTTTAGGAACAAAAGTTATAATGAAGACTGAACCAAGGTTTAAACGCAAATTTATTAAAGGCAAACTAATAAAAAATGATGATAATTGTATAGGTATTGATTACCCAAAAGAACTGGGAGGAACTTTCTTATCAAGAGAAGCTATAGAATATATTAAAATATTAGAAAAAGGGAGTAATAATATGTCAAAGAAAGAACAATTATTAAATGAATTGGAGCAAATTAAAAAAGAATTTAAAGAAAAGATAGAAAATGTACAAAAACAAATTGAGAAAGAAGATAATAAAAAAGAATGGTGGACTCCTAAAGAAAATGAAATATATTGGTATATACATTTAGATGGAAAAGTGTATTATCAAGGTTATGAGGATGACGAATTTAACAAACAACGTATTGAAAATTTAAATTATTATAAAACCAAAGACAAAGCTAAAAGAATTGCTTTCGAACAGTTGCTACATAGGAATTTAGAGAAGTTTGCTTTTGAAAATAATGAAAGAGAAATTGATTGGAACAATAACTCTTTAAAATACAGCATAGCTTATAATTATGACAGTAAAGAATTAATTATTGATGAAACTAGGGATTATAAATATATAAGTGAAACTTATTTTATATCTGAAGAAGTAGCAGAAAAAGCAATGCGAGAATTTAAAGACGATTTAATCAGATATTTTACAAGTGATAAATAGGAGGTATGTAATGAGTACTTATATAACAGCAGTGAAATGTACTTATAAATATTCAGATGATAATTTAACGGTTGGGAAAATATATAATAATATTCAAAGTATGGATTTGTTTTTATATTATCTAACTGACGATACAGGAGAATCTTATAAAGCATATAGAAGAAGTCATTTTGAAATAATTGAACGCAATGAAGAAATGATAAAAAAGTATTTATCTAGAAATTAAGTCTATATAAATATTTAGATTTAACATAAAATAACAATAAAATTGGGAGGAAAATAAAAATGAAAGAACTAGTAATATTAGAAAATTTTAATCAGTTAAATAATAAACAAATAAAGTATCTTGAATATGAGAATTATCATATTTTTATTACTAATGATAAAGAAATATTAATGTTTTTCACAAATTTCTATCCAGATTGTGGAGTTATAGAATTTGAAGATAAGATGTATATAAATTCACAAATACATTCAAATAAAGAATTTAGAGACTTACTAATAAATAATGAAGTTATAGATAACAATTATATGTGAATGAGTCATAGTATTATTAATAAAAATTTAATTTTAAAAGAATGGAGGAATGAATAAATGAAACATTTTGAAATTGGACATGATGTTATGTTAACAAAAGAATATAAATCAATTGTATTAACACAAGATGAGCAATGTTATAAATATAGTGGATTTGAATTGGGAGAATTATTTAAAATAATGACGTCAGAAAAACATGGGTTTATTTTAGAAAATTCTAGTGGCAGATTCTTTTTTAGTGATGATTTTATGCAAGAATATTTTGATATTAAAACAGATGTTGGAAATAATTTAAAAACTATATTGATTAATAATAACAACAAAGCCTTTGCCATCGCAAATAATGCTATATATTTCAATGATAGAAGTGATTATTTAAAAGCATTATATGATGTATGTAATGCACTAAATCCTAAGTTGAATGAAAGTTTAATAGGTAGTAAATATATAGAGGATGTGAACTATTTACAATAATTTTATAGGAGTGGAGGATTATAAAATGCATAAATATGAAAATTACAATATAACTTATGATAATAAAAGATATAAAGTTAGATATATAAATCCTTTAAATACTGTGTTTTTAAGTCCTATAGTATATGAAAATGATTCTATTACAGTATCAGGAGGACTTGAATGTTATATATCTTTACAAGAACTAGAAAATACAATTAATGAGATGGAAATGGTTTATTATATATAATAACAAATTAACACAAATAAACTATTGACAATAATTAGTACAAGTAGTAAGATAATCTTAAGTTAATAAATTAAGATAAAAATGAAAGGAAATGATAATAATATGAAAGCAGAATATCTAATTAAAAAAGTTGAAGAATTTTGCAAGGAGAATAATTTAGACATTTCAAAAGTATATGAGAAGATGGCTGTTGTGTATCAAGAAGAATGGGGCGTAAATATTGATTTAGAGATGCATCAGAATGGTTTTACAGACATGGCACTGTATTTAGAGAAATTAGGAACTATCGAGAGATACATACATATTTTAAATGGTTTTAGTAATTGCATCAATAATAAATGGGATTTAGCATTAGATAAAATATAAATAAATTAATATAATAAAGGAGAGTTAGAAATGAATTATCAAGAAAAATTATTAGAATTAGCTAAAAAGGAAGGAATACAAGGATTAAAAGGCGAAAAGTTTGAAGACATATATAATAAAGTTTTTTTCAAACTACTATCTGAAAATAAACAATTGAATCAAGCAATAGAATTTAAAGATAAATATTTCTATGAATTAAATGATAAATATATAGAAATGAAAAAAGGATACAAAAATTTATTAGAAGAAAATGAAAACTATAAGTCTGCTAATAAATCATTGGGGAATTTTAGAGTATCACTTGAAGAAAAAGTAGATAAACAAAAATCATACATATCAGAATTAGAATATCAATCAATGGAACAAGCTAAGACGGAAGAGAGTTTAAGAGAAATAATAGATAATTATAGAAAAGGAATTAAGGATTCAAATATACAATTAGCAGAGTTTAAAGGAATAGAAGAAAAGTTAAAAGGTGAAATAGCAAATTTAAAACAAATCTTAAAAGCAGTAACGTATTTATTGTAGAATATTGGGAATAAAATGGAAATTTTACACAATGTTAAGGAGTGAAAAATAGAATGAATGAGAAGTTAAATATAATTGAAGCTAGAAAAATGCCATCATATACAGAATTTAAGGTGTTATATGATTGTGGACATTATGATAAAAGGACAATAAAGAAGTTACCTAATGGTTTTTTTGAATGGAGTGATAAAAGTCAAGAATGGCTATGTGAAAGTATTTTAATGGCGAAGTTTATTCCAATTCAAAAGACAGTGAATACAACAGAAGCTTTTAAGTCATTGGATGAGAATAAAGAAATAGAAAGTGTTTGTACACATAATAGGTATAAGAAAGAAAATAGGAAGTTATTATTGGTAGTTGAAGGATTCGGATTTGAAGAATGTGAGTCAATATCTTCAGAAGAAATATTAGATGATTGGATAATTATAGAACAATAAGCACATAAGATCTTGATTTTAAGGTAAGTTAAATAAATTAATAGAAGAATAAAGGAGAATCGAAATTATGAAGGTATATTTAATTAAAAGAGGTAAAATTACTCATGTAGGGTTTAAAGCAAAGGTTATGGGTGATATAGATGTATATAGTGTGTGTAATCAAAGAATGGATTGTAGTGATGTAATATATATAGGAGAAGATACTGAGGTAACTTGTAAAAGATGTTTAAAGAAAATGGCTAAAGCTGATGAACATGGAAGAGCAATACTTTAATAAAAAGAGTACCTTAAATTAATAAGATACTCTAGTTTGTAAAAGTAAATGAGGGTCATTACTTCTCATTCCTTTTACATCAATCAGTAACATTTATTAAATGCAACTTCATGACTAAGAAGATATTTATATTATAACCCATTTAAAATATAAATATACAAGTAAATTTTGGTTGTATTTGAAGATTATATTAAGTTCAAATGAAAGGAATATTTTAAAGGGAGTTGAGAATATGAGATTAATAAATAAGTTGGATGAAGAAATAAATGAATTTAAAGAAATTCTTGATTTAGCAGAAGATAATATTGATATAAGAGATGTAAAATATTTATTAAGTGGATTAGAAATTACAGTTAACAATATTAGAGAACAATTAAATAAAGTAGATAATAGTCTTAGTGAGATAATATAAATTTGAGTGATTAAAGGATGTGAATAAGAATGCATTTATTTCATTGTTGGCATAAAGTAGAAGGTGGTGAAAGAAAAATACCTTCTAAATCAAAATGTAAATTACAAAAATCACAATTTATACATAATGGACATATTGATTATACAATTCAATATAAATGTTGTATTTGTGGAAAAGTAAAAGAAAGTTCTTTATATAAAGATTATGACATATCAAGAGCTGAAGAATATAAAACAAAGGAGGAATATAATTATGAAAAGATATAGAATAGAAATCAGTCAAAACGGATGGGAGTATACAGGATATGCATGGATTACCTGTGATACTATAAAGAAAATATCAGATAAAAGTGTATTAATAGATGGGATATATACGTTAAAATTCGATGAAGAGATTGGGAATATTATAGAATCAAATAATAATGATGATGAATATAACTTTGAATGAACAGTACACAAATAGGAGGTATAGCAATGAAGATTAAATATAGATTAGATTATGTAATAGATGCAGTATTAGAACTAGAGGAAGATGATTTAACAGAAGAAGCATTAACTGCAATTAAAAATGGAGAGCCTTTTGTTACTGATGTAGATAGAAAAGATTTGATTGAAGGTCTAGCATTTAAGATGGGGATTAAACCTAGTGAAATTAAAATAAAAAATGAAGATATTAGAGTTATAGAAGAAGTTGAGGAGGAAAATTAAGATGAATAAAGAGTATATGGTATTATATTGTAACGATGATGGAGAAACAAAAATCACATATTATAATAAACAGGAATTGGAATCATGGTTAAATAGTGATTGGACTGAAGGTGCTACATATTTAGATAACACAACTACAGAAATGCCTTGGAGTGTTGATGGTTCATATTATATGATTATTAAAGGACAAGTAGTAGTTCCACAACCTAAACAAATTATAACTAAGTATGAAATATAAGGAGTAACAGATTATGTATAATGATTTAGTAAAAGAAAGTTACTATAATGGAATAAAACAAGGAATTACAACTACAATATTAGGGTTATTTATGATGAGTAAGATAACAGAAGAAGTTGCTGACCAATATATTAACAGTTATAAAAATGAAATTGGATTTGAAGATATAATTACCATTTATGAAGAAAATAAAATTAAAACTAAAGAAAAACTTAATCAAATGGGAAAGTTATAATTTAAAATGGCTCTATTACTAGCTTTACAGACTTGTACAAGCAGTTAAACTATTAGTTTTAAGTGCTTTTAATAAATTATATAAAATGGAAAGGAATGATACATATGAATCAAAAATTTAACCATGTATTTTGTAAACATAAAAACAATTTTGATTATTGTTATAAATGTGAGAAAGAATGCCCGTCAGTTAGTAATCTATGGTATACATATATAAGAAATCCTATAGTTAATTTCTTTATTGCATTAAGATATGGATTTGTAAAATGTAATCAAATACCAACTAGATGTAGCTATCTTTATAGAAATAAATATTGTTTATTCAAAGATAGAAATTGCTATTCAAATAGAAAGAAATAATAAATTTAGTATATAGATAAAATATAAACAATTAAAGGAGAATGAATTATTATGGATTTAAAAGAAATGTTACAAAGAACTACAGAATCATTAAAAGAAAATTCTATTATAGAAGAAAAGCAAATTAAACAAGAAGCTGAAAAGGTAGAAGCTAGAACAACTACAGAATATGATATTGATTCAAGAGAAGTTGAAATGATTTTATCATTAGGATTAAAAATAGATAAATTTACACCACAAGATACAGATGGTAACTATTATGATGCTGAGGAATATTACTATTGTTCTAATGACAAATGGAATGTGAAAATTAGAAACTTACTTTATGATCCTGATTTAGGAACAATACTTCAAGTTCTAGAATTAACAAATAAAACAGATGGACAAGTAGTAGATTTCTATTGTGATTTATGGTGTCAAAATACAGGTGATACTAGATTTAAACAATTTAAATATTTACTAAATCATACATATGATGAATATATAAAAGAAGAATTTGGACTATATTTTACATTACCTAAACTATTAAGAGAGAAAGGGTTTGATGTAATAGAAAATGATTTTACATTTAATCCAATTAGATGCATTGGGAATTTAGAAATTTCACAACCTAGCAAACCTAAAATAAAATCATATTTAATAATTAGTCATGATTATGGGTGCTATGTATCTCTAAGTAGTATTTTAAAAGACACTATGTTTAATAAAAATATTGGTTACTCTGCAAATTATAATAGTGAGAAAGATATAGATATTTTAGCAGAGATGATAAATAAACATATTGAACATATTGAAGGTAAAATTGGATATCTTGAAGATGAAAGATATTATGATAATAAAGATATTGAAAGGTTATTTGATAGCTATAAAAGAAAATTTGACCATGTTACAGATATGTCGGATAGTTATAAATATGAATATTGGAATATATCAGAATATAATGATAGAGAACCGACAACAGAAGAAACTGATGAATATAATAGAATGTGTGATTTAGCCGAAATAAATCATTATACTGGAGCTGAAATTTATAAAAAGTATGAGGTCTTAATAAATCATAATGCTTATCATTTTGGAGGTGTAGGAACTACCTATGAATTTGAAGTAATATATAATTTAAACATTGATAAAGATAATTGTATATTAAATGTAAAGCAAACTACTACAGAATATGCAGGCAGAAATAATGTATTAAATGACGAAAGCTTAGAAAATGAAATCAAAGAAGAAACTAATACATATTCAATTAATGGAACTTTTACATACATAGAAGATACATTGACAGAATTTTTAGATGAATTAAGTAAAATAGTTGAGACTGAATAAAAGAAAAAAGGAGGAATTAAAAATGAAACTTGAAGAGATCTATGTGGATAAAATTAAAAAATTAGAACCTGAAGTAAACTTTAGAAAACACAGTGAAGCAGATATACTTTTATGTGAACTATTAAATAAATTAGGTTATGAAAAAGTAGTTGAGGAATATAATAAGATTCCCAAATATTACCTAAGTCTAGGAGAAAGTGAAGTAAGTATAGGAAATGATTATAGAATGAAACGAAAGTAATAAAAACAACAATGGGGCTATTACATAGTTCTAGCCCTTATAAAAGCACATAAAAAATGTATTTTATCAAGATTTAATAAATTAAAAGTAAATAAAAATAGAAAAGGAGTGAATAAAATGGAATTAAGATTATTTAAAAAAGATAAAGAAGAGTATACAAGAATTAAATTATCAAATAAATCAGAAAGACCAGCAATAGTTGAAATAGCTTGTATGTTAGGAGAACCAATAAAAACAAGTGCAACATATACTTACTTTGAAACTAAAGGTGATATTTCTGCTACAAGTAAATTATTAGGATTGAAATAGGAGGTAGTCTTATGCATAACTGTTTATTATGTGGACATTGCAGTAACGATAGTGATGATGAATATGGATTATCTAGTTGTTATACATGTTATAAGAGAGAACTAGATAATGATACGAGATTCCCATATAGGAATACTAAATGTAAATTATATGAAAATGATACAAGTGTAGTTAGTTTGACTAATAAAGGTGTAGGTAAAGTATTATTTGAAACAATAACTTGGCAAGTAGATGATTATTAAGAGCCTTTAAATGATGTCTTTTATTGGAAGTTAATAAATTAATAGTAATAGAAGGAGAAACAATGTGGATATTAAAAGGAACTATGAGAAGAGTTTTTGTATTTAAAAATATAGCTATAAAAATACCATTGGATATAAAAGGTTATTTAGCAAATATGAATGAGATACATAATTGGTATAAATACAAACAATATAAAGAATATCTATGCCCCATAATATTTCATGATTTGCTAGGTTTAATGGTAGTAATGAAAAGAGTTCAGCCAGTATACGATTTAGATGAATTTGATTTAAGTTTTATAGAATTTAGGCATCCAATATTTAATGATATAAAAGAAAATAATTTTGGATTGCTGAAGGGTAAATTAGTAAAAATTGATTATGGTAATGACTATTGGCTATATAATGTGTGGATTGATATTAAAAACAAATTAATATAATTAAGTATTGACATATATAAATTATGGTAGTAAACTAATGATATACCAAAGTTAAATAAATTAATAAATTAAGAAAGGGATTGATTAAAATGCAAAGAGGATTAAGAGCCAAACTTCATTTTTACGAAGATTATTCAGGATATAGCGAAAAAGAATTAGATGAGAAATTAAAAAAGTTAGAAATAGATGTAGATAGTTTTTCTAATTATAATGGTGAAATGCCTGTACATGAATATAAGTCATTAATTATACAAAATGAATTATTTAAATTAAGAGACAAAGAAATAGAAACTTGTTATGGCTTATTAAAAGAGAAAAAATACATAAATCAAGAAGAACGACAAAAGTATGAAGAGTCAATAAATTCACTTTTGGATGAAAAAATTGAAGAACTAAATAAGTTAGAAAGTGTTAATAAATTAAAATTATAAAGGAGAATAATAATGGTAAATGAATATAGATACATTGATTTAGGTGAAGAATGGAGAATGTTAATTATTAGTAGTGCAGTATCAGAATCTTATGCACAATTATTTTCAGAACATAAAACAAATGAATTACTTTTAAAATTAAGAGAACTTGGTTTTATTACAGATGATGAACCAAAAGTACATTCACAACTAATGAGAGAAATAAAAACCTTATGGAATGATATTTCTGAAGATGATAGAAAACTAATTATAAAATACTCATGTGAGGTGAATAAAATAATGAAAATATATAGAATTAAAGTATTTACTAAAGAAGATAACATTAAAGAAGTGACTGAGGATTTGGCTAGAAAAGTTAGATATTATGCTAAAGTGATTGCTTTAAACGATTATGGTAGGATTATTGGAGGTCAGTTTATTATTGATATACATAAGTGGGAGTTAAGCCAAAAAGCTAATAGAGGACACGTTATCATTTATGATGATGGTTTTTCACAGGATGAAATTGAAGAATTTTTAAAACCTATGGGAACAAATATAGATTTTTATAAAGAACCTTTATTTATCAAGTTAGATAATTTTAAAGATATTGTATCTAAATATGAAGAATACTTTAAAAATTTTATTAAATGGATAAATCAAGATTTAAAAGAATTAAATGATAAAACTGATAAAGAACATAAAGAAAAGATGAATAATTTGGACTCAGAATTAAAAGAACTAGAAAGATTAGAAAATGAAGAAATGGGAAAAATTAAAAACTACTATGATAATTTGAAAGTATAAAAATAAATTAATAAAAAGGAGAGAGAAGACAAATGTATAATTATAGTTTGGATTTTAGAATAACAGGTCAAGAAGCTAGAAAAGATATTCAAAGAGATGGACTTCAATCAGAAAAGGAATATTCCTTTGATGAATGGAAGACTATTGTTAAGGAAGCGATTGAATCTATTGAAGAAAATGAAATACAGTATATCACGACTAATGTAATATTAAGAAAAATTGTAGAACTACATAATGATTTCAAACCTATAGATTGGAAAGGCAGTGTTTTTATTGAAATGGAACAAAATAATGAAGGAGGAATGTAAAATGGCTTGGAAAAATAGAGAAGAATTAAAGGTTAATGTATTAAGATTTAGTGGGGATTTGACTCCAACTAATACCAAATGTAGTTGTTGTGGAAAAGAAAAACCATCGGAAGATACAATAGATTTAGGTGATAAAATACATCATATTTGTTCAGATTGTACATCATTACTAGTTCAGTTTTTAGTTACTAAAGAAAATTCAGATATGTTTTTAAAAAGTATAAATGACGGATTAGAATATGAAAAAGCAACACCAGAATTTTTAAGCATGGCAGGCAGAACAAGTGGATGTATGGATAAAATTGATAGAGAAATACAAAGAGATGAAAGAAAAAGATTAAATGAATTAAATAAAGCAACAAATAATTATATGCTTTTTGATATGGGATATGATAGCAATGATGAAAAATACGCAATGCTTTTTGAAGAAACTAAAGATGTGGGAATTAAAATAGTTAAGAGTATAAATATATCTTCAAATAAACTAGATGAAATTGCAGATCAACTTATAAATGAGGTTTCTAAATATGAAAATTGCAAGTTAATAATACCTAATCCAGCTTCGAGAATTGGAATATTAGATTATTTTTATGCAAAAGATTTTACTGATATTATTGAAATAAACAAAGAAGATATCAGAGAAGCAATTACAAATAGTATAGGAATAGTTCAAAATAAAGAAAAGTTATATAAAATATTTATGTGTGATAATCAAACTCCAGAATATATAGAGTTAATAAAAGAATTATGTGTTGAGTTAAGTAATTTAGAAATTGAAGTAACTCAAAGGGGGAATAATATCAGATTCAAAAGAAAGTTAAATGATATTGATTGCTCTAAAATTAACACCGTGTTTTGGACATTAAGTAAATTAGGAATTAGATTATAAGAAATAAATAATGAAGGAGTAATAAGATATGAATACAAAATTAGCTAAAGTCAATCATAATGTAGTTGACGCTTTTAGCAGTATATTGGACAAAATTCAAACAAGTAATGGATATGTTTATAGAGTAAAAGAAGGTAGTCAAATTTCAGCGTTTAGATATGTTAACGGTATTGTTCAAAATGATTTAGTTATTGAATATAAATTAGATTCAGTTGGACAAACCCTGTTGAGTAAAAATAATATATCAATAGTCAAGAAAACAGATTCTAGTTTTACTATTAAAAATCTTAATATTAATACTTTGACTACATTCTATTTAACTGTAGTAGATAAAACTACTGGTGATAAGATATTAGATAATCAAATCATAACTCTAAAGGGAATGTAAAATTATATATTAATTATAAGGGAATTAGATTAATTTTTAGTGTCTTTTTATTAGTATGTAAAATAAATTAATGATAAATAAGTTGTAAAGAAGGTTATATTTATGAATCAGCCAAAAGATTATGATTGGGAAGAACAAAGAATAACTGCTTTTCTTATAATGAATAATAAATTGTATGAGGAACGAGAACATATAGATTGTTTTGGAAAAGCATTAAACCTAGATTTAAGTGAGTATATGTCAATTGAGCATTATGAGGAAGATAACGATATTGAAATTACTCAAGATTATATTCTCGGAGAAGTAGCAGATATTGATGGAATAAGAAGCATAATATGTGTAGGAGATATGAAGACATCTAGAGACACTATTAGCAAATATTATAAAGATATATCATATGAAAATTACTATGATTAAAAAATTAAAGGAGAGATAAAATGGAAAAGAAAATGATATTAAATGAATGGCAAACTGACATTGTAGCAGATGACTCAAAAATAATAATGGCTAATATAAGCCGAAGAGGTAGTAAAACTTTCCTATTAGCTAATAAAGTATTACATGATAAACCAAAAACAGTCTTATACATAAATAGTAATATGGGACAATTAAGAATCTTAAAAGATCATTTTGAAGAAATATTTGCTTTAGACGATGATATAAGAGAATCAATTAAGTATTATAATTTCTCCAGAAAGAAGTTATTTATTGAATTTAATACAGGAGAAACGATAAGTGCATATGATAAGGATGAAAGATTTGATGAAGATGAAATTATTGACTTGGTTTTGTTTGATGATGGATTACCTCAATTAGATATTAAGGCTAAGAAATATGTGTCTGTATTTACCATCAAATATCCTATAATGAATTTGTTCAATTGTAGAAAAGATATTAGTTATCATGTAATAGGTTTGAAAAAATTAGAAGAGTGTGGAATATTGACAAAAGAACAAATAAAAGATACAAAAGAAAGACTTGGAGATGTAGAATTTAACAAATGGTTTGATATTTGTAATGAATATAAAGATATGTTTAAAGAAGAAAAACCAGTTAGAGGATTAAGAAGGAAATTAAATTTATATGAAGAAAGTGCTGATTTTAGTAATGCTATTGATTTTAAAAGTGCAATAATAAAAGAACAAAAAGATAGAAATAACAAGGTAAAAGAATATAATGATGTAATAAAAGAAAATTTACAAAATATTAAAGATTTATTTGATTCTGAAGAATTTAAAGTAACTACTCAAAGAGAAGTCAATAGAAGTTTTAGTCTAATAGTAATTAAAGAAACTAATACTATGAAAATAGAACGTAAATTTAATTGCTTTAATGAATTAGAAAAAATAATGACAATTAATAAAGGAGAAGTGGATTTAAAATCATTTGTAGAAAATAAATTAAAGGATTTTGTAGTAAAAAAGGCATTAGAATACGATTTAAAATTGAATTATAATAATGTCATCTTAATAGTAACCAAAAAAGATAATGTAAAAGAAATATTTGAGGATATTTCATGTAGATGTCAATTTGATAAATCAACAATAGATGCTAGTAATTTTAGTTATGCAAATGCTACATTAACTTATAGTGGAGCTGAAATAAAAATAAGGAAATTTGATGATAAATTTACAAGACGTAATTTAGGTTGTACAGGTAGAGTTGTTTTATGTGATGGTGATTTCACACAAGATGAAATTAACAATATCTTGACACCTATGAGTATAGAAACTGAAAAAATACAAAGATTTATTATGGGAATGGATATGTTTGAATTGTAAAAATAAACTAATATAACAAAAAGGAGAATGATTATGATATTAGATAAATGTTTTAGAAAAGAATTATGGAAGGTATTAGAGGAATCAAAGAAAGGTATTAATTTTAATTCACAAAAGCAATTTGATAATCTACATACTATCTTAAAGAAAAATTATTCAATTGATGATATTGAAATGTTATTACAAGAATTTAATTGTATAGTTAATGAGTACATTGGTAGTAAAGAATTTAAAGAACTATTTAAAGTAAATGGTGGATTTATTCAAGAGTCAAAAGATGCGGTATATTTAGATTTTGCAAGTTGGTTAGTAGGACAAGGCAGAGAAATATATGACAGATTCTTTAAAGAAGGTAATGAAGTGGTAGTAGATTATATAAGAGACAATAAAATTAATAGTGAGAACTATGAATATGAGTGTTTAATGTATGCGTTCTTTAATATGAATGCTTAATATGACCATGGGGAGTTTCGGCTTCTCTTAAATTTGGAAATAATTAAAATTAATATAGATTAGCAACAAATTAATAGAACGAAAGAGAGTGAATGTAAATGAGAAAAATGTTTTTAGACGATTTACCTGGGTATGAAAAAGAAAATAATAAAGGTTACATAAATTGGAAAAAGAGTATAGATTATAATGTAAAAGGAGTTTACGATAATATAAATTTTGAAGTTAAAATTATATCGTACAAAATGCCATATATATTTATTAAATATTTGAATAATCCACCTTTTAAAATAACAACTTCTGCATTTATAAAATGTCACTTGGGAAAATTGCTAGGTATATACACATCAGATTTTAAAGTAAATATAGATACAACATTTAAAAGTGAAAGAAGGGATTTAATAATTATAGATAGAGAATATAGAAAAAGATGTAATACATATGGAAATAAAAAATATTACAAATATCATTGTAATAAAGATGGATATGAAGGATGGATATTAGAAAGTAATTTATTAAAAGGACAAAATTGTGCATGTTGTGAAAATCAAATAGTAGTAGAAGGTATAAAAGACATACCTACAACTGCACCTTGGATGATACCTTACTTTCAAGGTGGATATGATGAGGCTAAGAAATATACTAAATCAAGCAGTAAAAAGATTTATCCAATATGTCCTGTTTGTGGTAGAGTTAAAAGTACTAAAGTAATTATAGCTAACATTTATAAATATCACTCTATAGGATGCTCATGTGGGAATAGTGTGAAATATCCAAATAAGTTTGCCTTCAATTTATTGGAACAATTGAATATAGATTTTGTATCAGAATACTCTCCAGAATGGATTAAACCTAAGTCATATGATTTTTATTTCGAATTAAACAATAAGAAATATATATTAGAGATGGACGGTGGATTTCACAATCATGATAATTCTATGAGTGGACAAACCAAGGAAAAAAGTCAATTTATAGATGATGAAAAGGATAAATTAGCTGAAAAACAAGGAATTGAAGTTATAAGAATTGATTGTGATTATCTTAATATAGAAAACAGATTTAACTACATAAGACAGAATATAGTTAATAATAATAAATTAAATAAATTGTTTGATTTAAATAATATAGATTGGAACAAAATTGAAGAATTTGCTTTATTAAATTTTGTTAAGATGGCTTGGACAATGTGGGAATCAGGAATACATAATGTAAATGATATAGCAAAAAATATAAAAATGTCTCCAAGAACCATTAGAAGTTATTTAACAAGAGGAACAGAAAGAGGATTATGTACATACAAAGGAGATGGAAATAGTAAGGAAACAATATGTTTAACAAATGGAATGGTATTTAAATCTGCTAGTGATTTAGTTGATAAAGGTGAAGCATTATTTGGGGTAAAATTCAATAGTAGTATGATTTCAAGAAATTGTAAAGGAAAATGTAAAACATATAAAGGATATACATTTAAATACATAAAAGATTTAACCCCTGAAGAATACATAAAATATGATATTAAAAACAAATTAAACGGATTACATAATCAAGAATTAGTACAGGCTTGTTAATACATATATAAATAAAATAACAAAACAATAAAGTCTAAAAATATATAAAGGAAGTGAAGTAATGAAATTAATAAAGAAAACTAAAAATATAATACTAAGAACAGAACCTAATTTAAAACAATATATAGCCTGTTCTGATGCAGATTATTATTTAAAAGATAAAGAATATGTGAAAGTAATATTAAAACCAACTATACAAGATATTAAAAATCCATTCTTATTTATTACTAATAAAGGGCTATATGATAGTAAGTTTATTGGATTTGATGATATTAATGAATTTATGAAATATTGTAAGATGTATAGTATATTATCTAAAGATATTGGATACCTTACTTTTGATGTAAACAATGCATATATAAAATGTCATTGTCCCAGTTGCAAAAAAGAATTTATGGAAGAATTTGATTTAAGATATGATGAATTACCTAGTAAAGATGATAATGGTTATATATTATATTGTAGTGAATGTTATTATTAAATATAAATAAATTAATATAAATATATTTAAATAATGTGTATATAATTTCAAATTAATGGTATAATAGTAATATAAAATTAGTTTGAAAGGAAAGGGAATTTGTATGAGAGAAGTATATATAGAAGAAGGGGATACACAGTATGAATGTCCATATTGTCACACGGAAGTTGAAGATTTTACAGGAGAGCCAATTGAAACAGATAGTGAAGAATACTGTCCTAAGTGTGGCAGAGAATTTAAAATAATAGTTATTTAGTATAGTATTTGTATGTAAATATATGGTAAAATAATAATCATTAAGGAGGTAATAAAATGTTTAAGTATTTAGATTTATCAGACTGGACTTTTGAAGTAAATGGGATTCCACCAGAATTAAATGAGTGCTTAGAAAGAAATTTAATTAAAAAGGCAGATACAGATAATTTTCAATTTTTAGCACTAGATGAGAATTTAGAAGAAGTAAAAAATATACTAGGTGAAAACTATAATAGAGTATCTGAATATAGTTTTATAGAGTGGATAGAACAAGAGTTATCGGAACATAGTTATAGTATTGAAGTAGAAAATTATGATGGAGATAAAATTGAAATAACTGGGCAAGATATGTTTGAAATTATATCTGAGGATTTTGCTTCATATATTGATGATTTAGATGAAGAACAAATATATGAATCAGAAAAGCCTATTGCAAAACTTGAGTTATCATTGAATGAAATAGGTAGACGAGAATTAAAAAATAGGCTAGAAGCACTTAATGACAATATATCTACTGCAAAGTTTTGTTAAGGAGGTAATAGTGTGTTAAGAACAGTTAGAAATGTGTTTGATATATCAATTAAAGATTTATCGTATTTTACTAAAATACCATCATCAACGTTGTCATCATATGATTCAGAAGTTAGTAATCCAACTAAAGATAATTTAAAAAAGTTATGTGAATTTTTTGGATTAGAGGAAAAATTCTTTATTGGAACAGATGGAATGAAACATGCTGAATATGAACAAATTTGGGATGCAAAAGAAAGATTCGTTTTTAATCATTTTGGTAGAAGTGATAAAGATCATATGGTAAGTGCATCTAGTTTGTTAAATAAAAGAAAAACTATAGCTGATAGAATAAATCCCTTAGATAACAAACAAATGGAGTATATTGATAAAATACTATATTGCTTAGATAACCAAAATGAAGATAAGTGTAGGCAATTATTAGATGCTTTAAATAATATAAAAGTAAATAATGAAGATATAAATATAGTATATCAAGAATATATTTATAGAGTTAAAGATAAAGATGTTGAATTATTTAAAGAAAACAAAGATAAAATTCAAGATATCCTAAGAAATCCAGACTACAATACAAATAAACTAATGTTAATTAGATTTAATAAAAGAACTGGTGATATAAAGAAAGGCTATTATTTTTATACAGATGGTTGTGAACATTTTGGTTGGAGTATTATTAATCGAATCAATAGTATCATAACAGATAAGTATGATTCAGAATATAAACATATAATAAAAGTTAACTGGCAACACAATAATGAATTTAGCGATAGAATAACTTTGTTTAAAGATGGTAAAAATGATTATGCAGAGATATTAGAAGATTGGAGTGTTGTTTAATGAAAAGTTATAATGAAATTTATAAAGAATGGTTTGATGGTGAAGATAATGTCATAGTTATATCAGATAGTCCAACTGGTCAGCTAGTTATTGGAATATGTAATAGTATAGTTTCTATAGGTTATATAATCAATTTTAATGGTAATTATGAGATATCTGTAGATGCTCAATTTACAACTGATTGGGATTCATTTACCGAAGAGCCAATAGAAAATATTAAAAACGCACATGAAACACTATATCAAACAATGTTTAATCTTTTATATTGTTTAAATAAAAGAAATATTGAATATAAATTTAATATTAATACGATTAATAGAGAAATAGATACATTCTATAGGAATTGTAGCATTAAGCAATTTATAGATGAACTTAGAAAAATCATGAAAACAAATATTCAAGTAAAGGAAACAATATAGTATGAATATGAACGATGAAAAGAGATTAGATTTATTAGATAGTTTTTGTAGACACAGTAGCAATACGAATTATCTTGATAAATTGTATTGTGCAATAACTGAAAGTTCTTGTTATGACCACAGTAGTAAATTTGAATTAAAATTATGGTTGCATGAAGAGTTTATTAAATATTATAATATTATTATCAATGATGAAGTAGACCAAAGATATATAAATAGAGGAGATAATAGGAATACATTATGGTTAATTAACTTAGTTAAATTACAATTAGATAAAGAATTAAGAAAAGTTGAAGATAAATAATATATTATAAAATGGGGGCTATGTTTAATATATGTAGCCTGTATAACATTTAATTATCAATAAATTAATAAAATTATATTGACAAGTAATTAGTAAATATGATAAGATGAAGAAGTGGTAAGGAATAACAAACTTACCACTTACATAAAATATAATTGTTAATAAATTAATAAAAATACTAAGAATTATCAAATTAACAGATTTTAAGAATGGCTTAAACACTAGGATGTAGAAGTCGAAAAAGCCAATAAAAAGTATGTTTTAGCAAGACTTAACAAATTAATAGAAATAAACACTTTACAAATGAAATTGTATGTGATATAGTTAAAGAGTGGTAAGAATAAATTAATAGAATATGTTTTGCTGAGTAGAATAAACTACTCAAAAGTTTCATAGAAAACTCCTTTCAAAAGTAGTGTTAATGTAACAGTTAACCTACTCAGCAAAGCATATTAAATAAATGCTCAATAAATTAAAGGGAAAATAAAATATACATATAAAATAAAGGAGTGAATGAAAATGGAATTTAAAAATTTTAAAAAGGTGTTACAAGAAAACTTTAAACAAATCACAAAGGATGCAGATTGCTTATTTGAGGTGAACGTAGATAAAGATGAATTATGGAATATTTACTTAGACAGTTTTCCAGAAGGTACAAATGAACTTTACAGACAAAGAAGAGAATATGATTGTAGTTGTTGTAGACAATTCATTAAGAGTATTGGAAATGCAGTTATTATTAAAAATAATGAACTAACTACAATATGGGATTTTGATGCAAATAGTACAACCTTCCAACCAGTGGCAAATGCATTATCTGAATATGTTAAATCAAAAGCCATTACAGATATTTATATTAGCAAATTTAAGAATATTGGTACTGATAGTAATAGAGAATTATTAGAAGACGGTTCAATAAATAAATATGAACATTTCTACTTAGAATTACCAGATAAATTTGTTGATAGAAGTAGTAGATCAGAAGGTGATTTAAAAGGAACTTATAGAGATACAAGAAATGTATTTAAAAGGTCATTAGATGAAATTTCAGAAGAATCACTTTTAACAGTATTAGAATTAATATCATCTAATACATTATACAAAGGTGAAGAATGGAAAGGCGTTTTAAATGAATTCCTTAAATACAAGAAAGCTTATGATGAATTACAAACACAAGAAGAGAAAGAAACTTATGCTTGGGAACAATCAGTAAAAGTTGGTGGTTCAATTGGAAGAATTAAAAACCATTCAATAGGAACATTACTTATAAATATAAGTGAAGGAATGGATTTAGATACGGCAGTAAGAAAATATGAAGCGATAATTGCTCCTGAAAACTACAAACGTCCAAAGGCTATTTTTACTAAAAAAATGTTAGAAGATGCTAAGAAAACAATAGAAGATTTAGGCTACTTAGATTCTTTACCAAGAAGACATGGAACTTTAGATGATATTTCTGTAAATAATATATTATTCTCAAACAAGGACTCAGCTAAGAGAATACAAAATACAAATATATTTGATGAAATGTCAAGTTCAATTCCTATTAATCCTAAGAAATTCTCAAAGGTTGAAGAAATTGCAATAGAAGATTTTGTAAAGAATGTATTACCTACAACAAAGGAACTTGAAGTTTATCTTGAGAATAAACATTCTAGCAATATGGTTTCATTGATAGCACCAGAGAATAAAGATGCTAAGACAATGTTTAAATGGAACAATCCTTTTAGTTGGGCTTATTCAGGTAATATAACAGACAGTTCTATGAAAGATAGAGTTAAATCAGCAGGTGGTAATGTAGATGGTATATTAAGATTTTCTATTCAATGGAATGATGAAGAATATGATGGAAATGATTTAGATGCTCATTGTTATGAACCAAATGGAAATGAAATTTATTTTAGTAATAGTTGTAATAGGAATACTACTGGAGAATTAGATATAGATATTCAAAGTCCAAAACATGGAATTCCAGCAGTTGAAAATATAACATGGACTGATAAAAATAAGATGAAAGAAGGGACATATAAATTCTTTGTTCATAACTATGCTAATAGAGGAGGAAGAACAGGATTTAAAGCAGAAATAGAATTTGATGGACAAATATACTCTTTTGATTATAATAGAGAATTAAAAAATAAAGAAAATGTAATGGTTGCAGAAGTCAATTTTAATAGAGAAACAGGTTTTACTATTAAAGAGTTATTACCATCAAGTGTTTCTTCAAAAGAAGTATGGAATTTAAAAACAAATCAATTTATACCAACAGGAGTTGTTATGTATTCACCTAATTACTGGGATGAACAACAAGGAATTGGTCATAGACATTACTTCTTTATGTTGAAAGATTGTGTTAATTCAGAGAAGCCAAATGGATTCTATAACGAGTTCTTAAAAGAAGACTTAATGAAACAAAAAAGAGTATTTGAAGCATTGGGTAGTAAGATGGCAGTAAAAGAAGTTGATGACCAACTATCAGGATTAGGATTTAGTTCTACTAAAAGAAATGAATTGGTAGTTAAAGCAATAGGACAAACAGAACGTATACTAAAAATTAAATTTTAAAATAAATTAATAAATAAGAAGGAGAATGATTAATTATGAACACAGAAAAGAATGTTTTTGAGGTAGCTAGTAGGAATAAATTTAGGTTTGATTTTAGAGGACAACAACCAGTAGAAGAGTTATGGTCATTATCAGTTAAAGATTTAGATACAATTTTTAAAGGATTGAATTCACAACTAAAACAAGTGGAGGAAGAAAGCTTATTAGATACTAAAACACAAAAAGATGAAGAATTAGATATGAAAATTGAAATTGTAAAACATATAGTTAAAATAAAACAAGCTGAATCCAAATCAAGAGAAGATGCTAAAGCTAAAAAAGAACAAAAGCAAAAATTATTAGAAGCTTTAGACTTAAAAAAGAATGAGGATTTAAAAGGTAAGTCAGCAGAAGAAATTCAAAAGATGATAGATGAATTAGACAATTAAATAAATTAATAGAAGTAGTTGACAAGTAATAAATAAGAGAGTAAAATAACAGTTGTGGTAGAGAATAACACCTTTACCACAACATACATAAAAGATTAAGTGAAATAAATTAATATAAACAGGATAATATGTTTTAAAGAGTAGCTAATGACTACTCAATAGGGAAAGAAGAACTCTCAAAGGTTGATACCCAAGATTTTTAAGTTAGTACCAATTGCTTAAATCGGAGAATGTGCTGAAACGGTAAATTCAGCTATTCTTTAAAGCATATTAACAAATTAAGAATGCTTAAATAAATTAATAGAAGAAAAGGAGAAATAAATTATGAATTTTGGAAAAGCAGTAGAATTAACTAAACAAGGTAAACCAATAGCTAGAGAAGGTTGGAATGGAAAAGGAATGCATGTATTTAGTTTCTATTTCTCAACATTAAAAATGAAAGCTGATGAGAATTTTACAGAAGAGTTATATGATGTTTCTGAATTACAAGGAATTGTTGAAGTAGGAGTAGGTAAAACTACATATAAACTTGAAAATTTCTTATTATTAAAGACAGCAGGAAATACAGTTATTCCTTGGAATGCTAGTCAAGCTGATACATTAGCCGAAGATTGGGTTGAAGTAAAAGTAGAGTAATTAAAGAAAAATGACACAAGATTGAAAGGAGGTGATAACATTAAAACTCAAAGAGTCGAAAGACATATAATAGATAAAAACCACAAAGCATGGAAATTGTTTGATGAGTATTGTTTTAAAGCTAAGAACATTTACAATCTAGCGAATTATACTCAAAGACAATTATTTGTAAGAGGTAGTCCAATATTACAATATGTGGAGTTGTCAAAGGAACTTAATAAGACTGAGGCTTTCAAAGATATAGGTTCAAATTCAGCACAAATGACATTGAGATTGCTTTGTAAAGATTGGAAGTCATTCTTAGTAAGTGTAAAAGATTATTGGAAACATCCAAACAAATATCTTGGAAAACCAAAATTACCTAGATATAAAAAGAAAAATGGTAGACATATTTTTATAATGACTAATATGCAAACCCATTTATATGATGGATATTTATACTTTGCTTTTATACCACTAAAAGGACTGAATAACTTATTTAAAACCAATGTTAAAAATAAACTATTACAAACTAGAATTATTCCAAAAGGTTCAACTTACATATTAGAAATAGTTTATGAGATTGAAGTTCAAGAGCCTAAAGAATTCAATAACAGAATATTAGGGATTGATTTAGGAGTAGATAACCTAGCTACATGCGTTAATAATGTAGGTGTACAACCTATCATTATAAATGGTAAAGTTATCAAATCTATAAATCAATATTACAATAAGAAGAAAGCTAAATTACAGTCGGATTTAAAGAAACGACATAAAAAGGACTGGAGCAATAAGTTAGATAAATTACAACAAGATAGAGATAATAAAATAAATTATTATTTACATAATGCTAGTAAATCTATAGTTACTTATGCGGAAGGATTAAATATTACGATCATAGTAATTGGTTTGAATAAAACTTGGAAACAGGAAAGTGGTTTATTCAAATCAGCTAATCAGAATTTTATATCAATTCCATATGATAAATTAATAAAAATGATTACATATAAGTGTTCTAATATAGGAATTAAAGTAATAACTAATAACGAAAGTTATACGAGTGGTTGTAGTTTTTTAGATAATGAAGTAATAGGTAAAGATACATATAATAAAAGCAGACGTGTAGTAAGAGGTTTATTTAAATCTAATACAAACAAACTAATTAATTCAGATGTTAATGGAGCTTATAATATAATTAAAAAGGTATTTTCAGAAGCTTTTAAAGTAGATGAAATAGAGGGTGTACATTTACATCCAATAAGAGTTAGTATGACTTGTTAAAGAGTTATAACTTATGGACTTATAAATTGGAATTGTGTTCATATAATGTTCACAAAAAGCCAATAAATGAATAATTTTAATGTAAGTCAACAAATTAATAGAACTAAAAATAATATTAAGAAGGTGATTAGATGTATATAATTCAAAGTAATATTAACAAGGAAGACTTTCAAAGTATTATGTATAAAGTAACAGATTTAACTTGGGAAGAATTTAAAGAATACATATTAAATAATGATGACTCTACTAAAAGAGAATTTATAGGCACTATGGAAGGAATACATAAGCCTAAAAATTGTAAAATAAAAGTTGCTGATATAAATGACGAACATCATTTAAGAGTAAGTATAACTAGAGGATCTGGAATTATTTATACTTCTGAATACTATTTAGTAACAGATGATAATTTTCAAAATTTAATTAGATAATATAGTATAAAATTGCATTAATGATTAGTTTTGTAAGACTAAAATGCGTATTATAAATAAATTAATATTAAACAAATTATTAGGGTGACGAGCCAACGTCAGAAGGAGAGAAATATTATGGAACAAACTAAAGGATATTTAAGATTAGAAGGAAAAATTTGGGGACTAAACAACAAAGAACCTTTCACTAATTCAGTAAAAAGAAATCTTTCATTTGGATTACAAAGTAGTACAACCAACACTAATTATGTACAAGTAGGAGATTGGAGTAATTCAAAACTTAATGTTAAGTTAAAAGCTAATCAAGATGATGAAGTAACTGAATTAAATGAACAAGAAGCAATTGATTTTGTTAAGGGAAACTTTAAAGATGGTGATAGTGTATATTTAAATATAAGAGCTGATATTGATACATATCATAAGAAATTAACATGGATTGTAAGCCAAATGTATAAGAAAAGCGATGTAATTGACTTTAATGCGGAAGGTTTTGAAGAAGTTAATGAATTAAATCAAGCAATAATAATTACAGAAAAGGCAAGTAATGGTTTAGTGAAAGTTGGTGTAACTACATATAAAGGAGAAATGATTGAATTAGAATTATCTTTAGAAGATGATGTAGTAAAAGAATACATAGAAGAAAACGCAAAAGTAGGAGATTTACTACATGCTACTATCAAAGTAGATAACAGACCTATTTACGAAGAAGGAGAAGTAGAAAGTGGTGAGCCAACTAAGGAAAGAAAAACATTAAAAGGAAAAACTATCGGAGGAAATAATACTAAAACTTATAAAAAGATTAAAGAAAGAGAGTTAGTGTTATCAGTTATAGATATTGATACTGAGAAAAATGAAAAGAGTAAATATACAAGAGATGAAATTAGAGAAGCATTAGATTTAGTAGAAAATAAAGTGATTATCAAAAAAGATGACTCAAAGTCTAAAGATACTAATGGTGGAGTTACAGACGAAGATTTGCCATTTTAATAAATTAAATAACAAACTATATACAAAAGATGAAGCCCTTGATTTTAGGGCTAATAGATAAAAAAATAATAAATAATTTAAAATAAGAAGGAGATTATCAATATGGGATTTCAAAAAGCAGTTAGAGAAAATATATGGGCAAAGGTTTTAACAATAGCACCTTCTGGTGGTGGAAAAAGTTTTGGAGCATTAAGAGTTGCTAAAGGTTTAACCGAGGCATTAAGTAAAGATACTGGTAATGTAGAAAGAATTGCTTACATAGGGACAGAAGGATCAAGAGATAAATATTATGCAGACGAATTCGATTATGATTTAATGCAACTAAAAGCACCTTTTACCCCTGAAAGTTATGTTGATGCGATTGACGAAGCAATTGATGCTGGATATAAAGTAATTGTAATTGACCAAATAAGTAATGAATGGGCTGGAAAAGGTGGGATGTTAGAAATACATAGTAAAATGAGTGGAAATTCATATACTAACTGGTCTAAGCTAACACCAAGACATGAAAAATTTGTAGATAAGATATTAGATTCAGAAGCATTCATTGTAGCAACAGTAAGAGGAAAAGATAAATATGTACTTGAAGAACAAAACGGAAAGCAAGTACCTAGAAAAGTTGGTATTGGTTATCAACAAAGAGATGATTTAGAATTCTTATTTACTGTAGCTGTAACAGTAGAGCAAGATACTCACTTTTTTACATCAGTAAAAGATAATACACACTGTTTTGAAAATAGAAATGATGTATTAACTGAAAAAGATGGAGATATAATTTATAAATGGTCTACTGGTGGAGATGTAAAATCTAAACGAAATGAATTAGAAAAAGCTAAAGAAGAAGCTAAAACAAAAATTGCATTAAACCAAGAAGAAGAAGTTAAAAAGATAGTTCAAGAAAATGAAAAAAAAGCTAAGAAACAACAAAACAAATTATCTTTAGATGAATTAAAGGCTGATATTTTACTTAAGTGTAAAGAGTTGTCTGATAATGGGAAGAGAGCAGAAGTTATCCAAACTTTAAAAGATTTAAATGATAGTCCAAACCCTAATGATATTACAGATAAAACAATTGCAGAAAAAGTAATATCAGCATTTGAAGAATTAGTATAATAAAACACAGCCCATGTCTGTTTGGATATGGGCTAATTTTAAAGGTAGGTGAATGTAAATGAAATGCAAATACTCTTATTGTACTCATGGAGGTGAGGTGAAAAAAGAAGAAGCGGTTAAAATTGGTAATTCATATTTTCATAAAGATTGTTACCATGAGAAGGAATTAAAACAACAAATAGAAGAATATTATTTAAATAATATGCCATCTTGTACTTTACAAATTCTAAGAAAAGTTATTAAACAATTAATTCATGAAAATAATAATCCAACAAACTATATTTTATTTATATTAGAATTTATACATAAAAATAATAAACCTATAAACAATCCTTTTGGATTAATTAATTATTCCAATGACTATAAGTTAAAGAATGAATTTAAAAAAATTACTATTAGAGATGAATACAATAAAACCATTAATACAAACAAATTAAACACTAGTGATGATAGTATTGTATTTACCTATACTCCTACAAATAAAAAAATAACAGACATATTATAGGTGGTGAAATCATGAAAGCTAATGACATTAAAAAGTTCGAAAAATTACATAATATAGAGTTACCTAAAGATGATATTTCAGAAACAGGAGTAATAGGAACTATATTAGTACATCCAGAGTTTATTTATAAAACGGAATATCTGAAACCGAATCAGTTTTATAATAGAGAATTAGCATGTATTTATCATATAGTTAATAACTTAATGGAAAAAGGTATTACAGAAATAGATAACTTTTTAATAATGACTGAAGTTGAGAGTAATAAAGGTTTTAAAAATATAATTAATGAATTTGATGATATTTCAAAAGATATATGTGGATGGTTAGATGATTTAAGGCTAGTAGCTAGGTCTGAAATTGAAGGATATGAATTTATTGCTAATAATATAATATCTAATGCATTCAAAAGAGATACATACATAAAACTAAGAGAAATGGCTAATGGAGTATTATCAAGTAATGAAGATATAAACAGTATTAATTATAAAGTTCAAACTGATATAACTAAATTTGCAGATGATTATATTGTAGATACTAATGTTCAAATGATAGGAGATAAGGCAGATGAATTGTGGGAATTAATAAAAAGTAGGAGAACAGATTCAGGATTTGCAGGTATACCTAGTAAATATAAAGGACTAAATGAATATTTTACTTATGAAAATGGAGAATTAGTTGTAATAGGTGGTAGAGCCAAAAGTGGTAAATCAATGTTCTTTCTTAATGAAGCCATACATAAGGTTGAAAACGGAGTTCCTGTAGCTATATTTGATACTGAAATGAGTGATGAAAGATGGATGATAAGATTTTTAGCATTAAAGTCTGGAGTCGATATAAAAAAGGTTAAGAATGGTAATTACTCATTACAAGAAGAAAAGGCAGTAGAAGAAGCTAAAGAATGGTTAAAAAATAAGCCATTAGTTCACAAATATGATGTTGGTTGGACTAAAGATAAAATTTATATGACAGCGAAACAACTAAAACAATCTATGAACTTAGGATTGTTAATTTATGATTATATAAAAGTAGATGATACTGGTGGTGGAGACAATAAAGAACATAATATATTAGGAGATATGACTAATTTCTTAAAAAATAAGGTAGGTGGAGCATTAGATATACCTATAATAGCAGGTGGTCAAATGAGTCCAAAAGAACAAAGATTAGCAGATAGCGATAAAATAAATAGATATGCTTCAACTATAGCATATTGGATACATAAGACAAAAGAAGAAATGCTTAATGATGGTATTGATAGTGGTAATTGTAAATTAGTAATTGATTATAATAGAAATGGTGGTCAAATGGAGGATGGAGAATATTTAAATTTTGTTTTTGAGGGAGATAAAGCAATCATCACTCAAGCTAAGAACTTTTCTAATATAGAAGGTGGAAACTCACCATATTAAAAGGAGGTAAGGCATATGGATAAGGACGAACTTAAGATATATCTAAAAGAGAATCCACAATATATAGAAAATATATTAGAAAATATAGGTTGTCATCATATAAAAAAAAGTTCAAAACGTATTACTTGTGCTTTGCCTGATGGTGATAACTTTACTTCTATAAGTATTAAATTAAATGATAATTTAAAAACAGAAGTATATTCAAGAAAAGGTGAGTTTGATAAATACGAATATAAAGATGTGTTTACTCTTATACAATTCATAAATGAATATAGTCTATCAGAAGCCATTCAGTTTGTATGTAAACAATGTGGATTGAAATATAGTAACAATATTAAAAAGAGTGAAAAGAGTTCTAGTTATAGCTTTTTAAGACAATTTAAAAGAAGTTTAAATAAAATAAATAAACTTGACGATTATGATGAATTAATATTGGACGAAACTTTCACTCAGAGATTTATAAGAGAAACATGTGATTTATTTTTACAAGATGGGATTAATAAGACTACACAAACTAAATTTGGTGTTTCATATGACATATTAGATAATAGGGTAGTTTTTCCAATTAGAAATGATAATGGAGAATTACTTACATTCAAAGGAAGAACGATGGATAGTAATTATAAAATTAAAGGAATACCAAAATATTTTTACTATTACCCGTATGTCGGAGAATTCTATTTATATGGTTTATATGAAAACTATTTTGATATTATATCATCTAATGAAGTGTTCATATTCGAAGCAGAAAAGTCAGTTATGCAATGTAATGATATGGATATTAATAACTGTGTAGCAGTAAGCAAAAAGGTTATTAGTCCAGTACAGTTAACAAAATTACTTAAACTAGGAAAAGATATAATACTAGCCTTTGACAAAGATGTTATCTTAGATGATATTTTTGTAGAATGTAAGAAATTTAAAAAAGGGTTATGTAATGTTTACTATATATATGATGATTTAGACTTATTACAAGGAAAAGAAAGTGTTACCGATAAAGGCAAAGAGATATTTATGCAATTATATACTAATTGTAAATTTAAATATGAGGGATGATTAAATGAAATATAAATTAATAGGAAATAACTACACATTTTCTCCAGTAGAAACAGTGTTAGAGAATAGGAATATAACAAAAGATTTATTTAATTTAGATAAGTCGGTTATAGAAGATTATAATAACTATGATAATATGCAAGAAGGAATTGAATTATTATTAAAACACTTAGAAAACAATAGTAAAATAGTAACAATAGGGGATTGTGATGTTGATGGGATGACAAGTTTTTCTATATTTTATAACAGAATAAAAGAATCATTTCCTAATGCAAATATAGAATTAAAAATACATACAAATAAACAACATGGTTTATCAGAAGATATTATTATTGAAGATGTTACAAATCTAGTAGTATTAACAGATTCATCGAGTAATGATTTTATACAACATAAAGAATTAAAAGATAAAGGAATTGATGTACTTATTATAGATCATCATGATTGTGACGATGGTTATAGTAAAGATGCAGTAGTAATAAATAATCAATTATCTAAAAGTGTAACAAATAAAAATCTAGCTGGAGCTGGTGTAGTTTATAAATTTATAAAAGCTTTAGATGATTATTTATTTGAAGATAAATCAAGCAAATATAAAGATTTAGTTGCATTGGGTAATGTTGCTGATATGATGGATTTACATGAGTTAGAGACTAGATATTTTGTATATGAAGGTGTTAAAGAAATAAACAACTTATTTATTAAAGCATTAATGGAAGTAAATGAATATGACTTGGAAGGTAAATATAATATAGATAAAATTGGATGGGTAATAGCTCCTAAATTAAATGGAACAATCAGAAGTGGAACACAAGAAGAGAAAATGAAAATGTACCAAGCTTTTGTATCAGATGATTATGAATTTTGTTTAGAAATAGCTAAGATGTGTAAAAACGTAAAGACAAGACAAGACAATGCAGTTAAATCAGCTTTGAAAAAAATAGAACCTAAAATTAATATTGCTGAAGGTGATAAGTGTATTATATTAGATGTAGGCAAAGCATTAAATCAATCACATACTGGATTAGTAGCACAAAAAATAGAAGATAAATATAAACTTCCAACATTATTATATAGAAGTGTAGAAGATAAAAAAGATATTATTGGAGGAAGCTTTAGAGGAATAGATAATATTTCTAAGAATACAAGGTTAGATATACTTAATAGTGAATTAGTTATTTTTTCAGAGGGACATGCTCAGGCTGGTGGTTATCAATTAAAAAAAGATAATTTAAACAAATTAAAAGACTATTTAAATGATTTATATAAAGATAAAGAAATTGTAGACAGCAAGGAGTATCTAGTAGATTTTATATTAGATGAATCAGAAATAGATGAATACATAGTAAATGAATTAGCATTATTAGAAAATGAATTTGGGAATAAGATAGATGCTCCTTTGATAGCTTTTGAAAATGTAGAATTAAATATAGTTGCAAATGACATTAAAAGAACTAGAATAGTGTTTTTTGTAAATGGAATTAAATTTAATAAAAAATTCCCAACAAATGTACTAAAGGAACAATTATTAAATCAGTCATTAAAAGCAAATATAATTGGAAAGTGTACTATGGACACATACAACAACACAGGTCAGATTGAAATTATTGACTTTGAAATAATAAATTAATTATAAAAGTAAAAGAGGTGAAATATGTGGCAGATAGAGTTGGGGAAGAAAGATTAAATAACTTTGGAAGTAAAATGATAATAGTAGAGTATAGAAAAACAAGTGATATAGATGTTATGTTTCCAGAATATAATAATTATATAGTAAAAAATAAACAATATTCACATTTTAAAAAAGGAGCTATTGCATGTCCTTCAGAAGAAAGAACTGAGGTTAGCAGAAATAAAACCAACGAGAATAAAATAGTTTGGAAAAATAAATTAAATCAAAATGAATATAATTTAGAATTACTTATTAAATATATAAAAGAAAATCCAGATAAATGTTTTGGGAAAGAGGATATTTGTAAACAATTAGGTGTTTATAGAAAATTCTTAGACAAAGTTGAAAAGATAGAAAATATTAAATTTGAATATAATTTTAATGTTAATTCAATTAATAGTATTTATTTTAAAGCTATATATCAAGATTATGATTGGTGTTATCAAAAATATATGACAGAAGGATTAAATCATGAAGAGATGGCTAAAGAAGCGAAGTGCAGTAAAAGAGTTATAGAGAAATGGTGTTGTGAAAAACATAAATTAACCCAAGAATATAGAAAAATACATAAACAATTAAATGATATACAAAAAGATTTAGTTATTGGCTCTTTGTTGGGAGACGGTCATGTTGATAAAAGAGAAACACAACCTATATTTATAGTCAGTCATGCGGAAAATCAAAAAGATTATTTGTTTTGGAAATATGAATTAATGAAGGATTTTATGAATATATCACCAACTTATTATAAAGAAGCATATCATAATTTTGGAACAGATTCGAAATATCTTTGTCAACCACACTATAGAATATCTTCTAGAATACATAATTGTTTTATACAATATAGAGAAATGTCTAAACGTAATTTAATTGATAATCTCAATGAATTTTCATTAAGTATATTTGCATTAGATGATGGTTATAGAGGTGATTCAAATTGGGAAATATGTTTAGCTGATATACCATTAAAGGATAGATATCACTTTATAGATATTATGAAGAATAGGTTTGATTTAGATGGAATTGTAGAAAATAGCGATAAAAGATATATGAGATTTACGGCAAAATCATCAAGGAAATTAGATGAAATTATAACATCTATTATTCCAAATAATTTAGATATAATAAAATGTAAAATAATAGAAAATGATAAAATAAAACAAGAACAATTTAGATTTTATATAAATTATAATAACAATGATATATTGTTAAAAGATTTTTGTGATATTCTATCTTTTAATTATCAATACATACATTATGCAATTAAAAGATATAGGCTGAAAGATGGGGAAGAAATAATAAACTTTATGAATGATAGGGAGGAAAATAAATGAGTAACACATATACATTAACTCATTGTCACACAATGTATAGTAATGGGATAACTAATATAGATTCAGTAACAAAATATTCAGATTACATAAAACAAATTAAAAATGATAAAGCATTAGGGATACAAGGAATTTGTTTTACAGAGCATGGTTCAACATTTGAATGGTATAAAAAGAAATGTGAATGTGAAGACAATGGCTTCAAATATGTTCACTCTATAGAAGCATATGTTACAGAGTCTTTAGATGAAAAAATCAGAGATAATTACCATGTTTGCTTATATGCTACTGATTATGAATCATTTGAAGAATTAAATAGTTTAGTTTCAAAAGCTTTTAATAGAGAAGATGGACATTTTTACTATACACCAAGGATAACATTTGAAGAGTTAATAAGTACAAGTAGTAAAATATTAGTTAGTACAGCGTGTTTAGGTGGAATATTAAGTAAAGGAAATGATAAATTAAAAGATAGATTTATTGAATTTTTAGTTGATAATTCAAATAGATGCTATTTAGAGATTCAGCACCACTTAGTAAAAGATCAAATTTCTTATAATAAATATCTTTGTGATTTACATAAAAAATATAATATTCCATTACTTGTAGCTACTGATACTCACGCATTAAACAGCAAACATGCAAAAGGTAGAGAAATATTACAAAAATCAAAAGGCATTTTCTTCGATAATGAAGACGGTTGGGATTTAACATTAAAATCATATGACGAATTAGTTGAATTATTTAAAAAGCAAAATATAATGTCAGGCGAAGAAATATATGAAGCTTTAGAAAATACTAATAGATTATATGATAGAGTTGAAGAATTTAAAATTGATAAATCATATAAATATCCTAAATTATATGATAATTCTTTAGATGTATTAAAACAAAAAATCAATGAGGGTACATTATCAAAAGGAATAAATAAATTACCTAATTATAAAACTGAATACATTCCTAGAATACAACACGAGTTAGAAACATACATACATAATGGTGCAGTAGACTTTTTATTATTAGATGAAAACATTAAAACATGGGCTAGAAGTAATAATATATTTGCTGGGTATTCAAGAGGTTCATGTTCTGGAAGTGAAATAGCTTATTTAATAGGTATTACTGATATAGATTCAATTAAACATAAAATGAATTTTGAAAGATTTATGAATACTGAAAGAGTAAGTTTAGCAGATATAGATACAGATTGGTCTCCAAATCACAGAGAACTAGTAAAAAATTATATATATAGTAAAAAAGACTTATATTGTGCAGACATAATAACATTTAATACGGTTGCTTTAAAAGGTAGTATCAGAGATGTATGCAGAGCTATATATAAAAAAGATTTACCTAAAGAATTGGAAGAAGCTAGTAATAGAGATGTTGAAGGGTATGGGACTTTAACAGATAGTACTAGTAAAAAAGTTCATGACTATATGGATGATTATTTAAAAATTTCTAATTATATATGTGAAAATATAGAAGATAATGAAGATAAAATGAGGAAAGAATATCCAAAAGTATTCGAATATGTTGATATAATTAATGGTACTATAGTTTCTATAGGGACACATCCTTGTGGTCAAATTTGTAGCCCTATCCCATTAGATAGTTCAGTCGGATTATGTAGCATATCAACTTGTTCACATCCAGTATCAATGATAAGTATGAAGGCTATTGATGCACAAAACTTTGTCAAGTTAGATTTATTAGGGTTAGACAATATACAAATAATAAATGAAACTTGTGAATTGGCTGATATAGAAAGATTAACACCCGAAAATACACCAGACGAAGAAGATGTGTGGCAATCAATGGCTAAAGATAATACTTTGATATTTCAATGGGAATCAGATAGTGCAGGTGCTTTTATAAAAACATTATTGAGTGAAAAAACATTAAATAAAATAAAACAATTTAATCCAAATTTTAGATATGTAGATTTAGTTTCAATGGGAAATGGTGCTATTAGACCTGCTGGTGCAAGTTATCGTAATGCATTATCTAATGGTGAATTTAGGGATAATGGACATGAAGCATTAAATAAATTTTTAGCACCAACAATGGGTTACTTAGTATATCAGGAACAAATTATGAATTTCTTACATGAATTTTGTGGATATACAATGGGTGAGGCTGATATTGTAAGGCGTGGATTTGCTAAGAAAACAGGTACAGAAAAATTTATTCCTAAAATTACAAGTGGTTTCATTAAAACTATGAAAGAAAAATACAATGTAGACGAAGAAGAATCTAAAAAATTAATTATAAATTTTATACAAGTAATAACTGACGCATCGGATTATCTTTTTAGTGAAAATCATGCTGTTCCATATACATATATTGGATATATTGCTGGATACCTAAGATATTATCATCCATTAGAATTTATAACTACAGCATTAAATATTAATAAAGATAAAGAAGAGAAGACTATCAGTATAATCAAATATGCTAATAGTAAAGGAATAAGTATATCATCACCTAAGTTTGGTTATGCGAAAGCTAGTTATTTCATGTCAAAGGAAACAAATAGTATATATAAAGGAGTAGGCTCAATTAAAAATCTTAATAATAAGGTGGCAGATGAGGTATATGAATTATCTCAAAATAATAAGTATAATAGTTTTTTAGATTTATTATTAGATATTAAAGAAAATACATCTTGCAACTCACGTCAATTAGAAATACTTATTAAATTAGATTATTTTGATTGCTTTGGCAAATCACAAAAGTTATTAACTATAGTTAATTTATATAATAAGTTATATGGCAAAAAACAGTTTAACAAAAGCAAATTAAGCAATGAAAATATAGATTTAATTAGAAAGTATGCAAACAAAGAGACAGAAAAGGTATTTAAAGAAGTTGATACTTATAAATTATTAGTAGATCAAGTAGTCAATATCCCTAATACAGATATCAGTTTTAAAGAAAAACTTGCTTTCCAAAACGAAATTTTAGGTTATATAGATTATAAAAATGAAAAAATCGAAAAAAGATATGCTTTGATTACTGATATTAATACTAAATACACTCCCATAGTAAATACATACTGCTTAAATAATGGTGTTACATGTAAATGTAAAATTAATAAGAAGTTATGGAATAATGATGGTGAATTAAATGTTAATGATGTAATCTATATTCATTCTATGGAAAAGAAATTTGGATGGAAAAAGGTTGGAGAAAAGACTGATAAAAAGGGTAATGTAAAACCAGTGTTTGAAATCGATGAGAATAAAATCGAGTGGCATATTACAAATTATTCAGTAATACCAAGTATGGAGGAAGTGCTAGATGAAATTTAATAGAGTATATAAAGATAAAGAAGTAAAACAAATTCTTAACTCAATAACTGTATTAGTAGACAGCAGGGAAAAGGTTAACTCGCACATTAAAATGTGGTTAAAATCTAATAAAATAAATTATATAGATTATACTTTATCATTTGGGGATTATTCATTTATGATACCACAGAATGAATCATTAGATATTCTTGAAGATTTATATTTTACTGACGAAATAGCTATTGAACGAAAGGCTCATGCTGAAGAAATTAGTGGCAATTTTACACAAGGAAGAGAAAGGTTTAAAAGGGAGTTTGAAAGAAGTAATGGAGCATTAAGGTTATTAATAGAAGATACTAATTACTCTAATGTCTGTGATGGTAAATATAAAACTGATTTTCCTAAAGAATCTTTTGTTGGCTCATTACATTCTTTTCAAGAACAATATAATTGCCCATTCTTTTTTACAGATAAAGAACATAGTGGAAAATATATTTATAATACCTTTTACTATTATTTAAGAAATAAGTTAAAAACAAATTAATAGAAATAACTTGACTTTGAAACTGAATAGATATAGAATAAAGATATAGGATAAGAAAATCTTGTATCTTATTTTTATTTAAGGAGGAAATTATATATGGCTTTATTTAAAAAACCTGAATATACAAGTGATGAATTGAGATTAAATATAAAAAGACTAGAACGAGAAATTAAAGAATTACAAAATCAATATAATACTGCATTACTAAGAAGTAAAGAAATGTTTTCAAAACCTCATACAATAATGGACGTTGCAAAATGTCATAATGAATATGGAAATTCTAAAGATTTGAATTGTGATATTAATTGTTGTAAAAGAAGTATAGCAATTTATAAAAATATGTTAAAAGATAAATAAATTAATAAAAAGGAGATTATTAAAATGAATAAATTTGAAAGAGAAATTAAAATTAAAGAAAATGGAAAGCCAATGATTAAATTAAGCAGAAAGTGTAGTGGAACATTAGGTAGAATGAGAACAACGAGGAGCAATATTATAATATCAGAACAAAGAATTAATCCAAAGTCTCCAGTACAAGATAGAAGTTTTACATTAGTTATTAGAAACGATGGTGTAGATGGCGAATATAAAATGGGACAACTTTCATTTTTAAAAGAAGAAGATTTAATACAGATAAGAGATTCAATTGATTTGATATTAAATTTAGACAATGTAAAAGTGGTTAAAGAAGAAAGTAAGTCTAATGTGACAATTAATAATTATTACATACAAAAATAGCACCTTGTAAATGGCATGAATACTAGGTTAAAAACCACATAAAAACATGATTTTAACAGGAGTTAATAAATTAATAGAATATAATATAATTAAAGGGGATGTAAAAAATGGATGATAATGAAAAATATAAAAGTATATTTAACAATTTAACTGATGAAGATTTCGAAGATATTTTAAAAGAATGTAATTTCAAATATGAAAAAGTAGAAAAGGGAAAAGGTGGATTATTTGTAGATGGTAAAAGAATAGAATCTGATAAAATATTTGAAGAATACAGTTACTTTAAGGGAGTTGATAAATAATGAATAAAGATTTAAATAAGATTGCATTAACTAAAGAAGATAGAATAGAAGCTTATAAATATATTTTAGGCGATGATGAAGAATATACTAATTCTTTCTTTAAAGGTTATAAACCTAATTATTATTTTAATACTGAATCTGAAGAATTAAATGAATCACAAATAAAAGATATATTAGCAAAAGCAATTCTTACAGGAAAAAATAAGTTTGCTAGTTGTACTTCAATGTCAAAACCAATAACATTAGATGATTTAGATAAATTGGCAGAAAAGTTAAATCAATTACCGCCAGTAGCCAATAAAATAGAAATAGGGACATTTGCATTAAAAGTATTATTGGAGAAAATACCTACTATTGATAATACTAAATTTAAAAGTTATCCTAATACAATGTATGGATTACCTATTGAAATTTATGAAGGTTATGATTTTAAATTTAATCAAATGAGAGTTAAATTTAGTAATGGCGAGAGCAAAATTATAGATGTATTTACGTGTAATGATAATGTTAATATTTACAATGAAATATTTAGAATGGAGAGTGAAAATAATGAATAAAATAGAACTCAAAAATGGCTCAACAATTGAAACTATAGATACTAGTGAAGTTACTAGAAGTAAAAGAGGGCAAGAACAATTAAATAATATGAAATCTGCATGGGATTTAATTTATGAATATTATAATAGTTTACCTTGGTATAAAAAGATTATTACTAAAATACAATGGTTCTTTGATGATATAGTGGGATTTTTCATTAGATTATATTATAAAATTGTTATAAAGATCTTATATAAATCTAAATAAATTAATAGAAACATATTGAATTAATTAAAAATCTATGGTAAGATAATTTTATGGAAGGAAGTGAAATTATGTTTGCAAATTTTAGAAAAGCATTTTTTTCAACTAAAGAAGAAAAAGAAACTCAAGCTAAATGGTTAGAAGATAATCCATTACCTAAAAAGGAAAATATTAATCTAATAAAGACACATGATGGGATATATGTTTCAGAACCATTACAAGGTTTTGAAGGAGAATGTGAAGGATGTAAAAATTTTATTAAAAATTATCCATATTATATAGAGGGTGGTTGGTGTAAATTACATAAATGTTCATGTGGGTGGGGTTTTACTTGTGATGATTTTAAAGATAAACCATAGTCCAAATAAAACTTGGATTTTAAATGAATATAACGAATTAATGTAATTAAGAAAGGGTGATAATTGAATATGAATGAATTACTGATAATATTATTTATGATTATATTCATGATTTTAATAATATTTATTCCAATATTATTAGTAGATATTAGCTTTAAAATTAAAGATAAATTAAATCATACAATATTTAAAGAAAAGTATAAAAACAAGTTGGTTCAAAGTATAGAAGAAGGTATAAAATTTAATAATTATAAAATAAACAAATACAAAGGTATAGAAGATGAAACGGTATTATATGACGACTTTCAAAAACATTGTGCAATCTGCAATTGTTGTGATAGTGAGTTTTACATATCAGAAGGAATTGATAAAATTTTAGTAGATGAATTTAAGCAATCAGAATTGGAGGCTCATAACTTATCTATTGTATATTCTGAACAAAAGAGAAAAGAAAACTTACAAGCAAGAGTAAAATTTATAGAAGAAGAATTAAAAGATATCAAAAATAGAATATAAGGAAGGATTGGTAATAATGAATTTAAAAACAATATGGACTTTAAAATTTAATGATTTAATTATTAACGAAGGAGATACCATAAAAATATACTTACATAATGATGAAATATTAATTGGTGACTATAACTTTTCAGATGAAAGTACAATTTATTTGAATAGAGAAAATTCAGAAATGGAAATCGATTTTGATGATGTTAAAGAAATTGTAATATTAAGGAGATGATACACAAATGAATAACAACAAAATAATAGGATTTAATTTAAGTTTAAATTTTGGATTTACTAATGATGAAGATCATAAAGAAGTTATTAATAGAATAGAAAATATGATAGATGACTTATTAAAAGGTCAAATATATACAGGAGCGATATTATTAGGTGGTAAATCTGAATTTATAAAAGAAAACAATGATTTAGGTATCAGAAAAATAAGTGAGGAGGGTAATAATGAAATATAGAACTAGCAAAGAAGAATTAATAAATGAATTAAACGAAGTTATCTATAAGTGGTGTAGAGAATATAATTATTCATATGAAGAAGCCACACAAATGTTAAATGATATATTTAAAGAACGACCAATAGTTAAAAATAAGGAGGGCGAGTAAATATGGTTATAACATTGGAGAATGGACAAACAGTTACAATTTATGAAAAGCAAAATATATTGCCACAAATTAAAGAGTACATAGATAAAGAAATATTTGAGTTGCTTGAAGATAGTTTTAATAATGTAGATGGAAGTGTTATTAGAATAGAGGAACTTGAAGCTGAACTAGACGATGCTAATAGTTATAATGACGAACTAGAAAGAAAAATAGATAGATTGGAGAGCGAAATTGATGAGTAGAAAACATAAATATAAAGTTTGGGATAAAGTTAATAATTGTATGGATGAACTTGATGGATATGATTTGTATTTAGCTGATGGAAAAATATATGAAGTAAGTCTAAAAGGTTACTGGGGAATGGAACATTTAGAAAAAATAGATGTATCTGAAAGATATATACTTTTAGAATATGTAGGATTTAAAGATAAAAACAACAAAGAAATCTATGAAGGATATATTGATAGTTCTGGCTACGTAGTTACATATTTAGCAAATTTACATGATGGATTAGGTATGAATGCAGGATGGTATTTACAAAGAGATAATTTTGAATCTTGGTCTGAATTAGAATGTAATGAAGACATTGAAATCATAGGAAATATTTTTGAAAATCCTGAAAAAGCTATAAATAATTGCAACACGGATTATACTACATCGTTTTAAAAAGCTTGTTTTATTTGGAAATAAATTAATAGAAGTAAAAGAGGTGAAATTATGAGTAAGGAAGATAAAGAAATTGAAAAGTTAGTGGACGAATTAATTGAAGGAAATAAGATATCCAAAGAACAAAGACAAGTGTTCATATTATTGTTTAGAGGAGAATACTTTAAAGGAAGAGAAGATGGCATTCAAGATATTAAAAAACAAGTTGATAGATTTTCTATTATAACAAAATCTTTAGTTAAATCAGTTGAAGAACTAATTGATGAAGAAAATGTTTTAGTCAAAAAGGATATAGAATCAGAATTAAAAGATTTATGTTATATGGTTGAGGCACAATTTAACAGGTTTAATATGTGGATGAAAAGTAAAGAGGTGAGATTATGAGAAAAACATTATCAGAAGAAGAATTTATTTATTATGTTAAAAAACATGAAGAATATTATAGTAACAACAAACATGATTTTCATATTGGCGAAGTAGTAATAGTTCCAAAAGATGAAATGGATAAAGAGCAAATAGGGATAATTAAAAATTGGTCTGGAATAGATAATTATGTATATGTATTAAGTTATGATGAAAAATCAAACAAACACTGGATTTGTGGGTTCAAAGAAAAAGAATTGAAAAAGACAAATATACAATTAGAAAATGTATCAGAAGAACTTTATAATAAATATTGTTACTATTTAGAGAATTTTCTAAAAATCAAATTCATATAAATTACAAATATAAAATACGAATGATGTAACTTAGAAAAGTTCAGAAGTGATAAAAATTACGATAAAATATAATAGTAATACGAATATTATAGAACTAAATTTAAATCAAATTCGCATTTTATAAGAATATAATAAATTAATATAGAAAGGTGGTAGAATTTAAATGCCAAAGGATTTAAGATGCTTTGAATATGAGGAAAGAAAAGCTTTATACTACAGATTAAATACAGTACAAGGTTGGATTTAAGAAATGTTAAAAGAAGGATTAATAAATGATAAGTGGGATTGTGGATGAAAGAGTCCCAAGATATATTAAAGAATGTAAAAGAACAATTGTATTAAAAGGAGGACAAATAAGAATGAATATTAAAGAATGTAGAAAAGAAACTCAGAAACATATTGACAATGTAAAGAATATATTGAACAAATGGAGTTTAGACTTAGAACAAAGAGGTAAACTTCATGATAAAAGTAAATTAGAAAGTCCTGAAGTAGAAATATTTTGTGAATATACTCCTAAATTAGTTGGAAGTACATATGGAAGTGATGAATATAAGGAATTCCTTAAAGAAATGCAAGTAGCATTAAGTCATCATTATAATTCAAATAGACATCATCCAGAACACTTTAGAAATGGAATACAAGGCATGACTTTAATTGATATTATGGAATTATTAGCTGATTTGAAGTCTGCAACTTTGAGGCATAATGATGGTGATTTAATTAGAAGTATTAATTTTAATCAAGAAAGATTTGGATATGATAATGATGTAAAACAAATCTTATTAAATACTGCTGAATTACTATATACATATAAGATATTCTTTGGTTGTTGTGATGGCAGAGAGGGAATGTATTTATCAGATACTATTGAAGGTGTTCACAAGAAAATTGATGAAGATCAACAATTAGATGAGACAGAAAAACGAATATTGAAATTTGGATATTTTCATGAGTTTAAAGATAAAGACTATCATGATGAACATTTTTGTGTTGATAATGCTTTTGACTGTTACTGGTATAAGCAAAGTTATTTTAATTAGATGGTCTTAAAAGAGAAATTTTAAAGGGTATTAATAAATTAATAGATGTAAGGAGATATTGAAATGAAGATTAAATTAAATGGCTTGTTTGAACAAGATATAGAAAATGGGTTTGAGACTCAAAAAGAATATGAAGTAAATAAAGTTGAAATTAGTGGTGATTACTGTGCATATGACGTTTGGTATTATATCACTAATGAAAAAGGTAATACTACTTGCTTTCAAGATTTAATGGTTGAAGAAGTTGGAATAGATGATAGAATAGAGAAGTTTGTTGCTAACTTTAATGATTTTTTAACATTTAATAATTCAGACTTACCATATAAATTTGAATTTAAAATTGATTTAGAAAGTGAGGAAGTATAGATGATAGATTACAAATGTTTAATAGAACTTTATAGAGATGGTCATGAAATACATACAGATACAGTTATGACTATTGAGGAAGATATTGATATAGTTGATGATTTTGAAAGAGATGAGACTATCAGAGATATCTTACTGACTAAATTAAAAGAAGAATATGATGAAGATGTAAAACTATTGGAATATGAGAGTCTTACTGATATTGACTATGATATTTACAAACTTACATATTAGATTTAAATAAATTAATATAATTAAAAGAGAGGTAAAAGAACAATTTAAAAATTTAAACTTACAGGAGGTAATATCATAATGAGCAACACATATAATACAGACTCAATACAATCATTAGGTATTTTAGGTGGAGTACGTGCAAAACCTGCGTCAATAGGACTTGAATCTCATTCACATACATTCATAGAAATACTAATGAATGCTATTGATGAATATAGAGAAGGATATGGAAAACAAATCATAGTAACAAAATATAAAGATAATTCTATTTCTATTCAAGATTTTGGACGTTCGTTACCAATGGCTAAAAATTCACAAGGGGAATATGCTTATAAAAAGATATTTGAAGAAATGTGGTCTGGTGGAAAATATGAAAACAATTCAAAAACTAAAAATGGTAATTATAAATGGTCATGTGGCACAAATGGAATGGGAAATTTTGGTAGCTCGGCGACTGCTGATTTTTTAGAGGCTACTGCATTTGCACCTAACAATATAAAATATCATGTAAGGTATGAAAAAGGAATTCAAGTTGGTGAGTTTGAAGAAACTACTCATAATTTTGATTCTACTGGAACTATCATACATTGGATACCATCTAAAGAAGTATTTAAAGGCGATAATGATATAACAAAAGAATTTATAATTGATATATTGCAACAACAAGCAATTATAAATGATGACTTGAAATTTACTTATAAAGATGAAAATACAGATGAAGAATTAGTTTTTTATTATGAAAATGGAACTATTGATTATATTAAAGAATTAGATACTAAACAATCATCTTTAACAGATATAATTAAATGGACAACTGAAGGAGAAGGTCGAGAAAATAAAGATGATGAGATATTCGTCATTAAGTCTAATATCACTTTTGCCTTTAATAATGATATTAATTTAATTCAGTACTATCACAATTCTTCCTTTCTTGAAAATGGGGGAACGCCCCAAGACTTTATTAAAAATGGATTTACTTATGCTATTGACAAATACATAACTGAAAAAAATTTATATAAAAACAAAGAAAAGAAAGTGACATTTGACGATATTCAAGACAGTTTAGTAATAATTAGTGATACATATTCAACTATTTCATTATATACAGATCAAGCTAAGAAAAAGATTAAATCTAAATTTATGCAATCTCATGTAACTGATTTTTTAAGAGAGAAATTATATATCTTTTTTACTGAGAATCCATTAATTGGTTCACTTATAAGCAATCAAATATTAATTAATAAAAGAGTACGAGAACATGGAGAAGTTGCTAAAAAGAACATAAAAAAGAAACTTGAAGAAGCAAATAAAAGCGGAAGAGTTAAAATAGAGGGTTTGACAGATTGCAATATGAAGAAAAGTGCATTAGATGAAAGATTTTTATTAGTTGTGGAAGGGCTTTCTGCTAAATCTACAGTAGTTGATAGTTATGATAATAATACGATGGGAGCTGTTGGTTTGAAAGGAAGATTTATTTCCTGTTTAAAAACCACTGTAGATAGAGTTTTAAATAATGTTCCTGCGTTTACTTTAATATCTGCATTAGGTTGTGGTATAGAAATTCCATATGAAGAAAGGAAAGCATTCAAAGATATAAAAACATTTGATAAGAACAATTTAAGATATGGAAATATAGGAATACTTACAGATGCTGATTGCTGGGGGTCAGGAATTCGTCTTGCCTTATTAACTTTTATATATAAATATTTACCAACTTTATTAAAAGAAGATAGAGTTTATATAATAATTTCTCCAAGATATGAAATTAAAATGAAAAGTGGAGAAATGATATATGCATATAATGACAGAGAAAAAGAAGAATTAATGAAGACAATAGACACTAATGATATATACAATATAGGAATAGTGAAAGGAATCGGAGAAATAAATGCCGATGATTTTTGGGAAAAGGTATTGTGTCCAGAAGTTAGAGAGAAGACATTTATTCAAGTTACATATGATAATTTTGATGAAATTGTAGCTAAGTATTTTGAAGATTATATGGGAGAGAATACTCAGCCAAGAAAGGAATTCGTTAAAGAATTTATAACAAATGTAAACTTAGAAGAAATTAATTAGGAGGAATTATAAAATGAAAAAAGGAATAGTAGAAGTTTTACAAACCGAAATGTTAGATTTTACTGCACCTGTAATAATTAATAATTTGCCATCAATAGATGGATTATTAGTTTCTCAGAGACAAGTTATTTGGGGGATGAAAAAAGCAGGAATGACAAGCGATAAACAATTTTATAAAATGTTAAAAGCTGGTGGTGCTATATTTAATTATTATACATTAGGAGATGCTCCGCTTTATGGAGTTATGAAGAATCTAGGAAATAATTATTCATTAAACAAATATTTAGTCCCTAAAGGAAGTTATGGAAATAAGAATTCTAGAGATGGTAAAGGTTCAGCTCCTAGATATATAGAATGCAAGCTAGATACATATGCTGAAAACATGTTGGAAGGGATAAATAAAAATGCAGTTCCAATGAAATGGAATTATGATGCCACTGAAAAAGAACCCGTATTCCTACCATCTAAAATACCTAATATACTAACCAATTTGAGAATAAGTATTGCAGTTGCAGAAGCAAATAGAATGCCTTCTCATAATATGGAAGATGTTTGTAGTAGTATAACATCATATATAAAAACAAAAGATATAAATAAATCAATTGAGTTAATAAAAGTCCCTGATTTACCTAGTGGTGGTCAAATTATTTATGACAAAAACATATTTGATAAAATTTATACAACTGGAAATGGGTCATTTACTATACTTGGAAAATATAAATATGACAAAGATACTAATACAATTACAATTTATGAAATTCCTTATACTACTTATATTGAAAATATAGAAGATGAACTAGAAAATAACATAGACAAATTCTCTAAAGAATTAACTGATTATCACAATGGTTCAGATAAAGATGGTCTAAAACTAGAATTATATTTAAAAAAGAATGCAGATATTGAGACAGTAATTCAAAAATTAAGAAAATTTACATCCTATGAAAGTAAGTTTGCTTGTAATTTTACAATACTTGACTTAGATGGAAAAACTCCAGTATTAGTATCATTACAAGATATTTTTAATAAATGGATTTATCATAGACAAGTATGTATTAAAAACGAATTACAATTTGATTATGATAAATTAAATGATAGATTACATAAATTGACTGGCTTGAAATCAATATTGGTAGATTTAGATAGAGTTTTAGAGGTGATAAGAAATTCAAAAAATGATGATGACGCAACTAATAATGTTATGCATGAATTTAATTTAGATAAAGAACAAGCAGAATATGTTGTATCTATTAAATTATTAAATATTAATAAAGGTTATATAAATAATAGAATAAAAGATGTTGATAATATATCTAAAGAAATAGAAAATATATCTAGTACCTTATCTTTAGAAGAAAATATAAATAACATTATCATTGAACAACTTGACGAAGTTAAAAAGAAGTATAATCAAACTAGAAAAACAGATATCCTATATGAAGATAAAGTCATTAAAATAGATAATAGGGATTTAATTGAAGATTTTACAACTACAAATATTTTAACAAATAGTATGTATTATAAGAAAACAAGAAGATTTGCAGATGCAGATAATCAAAAATTAAAAGAAAACGATGAAGTCATTAGTACCATTCAATGCTCAAATAAAGGTAAGGTAATATTTATATCAAATAAAGGTGATGCTTATATGTTAAACTTATCAGATATATCTGAATCTAAGCCATCACAATTAGGCATATATCTTCCTACTATGTTAGGACTATCTAATGATGAATCAATTATAGGAATGTTATGTACAAATAATTATAAAGGCTATGTAGTTATAGTCTATGATTCAGGTAAAATAGCTAAGGTTAATCTTTCAAGTTATGAGACGAAAACCAATAGAACTAAGTTGTCCAATTGTTTGACTAGTAGTGAGAATGGATTACCTTTATTGATTGTTCAAATAACAGATGATGTAGAAATAGAATTAACTGATTCATTTAACAAAGTGAAAGTCATTAATACATCTAATGTAAATGCAAAATCATCACGTTCAACCCAAGGGGTTACAGTTTTTAAATCAAAAAAGGAGAACTGGAAAGTAACCTCAGCAAAAGTTCTATCAATTAAACAATAAATTAACAAAACTATAAACAAACTATTGACATAACAATCCAATAATGCTAATATTAAAGCTAACAGGAAACAAAATCTTGTTAGCTTAAATTATATAAACTTAAATAAATTAATAGAATTAAGTTGACAAATAACTTTGTAAGTAGTAAACTAAGATTAACCAATAAAGGAAAGAGGTGATAAGAAATTGATAAATACAGATACATATGAATTAATACAAATGATAAATAGGAATAATCATGAAGTAAGTGAAACAATACAAGATTTGAATATATTAGTTTCAGATATTCGTAAAAATCCTAAAGAACTAGCCGATAAATTAGAAGAAGATAAGAACTCACTAGCTGACAGAACTGATAGATGTCCTAGCTGTGGCGAAAGCTTAATTCTTCTTGATAAATGGGACGAGCCAAGAGGAGAGATGCAAGGAAGAGAAGTATATGAAACCATGTATAAATATGGTTGTGACTGTGGATACATAAAAAAGTAAATAAATTAATATAATTAAAGGAGAAATAAAAGATGTTACAAGAAAATAAAGTTAAACTATTTGAAGTGTACTTGGATACTAAAACAAATGATATACATATAATATTTGAAAATATTCTGTTGGAAGAATTAAAAATTAATAAAGAACAATTTTATGAAAAGATAAATAATGAAAAAGGTTTAGAATTGGAAATAAGAAAGATATGTAAGACATTAATTGAATCTGAACAAATCTAGTTAAATGTCGAATTTTAACTAGTTAAATAAATTAAATAATATATAAAAAGGAGAAAAATATAGAATGAGATTAATAGATGCAGATAAACTTAAAGATGAATTAAGAAAATATTATGACATGGTGTTGTATCAAGCAATATCAGATGATGAAAAGTTAGCAAAACATGATATGTTATCTGATGTTATGTTTACAATAAATGAACAACCCACTATAGTTTAAAAAATAAAGAATAAAGGAGATAAATTAATAAATGAATATTTTCATAGATCAAAATAAAGGTGATTACATATACCGTGATTGGGAAGAAGAAAGTATAAAAGAAATGAACTTAAAATTTAAAGAATTACAAGACTTAGGATTTGAAGAATACAATGTAGAAATAGATTATTTAAATACCTATTACTATTATAGAAATAATCAAGGTAAGCAACTTACAGTTACATTATTATGTAGTTAAGAAAGAAGGAAGCAAAACAAAATGTTTAAAGCAATTCTAAAAGAAAACAAAATCTACTGTCCAAGATGTGAACAATGCAACTATCAATTAACTAATGATTACAAGTTAGTAGAAATAGAAAGTCAAAAATATGTAGAATTTGTAGCTAGATGTTTAACAGATAATTGTAATGAAAAATTCTATTTTCAAAGTAAAATTACAATGAATAGCACAACACATTACGATTTTAATAAGGATAAAGAAATAGAAATTAAAGATGAAGTAACAGAAATTAAAATATAAAAGGAGAAACTAATAATGAAAGATGATACAATATATAAGCTATTAAAAACAGAAAGAATAAAATTTAAAATAAGAAGGAGTGTATCAACATGAAAATATTTAAAAATGAAAAAGAGTTAAATAAACTAAGAAAATCTTTAGAAAAGGAAATGAATGATAAACTAGAATCTTTAAGAATTGAAAGTGATAATAAAATCAAAGAACTAGAGGCACAAAATGATGAACTACATACAGAATTAATTGAAAAAGACAACCTATTAAATAAAATCAAAGAAGAAGTAAATGATACAAAACTAACATTGTCAAAAGACATTAATAATATTAACACTTCAGTTTCATCACAAGCTTCTATATCAGAGGAATTAACCGCAACAGTAGAAGAAATCAATGCAACTATATTTAGTATAGCTGAAAGGGTTGACATGGCATATGAAGGTGCTAAAAACAATGGTGGAATTATGGATACGTTTAATAATGATATTGAAGATATTTACAATTCCACAAATGAGTTAGATATTAAAATGAAAGATATTTCAAAAATAGCAGAAGCAATTAAAGGGATTGCAGACCAAACTAATTTATTATCATTAAACGCTAGTATTGAATCAGCAAGGGCAGGAGAATATGGTCGTGGGTTCACAGTAGTTGCAAATGAAATCAAAAAATTATCAGAAGAATCTAAAGGATTTAGCATAATGATAAGTAAGAATATAAAAGAACTCCAAAATATGACTAGTGTTATACTAATTAAAACTGAAACTGGAAAAGAAAATAGTGCAAAGTTAAAAGCAAGTAGTGTATTTAGAATTTCTAACATAGAAGAAATAAATACTAGTATGATTGAAACATCAGCAGGTATGGAAGAAGTTTCTGCTGGAATACAAGAACAAACTACTAATATTGTAGAAATTGCAAACAACGTAGAAAAAGTTACTAATTTAATAAATATGTAAAATATAATTCAATATACATAGGAAGGAATGATGACATTGCTAAGAGGAAAGAGGATTGTATGTTTGTTAAGTACAAGTTTATTATTTACTTATCCAACAAATGTACAAGCACCGTTTCATAGCCTAGCGGAGCAATCAATTGAAAAGCAAATTGATGTTGAAATGGTACAAGATTTTAAATTAAAAAGTTTTGAAATACAATTTGAAAAAGATAAGTTAGAACTTGAGAAAAAGGAATCTAAAGAACAAAAGACAAATGAATTGAAAAATGTAAAAGAAGATGATAATATTGAGTGGCAAGAGTTTATAGTTACTTTTTATACAGGTCTTGAAGAAGAAAATAGTATCCATGGAAATGTTGATTGCAAGGGTAGACCTTTAGAACGAGGTGTTATTGCAAATAATATATTGCCATTAGGAACTAAAATATTTCTAGAAAAAGATTATGGAACTCGTATTGTCTCAGATAAAGGTGGAAGTAATTTTAATTCATCTAATCATATAGATATGTATGTTGAAAGATGGGATGGGGAAACTAGAGAACAATGGAAGAAAAGAGCTAATTCATATGGCGTAAAAAAACTACGTGGATATATAGTTAAATAAATTAATAGATACATATTGACTTTATAAATTAGTTGGTATATTATAGTAATCAAGGAGGAAATAATATGTGGGAAAGAATAAAAGATTCAATTAATAGAGCAGTAAATGGAATAGCATATAATATCTTTGAAGATGAGGTTGAATGCGAGGTAAATTATGATATTGAAAATAAACAGATATGTCTAATTGTATATGATGAATTTGATGAAGAAATTGTATTTGTTAATAAAAAATTCAATTTTGACTTAGAATCAATGGAATTAGAATTTATGGGAGAATTTAAAGCAAAAGATATTATAATACCATCAATCGAAAAATATTTAATAGAAAATTATTCTTGATTTATAATACGGACATCAAAATAAATGAATAGTTTTAATGGGTTTTTAATAAATTAAGAAAATAATAAAGGAGTGATTATAATGAATAAAATAAATTTTAAGACTAAGGCTATAAAAACCGATAGAAAATATTATACTACTGGTAATGGACGTTTTACAAAAGATAAAATATATGAATTTAAAAATGGTTGTACGATGTGGGACAATAGTGAAAAAAGCGATAGTTATAAAAATTTTGAAGAGTTTATAAACTCAAATGACAATTTCCAAGAATTATATAAAAATGCATCTGAAGAAAGCAATAAATTAATGGAAATTAAAAGATGCGACAAAACAAACAAAGCTTTAGAAGAAATAGATGTTATATACAATGGTAAGAAAAGAAATATTAATAAGTTAACAGAGGAATCTAATAATATTAAAAATGAATTTAAAGATTTAGAGACTAGTAAATTATTATATAAAGATTATTTAAAATTAAAAGATAGACAATATTATTTAAATAAAAGACTTCCTATCGAAATAAATGAATTACGAGGTTTGAAAATTGCTAGAAAAATATTATTAAAGAATATATATATATAGAAACAAGTGAAGAAGAGTATGTTGAAAATTATAATGAAAATATAGTAACGCTCAATTATTATCAAATGATGAGAGTGACAAATGAACTTGAAACGACTGAGTACGGATGGCATTGTGATGGATGTAATTGTGGAGAATTTCAGGCTGAAATAGAAGGAATAGGTTTCTTAGTTATAGATAGGAGTTGTAGAAAATCTAGTTGTACTCCAGATGGAATGCAATTTAGTTTTGGAAGTGTAATACCCGTATATAATAAATCAATCATCAATGAGTACATGGATACTTACATATATGATGAATTTGAAGAACAAGGGATTAAACAAATTGGTGAAATAAATAAAGAACAATCATTAACAATATTAGAATATGCTAAACAAAATACAATTAAAGAATTAGGTTATGACGAATATGGAAATGTAAGAAGATAGTATTAAATGTGCTAAATATAAAAAGAAGGTGAAAGAATGAGAGAGGTAAAATGTTATCAATGTGGAATATGCCATAATCTACACAGACATGAAAAGAAAGCTAGAGAGTGTGAATCTATTGGAAAAGAAATGCCACTTGCAAATATAGGAGATATTCTCATTTACAAACATACAATTAGTGGATTCGAGTGTGAAGATGAAATTAAAATATCTAAGATTATAGATAAAGGGCATTATTTGATTTATAAGTTTATGAGTAGATTAGGTAATGGTTGGGAGAAAGGCTTATATTTTATTGATGAAATATGTGGCAATGATGAATTTAAAAGGAGAATAAAAGGAGTGATTAAATGATATTTTACAAATGCAATTGTGGATTAATAACTAATGAAATATTTAAAAGATGTCCAAGTTGTGGAGTTGAAAGCAAAAAGATAAAAGAAGAATATGAAAAAGTTTATGAATCTACTGGATTATTTAAAACTGAATCTGAGAGCCTTAGTGGATTATTCGGAAGTAAACGAAAGAGTTTAAGTGGTTTATTCCCTGACGGGAAAAGATATAAATGATTAAGGAGTGGATTAAATAGTGAATGTAAATATTAAAGACTTATTTTCAGTAGAGTTAGAAACTAAACTGACATCAGAAGAATTATTTGTAATGTCCTTAGCCTTACAAAAATTAAAAAGGATGACTAATGAAGAAATTGATAAAGAACTAGAATATTATTCAAAATACATAAATGAAGAAAGAATTAAATATATTGCAAAAAAGTTACATGATGAAACATATCGAACACTTAAAGGATTGGAAATAATGTAAAGAGTTAAATAAATTATAGAGGAGATATGAATTATGAAAAAACAAGCCGTATGTGAATATTGTGGAAAGGTATTTGAAGAAAGAATTGATGAGGAAAATTACTATAGTTATAAGCAAGATTGTGTGGAACATGAAATAACTCATCTACCATTAGCAAAAGATTTTGAATTCAACTTATCTTGTGCATTAAATGAATTAGATAAAAAATATGATAGTGTATCAAATATAAGAAAGATAGATATATCTGCATGTTGGGAATCTTATTATGGAAGAGATATTACATATGAATTTAAAATAGAAAATACTAAAATTAATAATACAATGTCTGAAAAGATAGAAGTACCATATGAAAGTAAAGAGAAAATACCAACAAAAGAAGAACTTATAATTCGATTAGAACAACATTATTTTATACCAACTATTCAAAAAGAATATAAAGGTACTGTTTCATTTGAAGATTATTGTGGTGGACATGGAGCAGACGATTATATAGTTGGAGATTTATATGTTAAAGACATATTTCATGAATTAAAGGGTAAAAATATTGAAATTAAGATAATTGATTAATTAACAATGTGGCTATTACTAGCTTACAGAGGTCGAATATTCAAATAAATTGCTGATTTTACCAAGAGTTAATAAATTAATAGAACATAAAAACAATAAATAAAGGAGAGTGTATTAAAAATGGAAGTAAGACAAGCAAAGGTAATTGGTGCAGAGAAAGATAAAGTGACTGAGGTTAAATTATATTTACAAGATAATGGATTTAGAGACTATCCAACAATTAAAGATTTAATGGAAACATTGGAGGAAGATAAGAAATGGCATGCAGAACATGGACAATTAGAAGAGTTCTTAAATACACCTGTGACAATGCAATTAACAGATATAGAAGGTCAAGAAGTTGAAGGTAAAATGTGTTTAGATGTAGGAATGTGTGAAGGTAATGTATTTGTATTAACTGGAAACATTGAAAATATTAGTTTCGTTAAGGAGGATTAATAAAATGACTACAGATATAAATTTCATAGAATCATGGCTAGGATGCAAACTTAAATGGCATCAAAAAGTTATATTGAAACTTATTATCATAAAAGAGACTTTATATAGTTATTTCACTAAGATAATAATATATTTAATTAAATAAGAAAGGTGATTGAAATGGATAAAAATAAAGAACAAGAATTAAGAGACATGGTTACTATCAATGATAGATGGTATCACAAGATTCCATACTTAGGTAAGAAAATACATAGCAAGCAAGTATACAAACGATTTTCAAGTAATAAATCTAAAATATTTAAAACAATTACAGAAGAAGTGAATAAGGAACTAGAAAAGAATGATTTCTTTAGTCAATTTGCTGATGCAAGTAATGTAATGCTTGATGACATTAAACAAATGACTATTAAAAATACGAATTTAGATAAATATAAAAATGTATGTAAGACAATAAGATTATAACTATGAAAATAGTTTATATAATAAATTAATAGAAAGAAAGAGGTAATGATATGAAAATCGAAAATGAAATACTTTATAAAATTTGGGAAGATAGATACTCTAAAAACGGAGAATCAATTGATGAAAATTTACATAGGGTTAGTGATTACTGTTCAACTAATGAAAAAGAAGCAGAAGAATTTTATAATGTATTAGATAAAGGATTATTTTATCCAGCAGGAAGAACTATGAGTAATAGTGGAATAGGAACATCCCTAACATTAAATAATTGTTTCGTTGCCCCACAAATACAAGATGATTTACAAGATATATTTAATAAAGTAAAATTAGGAGCTTTAACACATCAAAAAGGAGGAGGAATAGGCTACGATTTTTCGCAATTAAGACCAAAAGGAACTCCTACTTCTAATGATGCTATAGCAAGTGGTAATGTAAGCTTTATGGATGTATTTAATGCACAAACTGCTACAATACTTCAAGGTGGAAGACGTAAATAGTTATTATACGAGTATCTTGAAAATTACAAATACGTAAAAGAGTAAGGAGAGATTTATTATGGAATATCAATTATCAAAGGAAATATTAACAAAATACTTAGAACAAGGTTTTTCAAGTAGAAAAATAGAAGGAATCACAGGAATTAAATATTGGAATGTAATAAATTATATTAAACAATATGGATTGCAAGACCTAAATAAATATGCAAAAGTTGCTGATTATAAAATAGATTATTTTCATAAAATTGATACCAAAGAAAAGGCTTATATATTAGGTTTTTTATTAGGAGATGGTTGTCTATCTAAAGATGATAAATTTGAGATAGATGTTCAATTAGATGATAGAGAAATTATAGACTTTATGATAAGTGAAATAGGAGGGCATAGTAATATATCTAACAAATTAGATAAAACTAAAAAGCAATTCCCTCATATTGGTTTTAAAATAGGTGAAAACCATATTGTTAGAGATATAAAAATGCTATTTGGTGGACGATTAAAAGAAGAAAGACATATTCCAATGATTAAGCCTAGATTAGAAAGATATCTTGTTCAAGGGTTTTTTGATGCAGAAGGTTGTATAACATGGGGCAAACGTAAAGACAGAGATAGAATTTGGCAAAAAATAAGTTTTACTTCACAATACCATATGTTGGAAGGAATTCAAAACATATTAGATAAAAATGATATTAGTAGTAAAATAAGACCTAAAGCCAATGAAAAATGTTATGTAATTGAAATGGCATCAAAAAAACAAGTATTAGAATTTTTACATTACATATATCCAGATAATAATTTCATAATATTAAACAGAAAGTATAATAAGGCAGAAGCTCTGCGTCTAGAATTGGGAGAATTCGGTGAAAGCTTTGAATAAAAGTTAATACCGAGCCGTGCCTACAGAGTAGGAGGGTGTAGAGACTAGAGGAGATATAGCAATATATTTTAATAACCTCAATAGTACCCAAGGTTTAATTGAATAAATTAAATTAAGATATAGTCCGACACTTCTAGTAATAGAAGATTACAGTATGGGAGCAAATATGGGCGTATGCTCAATATATAATATGGACATTGAAGATTTTATAAATGCAAAATCTTATGATGAAGGAAAACTAGTTCATTTTAATGTAACAGTTATGGTTGATAATGATTTTATGAATTCTGTTAAAAAAGATGAAACTATATTCTTACACTATCCAGTATATGATGATAAAGGATATGTCTTAAAAGATGAATCACAATGGAAATATAAGAAAGAAATAAGTGCAAGATATTTATGGGATTCAATTATGAAGAAAGCTTATGATAATGGAGAGCCAGGGATTTTCTTCTATGATAACATGAATAAAGATAATACAGTATGGTATATAGAAAATATTGTTTGTAGTAATCCTTGTGCTGAGTATTTAGCAGGAACAGTTTATGGGAACAACCCTATTACAAAAGAACCATTAAACCGTAACGATTATGGTGGTGCATGTAATCTAGGAAGTATATTCTTACATAATATGATAGATAATCCTTTTACATCTAAAGCAAAGATTGATTATAAAAAATTAAGCGAAACAACTCATAGTGCAGTTAAATTTTTAGATAATATAATTGATATAAATAACTTCCCAGATGAAATATATAGAAACTATCAAGAAGCATTTAGAACTATAGGGCTTGGAATTACTGGGCTTGGAGATGCTTTATGTATGTTAAATATGGTTTACGGAAGTAAAGAATCATTAGAAGTCATTGATGAAATAATGAACTTCATATCAAAAGAAGCCTTTAAGGCAAGTGTTCAGTTAGCTAAAGAAAAAGGTGGCTTCCCATTCTTAGATAGAGAAAAGTACATTAAAAGTGGATATATTCAAAAACATATGGAAAAAGACAATGAATGGATAGATTTAGCTGATGATATATTAAAATATGGCATCAGAAATTCAAAGATTATGAGCGTTGCTCCCACGGGCACAATGTCATTAACTTTTGGGAGCAATACAAGTTCTGGCTTAGAACCTATATTTAGTCTATCGTATGATAGGAAGGTAAAATTAGGTGGTCAGTCAGATGATGATATTAAGATAGTTAAGATGGAGGATTATGCTTACAAAGTATGGAATGAAATTAAAGGTAATAAAGATTGTATTGTAAAAGAAGATATTTTTGTTACTGCAATGAATTTACCTGTACAAGCACACTTAGATGTTCTTAAAACTATAGCATTTCACGTAGATATGTCATGTAGTAAAACTATTAATATCCCCACTGAGTATCCATTTGAAGATGTTAAAAAGGTTTATGAATTCTGTTGGGAAAATGGAATTAAAGGTTGCACTATATTTAGACCGAATCCTATAAGACAAGGTATAATGATTACTGAAAAAACAGAAGAAGAAAAAGCTAATGAATTAATATCAACTTTAGAAAGAGGTCAATGGAAGCCAAAAGCTAAGGATACAGTTTACTACGAAAGAAAAGTTAAAATAGGTTGTGGCAAACTTAAATTAATGATAGGTTGGTCAAATACAGAACAAGCAATACAAGACATGTATGTAATTAGGTCAGGATCTGGAGGATGTGAAAGAAATCTTCAAGGAATGGTTATAGCAATGAGTGGTATGTTAAGACTAGGAGGAAACTTATTCAATATAGAGAAATCTTTTGAAGGTGTTGGTGGATGCAATAGTTTTTCAACTCAAAGAGCAAAAGGAATACAATTAAGTCAAGGTAATAGTTGTGGAACTGCTATATTAAGAGAAATAAAAACATTTTTAAAAGAAATATCAAATCAAACCATAGAAGTAATAAATAAATTAAATGAACAAATGGTAGAAACTAAAGCAAACTTTACAGATGAAGAATTAAAGTTTAAAAAAGATAATGGGGATATTGCATTTGCATTAAGATTTAATAAATGCCCCGAATGTGGACATGAACTAGAACATTCTGGTGGATGTATAAGTTGTGTAGATTGTGGCTTTACTAAATGTGAATAGGAGATTAAATTATGTTTGAAAGCAACCAAGATATATATTATATAGATGGTGATTTCAAGATTAAGGAAGGAGTGTTCAAGGGCTATGTTAGAATTACTAGCTCTTGTCTCCCAATAATTAATCTATATGATAACCATTTAAAAGAACATGTATTAATAAACGAAGATTATGTATTTGAAACTTTTGAAGAAGCAATGGAATTCCTATATGAAGATTAAAACCAATACTAATAATTTAAATCTTAGAACTAATTGTTATTGGTATCCATGTCATTCAAATATATCTGATAATAAGTATGATTGTAGAATGTGTTACTGTCCTTTATATGAAGAATGTTGTAAGATACAAAATACTTTATGGGGTGGATACTTATTACAATATATAGATGCCGAAGGAAATAATAAAGAAGTTTTTGCTTGTGAGAAATGTACAGTATTCCATATGAAAGAAAATGTAGACTATTATTTAAAGTTAAAATCAAAAGGATTACCAAATAATATAATATTAGATGATTTAATGAAAACTATAAAATAAAGGGAGATATGTAAAAATGAAAGAAAAGATTTTAGGATTAAGAAATTTAAATTACGAATTAGATTTAATTAACTCAAAAGGAAGATTTGCAGTATATAGAAATACAGACAACAATAATACCATTATATTTTCATATGATAAGACTTGTGATATAGATAGTGTATGTGGTGCAATACGAGATAAGGCTTATGATTATTTGATTAATGAACTGAATACAAATGATAACCTATTAGTATATTGGACACAAGTTGAAGGTACTACAAGTGATTATATTATCTTTTATGATGTAGCTTGCGATGATTTACTATTAAGTATTTCTCGAAAGATGACTGGAGAATATATGAACTCATTAATTAATGAAGACAATGCTCCGCATTACAAATATACACAAGTAAAAGATGGCGTTAGAAGTAAATTAGAAGCTACTATAGGTTAAAGTCACAATAAAGCAGATATTTTAAGGGTAGTTAATAAATTAATATAAACAAAGCGAGGATGATTAAAATGAATATAAAACAACAAACAAATATTAAAAAGGAAGAAATATTATTATCCAAATACATATTTATAGGGAACATAAATATTTTCTTTGAATTAGTAAAGCAAACAGGATATCCATATTTTGAATGGAACGATATGGTTTATAAAGTTGATGAAAATGATTATAAACCCACACATATATCAATATATGAAGCAAAATAAACCTGTTAAAAACTACATGTTATGGACTTTTTAGAAAGGAGAGTTAAATAAATTAAATGAGAAAAGAATATATAGAAGATTTAGAAAACGAAGTATGGATAATAAACAATGGCTATGAAGTATCAAATATGGGAAGGATTATAGGGAAGAAAGGTAAATTATTAAATTGTAAACCTAATAAAGATGGCTATTTACAATGCAGTATAACATTTAATGATGGATTTCATGCTGGAAGTGTACATAGGGCAGTCGCTTATTTGTTCATAGGTAAACCAAAAGATGGACAAGAAGTTAATCATATTGATGGAATTAAGTATCACAATTATGATAGTAATTTAGAATGGGTTACTAAAAAAGAGAATCAAGAGCATGAAGTATTAAAATTACAACAAAGAAGTGGTACAAATAATTATATGAATAAATTAACAGACGAAAAAGTTAAAGAAATACATACTTTATGTAAATCAGGTACTATACTTTATAAAGATGTCGCTAAGATGTACGATATATCTCCAACTGTAGTTTCAAGCATTGCTACTGCTATAAGATGGAGACACTTAGGATTAGAACCAATCATAATAAAAAGAGGTTCTCATTACGATATGAGAAAATATACAAATTCGTAATAATTATTAAGGATGTGAAAACTAATAATGAATTCATTTATGCTAGAAGAATTAACAAGATTAAAAGAAAGTATGGATAAGATAAAAGAGATACTAGAAAAAAATGTATCTAAAATCACTAATGATATATTAGCTAATGCTGAATCAATGTCAAATGAATATACCGAAGAAGAAAATAAACTTGTAGGAAATATAGAAGAAACAATAGTTGATATTCAAAAAGAACTTGATAAGATTTATACATATGATGATTGGAATGATTTAGCAAAAGACAACTAAGTATCTACAGTTATTCACAAATGCAGTTATGTAGACGGATATATAAATTAACAAAATATAAAAGATTGAAGGAGAGATTTATAATGACAAATTATGAAAAAGTTTTAGACCTATTTGAAGGATATACAAAAGAGGATGCAATAAGTGAATTAGCTAATGAAATTGAAATAATAGAAGTATATGGGCAAGGAGGAAGTAGTTATGAGGTCTTAGATACATTAACTTTACAAGAAATAGAAGAAGTCCTACAACAATTAATAAATAATAGCATGAAGAAAGATGATGTGATTAGAAATACTAATGGTAAATCAACAATAGATATAACAATGGTAGAATCAACAATAGATATAACAATGGTAGAATCAAGAATAGTAAAGAATGGGACTTATAGAGGTGAAGAAATAGTAGATGTTAGGATTATGAAATTACATAAAGATGCTATTATTCCCACATACGCACATGATACAGATAGTGGAATGGATATATTTGCAATGGAAGATGTTATTATTCAACCACATGAAACAGTTGCAATCCCAACAGGAATAGCTATAGCATTACCTAGATGTTATGAATTACAACTTAGACCTAAGAGTGGGAACTCATTAAAGACTAAACTAAGAATAGCTAATGCTCCATCTACAATTGATGAAGGATTTAGAGGTGATATAGGAGTTATATGTGACAATATAGGAGACACACCTATTGAAATCAAAAAAGGTAAGGCAATATGTCAAGGAGTATTAAGATTTGTTCCTAAAATTAGTTGGAAGGAAGTAGATGAATTTACTGACACAACAGATAGAGGAACTGGTGCATATGGTTCTAGTAATAGGGGGATATAATTATGATTTGGCATTTAGTTTGGATAATTGGATTATTAACATTTGGAGGTGGTTTATTCCTTTTTATTAAAGAAGACAATTTTGAATTTGGAACAATAAAAGAATTATTTGTTGCTGGAATTTTTCTATCAATTGTAACATTTATTATCTTAGTAATATTAACAACCATAATGGGTGCTTTCTCAAATAAAACCTATATTAAAACATATGAGAATGAAATATATAACAAAGATAATTACAGTTTGATAATCGAAAATGACAATAATAAATTTAAAGTTTATACAGAAGATAATAAATCTAAATATATAGAAACACGACAATCAGATACTATAATAACTGAGGATGGTAATTCTTTAATAGAAGAATACACAGAATACTATACAAATGGAACTATTAAATGGTTATTAGGAGAAAAGACTGATGCTAATAAAAAATATAACATACATATCGCAAAAGGTTCAATAACTACAGAAAATAAAGTAGATTTAGAATAATTTGGATTTATAAATGGGGCTATTACTAGCCTCCCAAGTTGGTAAATTCAGTTAAAATCATACTTTTAAAAGGTTGTAAATAAATTAAAAAAAGAAATAGAAAAGGAGAGTAAATAATGAAAGTATTAAAACGTATTTTAAAAACACTAGGTTGTATGCTAAGTGCATTTATTAATATAGTCGGGTCAGTATTAACTATTGCAACACTATTTAAACTATTTATTGGATGTGATACCATTTCAATATCATGTGTAATAGTCGTATTAGGAACTATTTTAGCATTATTAAATAACCGATTTATGGCTGAGATATATAAGCACGATAATAAAGAGATAAAATAGATTGAGTTAGGCAGAATGTAAAAGTTCTGTCTTTTCTTTTATAACAAGTTAATAAATTAATATAAACATATTGCATTATTATTCCAAAGATGCTATTATAAATAAGAGGTTAATAAATTAATATAATATAATAAAAAGGAGATTTTAAAAGATGTTTACAGAAAATAAAGATTTTTACCCAACACCAAAAAAATTAATATATAAAATGTTAGATAAACTTAAAGAAGAACAACTAAGTCTTGCTTCAATCCAACATATTCTAGAGCCTTCATGCGGAAAAGGAGATATAGTACAGGCATATGAAGAATACTACGAAACTAATTGTAGAAGAATGATTTCCTATGGAAAGAAAGCAAAGGATTATTTAAAATTTGATGTTATTGAATTTGATGAAAATTTAAATAATTTATTAAGAGGACAGAAATATAATGTTGTATGGGATAACTTTCTTACATTCGATCCACCTAAATTCTATGACTTAATAATAATGAATCCTCCTTATTCTGAAGGAGATAAACATTGTTTAAAAGCTATAGAGACACAAGAAAGAGTCGGTGGAAGAGTATTATGCTTACTTAATGCAGAGACTCTTAAAAATCCATATAATAATACTAGAAAGAAGCTTATAAGTCTTATAGAACAATATGATGGCGATATAGAATACATACAAAATGCTTTTAGTGAATCAGAAAGAGAAACAGATGTAGAAACTGCAATGGTATATATAAATGTTCCAATGTCCAATACTGAAACTATGTTTGAAAGAGAATTTAAAAGGGAAAATCCCAATATTCATATTAATAATCTGCAATCTCTAATACCGAATATGAATAAATTAGAAAAGTTAGTTTTTGAATTTAACGTTGCTAAAAATGCTTCTATTGAATTATTTAAAGAACAAATGAGAGTTAGTAAATTGCTTTCAGGCTTTGGTGTTGAAAATGTAATAAGATTATGTGATGATAAAGTTCATGCTGATAAATTAACTGTTAATGGATTTATAGCACATTTAACACTAAAATATTGGAATAAATTTATTGAAGAAACAGAATTTAAAAAGAAACTACCTACTAAGTTGAGAGATAATTTTTCGTGTAATATGGAAAAACAACAGAATATAGCTTTTACAATAGAGAATGTTAGATATTTCTATGAAGAATTAATACAGGCTATACCAAAAAGCTATGAAGAAACTGTAGCTAGAGTATTTGATGATTTAACTTATAAAAGCTATTATTCTGATACAATGTGGAATAAAAATATTTATCTTTTCTCTGGGTGGAAAACTAACAGTTGTTACAAGATAAATAATAAATCAATCATAGGATACTATGGTAATTATCTTTATAGAGTTCCTGATACATTAAATGATTTGAACATAATATTCAACAATATAAAAGGAACAAAATATAATATTGATACAAATGAGATAGTTGAAGCAATTAAACGATGTGATAAGAATATAGAAACTGAGCATTTCATTTTAGATTGTTATCAAAAACAAACTATTCATATCAAATACAAAAATAAACAACATCTCGAGATTTTCAATATTTTGAGTGGAAAAGGTAAGAATTGGTTGCCCCCAGATTTTGCTACTAAAAAATATGAAGATATGGACGAGACAGAAAAGAAATTAGTCAAGGATTTTGGATTAACAGTACAAGAATATGATGGATTAAGAATCACTAGTGGTACAAATAACTATTTAAGATTAGGTTAAATTAATATTTAAACAAATTAACATAAATAGTTTGACATTATATTCATAAAGTAGTAAGATAGTCTTGTAAGGGAAATTAAATTCTAAATAGTACAAGCCCTTACAGATTATATTACATAATACAATTATTAACAAATTAATATAATGAAGGAGATAGAGAAAAATGGAAGAGATGTTAGAACTTATTGAAAAACTAAACAGGTGGAATTATGAGTATTACAGCTTAGACAATCCATCAGTAGGTGATAAGGAATGGGACGATGAATATGATAAATTAATTAAACTAGAAAAAGAAATGAAAAATATATTACCAAACAGTCCTACTCAAAAAGTAGGTGGTGAAATATTAGAAGGATTTGAAAAAGTAGAAAGAAAAACTAAACTATGGTCATTAGATAAATCAAATTCATTTGAAGAAATAAAATATTGGTTAACTAAAAATGAAAATTTCATAAAAGAATATAATAGTTCTCATACTAATAAATTACCGCAATTAAAATACATTTTAACTAAGAAATATGATGGACTCACTGTTGAAACTGATTATGATAATATTAATTTTGTACAAGGTTCTACAAGAGGCAAAGATGGAATAATTGGAGAAAATGTTACAGAACAATCAAAATCCATTATAAACTTACCTATACAATTAAAAGATAATGACAAACTAACAAATTCCTTATCTCCACATGGAGAATGCATTATGCCAAAGAAAGCTCTTATAGAATACAATAAAAAATATACAGACCAATTAAAAAATTGCAGAAATAGTGTCGCTGGTGCAATTAGAAATTTAGATACTAAAGAAACTGCTAAAAGAAAATTGATGATATATTTTTATAATTTAAATAATATAGAAAAAGATTTTCAAACTTATCAACAACAATTAGATTATATGTCTTATAGAGGATTACCAGTAACAGATTATACTGTTTGTAATACATATGAAGATATTATTAAAGCTATAGATAATATAGAAGAACAAAGACTAAATCTTCCGTACGATATTGATGGTTGCGTAATTGCAATTAATGATTTAGCTACAAGAAATTTAATGGGATATACTGAAAAGTTTCCACGTTTTTCTCTAGCTTACAAGTACGAAGCAGAAGAGACAACTACAAAACTTTTAGATGTAGAATGGAATGTTTCTAGATATGGAAGACTGAACCCAAAAGCGAAAATAGAGCCAGTAGAATTAATGGGAGTTACAGTTAAACAAGCAACCTTAAATAATATTGATGATATTGAAAGAAAAAGAATTAAAATAAACTCAGAAATTTTCATAAGAAGAAGCAATGACGTAATTCCAGAGGTAACAGGAATCGTTGATGAAAGTTTAAATAATGAAGATATTAAAGATATAATATATCCTACTATTTGTACATGTTGTGGTAGTCCAGTTGAAATAAGACAACCTAAAACAACTAGATTCTTATTCTGCACTAATGATAGTTGTCCTGATAGGTTAATACAAGCATTATCTCATTATGTTGGAAAAGAAGCTATTAACATCATAGGGTTTTCTAAGGAAACTTTAAGACAATTTATAGATAAAGGCTTTATAAAATCAATTAAAGATATTTATAACTTAGAACAATATAAAGAACAGTTAATAAAATTACCAAAGTTTGGACTTAAAAAGTATGATAATTTAATTAAAGCTGTTGAGAAAAGTAAAGAATGTAAATTAAGTAGTTTTTTATACGCACTTGGAATAGAAAATGTAGGTAAAAAAGCATCTAAGAATATCTGTTTGCACTTCAATAATAATTTAAATAATATCATATCAACTAATGAAAATGAATTATTAAAAATTGAAGATGTTGGAGATAAAATATCAGAATCTATGGTTGAATACTTCGGTGATAAAGATATTATTAACAAAGTAAATGAAATAATAAGTTATTTGACATTCATTGAAGATAAACCTAAAGAAACTATTGTAACTCAACAAACACCATTTCAAGGTAAAACACTATATGCAACTGGTGGTTTTAATATGAAGAAAGCAGAATTAAAAGAGCTACTTGAAAGTTTAGGTGCTATAGTGGAAACGGGCTACAAAAAATCTTTACAGTACCTTATTTGTGGACATGATATGTCTAAAAGTGGCAAAGATAAGAAAGCTATGGATGACAATGCAAGTGGGAAAAGTAATATAACAATTATAAATGAAGATGAATTCTTACAAATAATAAAAGGTAATTAGAGGTGATATTAATGCAAAAAGATAAAATATATAAAGGTGGATATCAAACAGTATATAAACAACATAATGACGATTGTAACTCTTTGGAATATAGTTTAGATGATGGAGTTACATGGAATGACGTTCCAGTAGATATGGGTAAGATTAATTATTATAAAGCTTGGTTTAGACTAAAATAAATAAATTAAATTAACATAAAAGTTAAATATTAAAAGGATGTGAAATAAGTGAATAAAAGATTAAGAAAGAAAAAAGGCGTATCAAAAATACAAAATAGTGAAGTATGGAGTTTGGATTATACGTTGTCAAAATTCATATTGCCTAGATTAATAAAATTTAAAGAAATTAATACAATGAGTTATCCATGTAGATTAAGTGGAATGGAAGAATGGCATCAAATAATAGATAAAATGATATGGTCATTTGATGCCCATTTAAAAGATAATCGGAACACTAATAGTTTAGATAAAGAAAACAAAAGATTTGAAGAAGGTATGAATTTATTTTCAGAATATTATTGTGATTTATGGGACTAAGACAAATTAATATAATAATAATAAAAATAATTAATTATGAGGGAGAGAATAAAATGAGTAATGTATGCGAAGAAAAGATGGAATTTAAATTAATAGAGGAACAACCAACATTAATGGAGATATATAAAGAACTTAATAGGTTAAAGCTTGAAAATAAATTACTTAAAGCAGACAAATTAGAATTACAAAAAGAAGTTATACAATTAAGAAATGACAAAAATGAATTACATAATAAATCAAATGAAAATAGTAAAGAAACTACAAATAACAACAATGAGGGTGGATGGACTGAAGAAGAATTTGATATTGTTGTAAAAGGTTATGCAATGGTAGAAAACAATAAGAAATTCGTATAATAAATTAATATAAGAATGGAGAATTAAAAATATGAATATAACAGTGAGAGAACTAACAAATAATCAAGAAGTATTAAATAGATGTAGAGTCACAGTTTGGAAAGAAGGTCTAGAAAAAGAACCTAGTGTTACTTTTATGGAAAATATTTATAAATCAGAACATAGTCCAATAAGAGATAAATGGTTTAATATTCAAATCAGAGGAATAAGAAGTTGGGTGGCTACTCACTTTGTACGTCATAGTATAGGATACACTCCATATGTAAGCACACAACGAGAAGATAGAATAGAATATGAAGGCAATAGAGATGATAGAAGACAGGGTGAATTAGTTAATATGGATATAACACTCAATGCTCAAGCATTTATAAATGTAAGCAAAAAGCGTATTTGTGGACAGGCAGATATAAAAGCACAAGATGTATGGAATGATGTTTTAAAAGTATTAAAAACGATAGATAGACCTTTATATGATAATTGTGTTCCTGAATGTGTTTATTCTGGGTTTTGTAGAGAAATAACACCTTGTAATAATGGAGTTGGAAGATGCAATACTCCTAAGTATAAACAATGGCGTAAGGATTATATAGGTGATAGATTACAAATAGTTATTGATAAGGAGGATAAATAATGGTTAAAGTTAAAGATTTGTCTATGTTGAATGTAAGTTTATCAATGTTATTTGGAAAATCACCTAAGATAAAATATATTTGTGGTAAGTGTAATGGATATAATGAAACTAGAATATCAACATCTTCAGTAGAAATGGGTTATCCATATGTTATATGTTCACATTGTGGTGAAACTAACGATACTGGATTAACTTTAGGTAGATTAGGAGACGAAAATTAAAGTCCAATTAAAAGGATAATTTTACCAACTATTTAATAAATTATATTGTATAAATAAGGAGGAGAATGAATATGAACGCATATTATATATTAACAATAGTAACCATAATGGCTATTATAGAATCTTCAAGAACTATCCTATATATTGTTAAGCATTAAATATTTTGTAAAAGCGAAAAAATAAGGGGATATATCAAAACAAAACACAAATGAATGTGTAATAAATATGATATATCCCCTTATAAATTGTATTTATTTACCTGTATAATTATTATTACCTTTGTTATATAATTTAGTTGGAACTAATCAATAGTATATTTTTCTCACAGGTTAATATATTATTGAATTTAGAGTAACTTTTATTGGTTTTAAGTTACTCTTTTTTATTTATATTGACTTTAATTTACTTTAGTGGTATTATTTAAATTAGAGATATAAATTAGTATTTGGTTGTTGTTTATATCCTATGAGGGAAGTTTGCTTATAAAAGTTAACTTCTTTTTATTTTAACATTATATCAACTTTAGTATTAATCTTTTCAACTGTTTTTCCAATCTCATCAGTAGTATCTTCAAGAGTAGATATTCTACTATCTAATGACTCTAATAGCTTACTATTACTTTTTGCCAAAAGTTCATTGGTTGCACTAATCTGTTGATTAGTAATATTTATTGTCTTTAATTCTGACATGAATTGTTTATTCATTTCTTTTGTTTCTTTTGTCATTTTAAAATATTCTTTATGTATATTATCTTCTAATTTATCATCATTTTCTACTCTCTTATTTAACTTATTTTTAATATACGGAGATATTGTTGTAAAAATCCCCCAAACACATAATAATAGTAATACAACTGCTAGTCCATGTTCATTTATTAAAGTACTTAGTCCTGCAAAATCCATCGTAAATCATTCCTTTCGCTTGTTTATTTTGATTAATCACTATCCTTTCTTAAGATTATTTTTCTTTAGTATTTTATGATTTTTAATATAGTAAGAGATATGCGTTTAAAATAAGTGAAAGAATTGTAAATGATAGAATAGTTATTATTATTTTCTTATATTTTTGTTTACATGAATTCAGAGAAATTGAAAGTTCTTCTTTATCTTTTTCAAGTAGCATATTCTTATCATCTCTAATTCTTATTTGAGTTTTTAATAATTGGATTAAATCTTTATTAGTTGTTTCAATCATTTAAAAAGCACATCCTTTCTTTTGATTTTAAATATTATAACTATGTATGATTATTTTAGTTTTGGTTATATTATTATTGTAGATATTTTTCATTGATTTTATTTCTACAATATTTTACCTTTTATATTTTATTTTGTTTAATTAGTAGGAATTAATCTCATAGTCTTTTTACTAGGTTGTTATTGGACTCATTTGATTGACTATGAGATTGGTTTTATGTTCATTTATGCATTTCAGAGTGCATTATTTGAATTTATGTAGTTATATATGCATAAATTTGGATTTTATATTTTTAAACTCGCTTATACTCTTGAATACTCGTTAATGCTACTTTTTTCAAATGGAATTAGAATCTATTGCCACCAAATGAACTAGATTCAGATTCTTCATTACCTAAATCACTTAAAGAACCCTGTTTGACTTCTTTAATTCCATCTTTTGAAAAATAATCTCCTAATTTACTACTGAGATCATTGTCCGAATAAAGTGATACCATACTAATATTTTCCCAGCCAATTATGTCTTTTATGACCGAAGCAGGTATTTTACTAGATTCAAGTGAACTTGTAAATTGATGTCTTAAGCAGTGAAAATAGAAATCTTTATTTAATAATTTAGTAAAATTAGTAGCATATGAATCCAATAAAGATATTTTTGCTGGATACCAAATACCTTTTCTTTTATTTACAAATATTTCATCAATTTCATCTGGAACTCCTAGTCTCTTTCTTTCTTCCATCCATAAATCAAAATAGGGTTTGAATTTAGTTTTAAGTATATAAACAAAAAGTGGTTTTCCTGCAACACCTGCTCCTTTAGTTTTAATTTTTTCAGGAGACTTATATAATGAACCAAATTGTAAATTATCTTCAGTTATATAGCTTCTTTTGAAACGCAAGAGTTCTGATTTTCTTCTTCCTGATGCAAATCCGAGAGCAAAAGCACATGCTTGTTGATATTTTTTATTTTCTATTAAATAATCCAATAAAATTTGACATTCTTCATCACTAAGAATAGTTTTTTCTCGGACTTCTCTTTTATTTGGTGCTGGAATCTTATTTATTATATTTCTAAAATTTTCCCACTTAGTTTCTTCGTCTAATACGCTCTCAATAAATAAACTTAGAGAAGATAAAGTACTTTTGATATTTTTAATACGTGATGGAGATAGATTGTTTTTAACCATATAATTTTGAAAGTTCATTACATGTCTCTTTTTCAAGTTTACAAAGTCTATATTTTTCTCATTTTTCATTAAATAAACAAAGAAAATGTCTAAATTATTTTTATATACCGTTATAGTTGTTTCTGCATGGTCAGTTGTCTCTAAGTAATTTAAAAAATCCTCCATCAATTCTAAATTTGAAGGAAGAATAGCTTTTATTTCTTCTTCATTTGTTGTGAATACTTTTATTGTTTCTCTTGCCATAACTAAATCGCATCCTTTCGTTGTATATTTAATTTATTTTCAAATAAAAAATCTAAATTATCTTCTTTTAAATCACTAGGAAATAAAATGAAATAATTTAGACCATTTTCGATAAACATATTTTCTTTTAGTTTAAGTTTCTCTGCATATAATTTTTTAGATTTACTTTTAATATTAAGTATATTATCTGAT